GCCGGAAGGCGTATCCGGAGAGGTGGGTGAGTGGCTGAAACCACCGGTTTGCTAATCGCAAAAAGAGGCCAAACGGCAAAAAATACGCAAATCATTCATTTGCACTGATTTTTAACTAATTAACAGCGTTCGAATTATGTTCGGACGCTGTTTTTTTGTTGCATAATCAGCAGTTGAAAGGTACATTTGCTGTAAGAAGTTTTCTAATAGTTTTATAAAAATTTCTTGCCTTATGCCGACTTTTAAAACCGTTATTCATCCCCCGTACAAAAGAGCAGACGGGACGTTCAGAGTGAAAATTCGAATCACTCACAATAAACAATCGCGGTATCTGCCGACCCCCTACTACGCCAGCGCAGCAGAAGTAAACGACAAATTCGATTTCAAACGGGGAACCTCGTATGTTGATGATACCCGTCCTATAATTGATAAGTATAGAAAGGTCTGCAACAAATACGCCGATAAGATCGACACGATGGATGTCGGGCAAATCGTCGAATTAATCCAGAATTTCAAAGACGAGGAAAATTTCAAATTGGATTTCTTTGCTTATGGCCAATTACACATAGAGCGGCTCAAGGCAACGGGGCGCATACAAAACGCCACTATGTACGGAACGGCGTTAAGTGCGCTCCGGCGCTTCATTGGCCGGGATAATTTAGACATTCGGGAAATCACGTCTAAATTCGTCGGCAGATTTATAGATTTTCTTATTCAAGAACCACCGCGCCCCGGCCATAAGAAAGGCCGTCGGGCACCCTCTCTATATTTTTCGACGTTACAAGCCCTGCATAATGCAGCTAAAAGGGAATATAACGATGAAGATTTGGGGATTATCCGCATTCAACTCTCGCCGTTCTCAAAGGTGAAAAAGCCACCCATCCCGACAACAGACAAACAGCCTTTGAGTTTAGCACAATTCAGAAAACTACTTACCATCCCAGATGATACGTCATTTGTACGCAAAGGAGATTGCAATTTACAGGATTTAGGCCGGGATGTAGGCATCCTAACGTTCCTGCTCATCGGAATAAATACCGTAGACTTATACGAAGCAAAGGGAATACAAAACGGACGCCTTATATACAATAGGAAAAAGACCAAAAATCGCCGAACAGACAACGCACGGGTCAATATCCGTATTGAGCCAGAGGTAATGCCGCTGATCGAAAAATACCGTGATCCGACCGGGGTTCGCCTTTTCAACTTTCATAGGCTATACAAGAGTGTAAATAACTTTAACCGATCAGCGAACATAGGGCTTAAACGGATCGGAAAGATCATCGGATTTAAGGATTTAGAAACCTACACTTTCCGTCGAACATGGGCATCCTTTGCATGGAACTACTGCGGTATCCGGGATGATATTATAGATTTCGCGCTCGGGCACTCTCCGCGCAGCGCATCAAAACTGGCTCACATATACATTACCGAGGATTGGGATGTCGTCGATCAAGCCAACAGGCTTGTAATCGACTGCATTTTCAGCAATCGAGTGAATACAATCATTAAAAACACAATTCAGACCCAGCAGATTACCCTAATTGCCCCGAACAATCCATCCAGCACATTGGGGCAACGACTTATAGCGTCCCGATAAACCTCTTTGTTAAAATTCATTTTTTCGCCTGTTGCCCTAAAAAGCAGCAGGCGCATTTTATTTGATTGTCAGTCTTTTAGATATGTCGAGACCTTTTTAAATTGCTTGTATGCTATCTTTTCATTTTGTACCTTATAGTCACCGCAAAAATGTGATTTTTACATATTTCACACAACCTAAAACAAATATACAAAATGGACTACGAGCACATCAAACAGGGCGAATTACCTCGAACATGGAGTGATATTTTAGGGGGATTTGGCTGCGGGGAGATTAAAAGATTCCCTTTAGAGGGACAAGCATTAACCAATGCCCGGCACGCTATACCGCGCATGGGCCGTAAGGGGTTGAAATTCCGCACACGTTCAAAAGGCGATCATTTCTACATCCTTTGCACCGCCCACCAGCAGGATGGAGCTCGTCTTTCTCGCAAAGAAATTCAACAACTGTTCCGGAGCCTCGAACTCGGAGAATAACCCCCATGCCCTTATGCAAACTCAATGGCATATCAAGATTGACTGTGACTGGCAGACAATCACACACGAAATCACCCCGCGCGTTCGGGTGATTGTCGATCTGTCACACGCAATTCGAACAATAGCGAAAGACGGACAAGCCATCGACACTTGCCAATTTGGGCCCGACATCCTGCGACACTATCAATGGCTACTCCGAATAGCTGAAGATGCCGAACAGGTGAACACACAAAACTATGGATGATCTATTCGAACAGAAGAACCTGATAATGGAAAGCGCCGCGCTGGGTGCCTCTATCGCCCTCAACCGTTTGGGGCTGATTAAGGACGAAATTTCACAGCGTGAAGCGTTCCGTGTCTACGGAGAGAGCCTCGTGCGAACGTGGTTAAATCGCGGCTGGATAACCCGTATAAAACCGGGTGCCGGGAATACGAAAGTAACCTATTCCCGAATCGAACTCGACACCGTAAAGCAACTTTACAACAAAGGAAAATTGCGCTAATAACATGGCAGGCAGAAACGTAAAACGGGGTTTAGTGTATTTCCGGATGGACTGCGACATCTTCCAAGACCGGAAATTAAAACGGCTGATGCGTCGATGGCAAAACGACGGGCTGGCTGTCTACCTCGCCCTGCTATGTGAAATCTACCGGGACAAAGGGTACTATGTTACTGCGGACGACGATCTGATCGCCGACATCGCCGACACCTGCCTGCTCGACGATGAGCGCACGACACTTATATACAACGACTGCATAGACCTCGGCCTATTTGACCGCGAAATACTCAAGCAACAAGGCTTACTGACATCCAAAGGCATACAGGCCCGCTACCTCGACATTATGACCGTTTTGCGGCGTAAAGGCGGTATAGATGCAGCATTATCCCTCATTTCTTCGGAAGAAATAACCGAAGATGCGGAAAGAATACCCGAAAATTCGGAAAGACGGGCGAAAACTGACGAAACTATCCGAAGAAATGCACAGCAAACCCAATTTCCACCGAACAATGCGGAAGCTGTACCGGAAAATTCCGAAGAAACGGCTATTAACTCCGACAATAGAGAAAGAGAAGATAATAAAGCAGATGATAATTCAGAAACAAACCTACATACACATAGTGAAAAATGGAAAGGGGTTAAAGGGGAAAACCAAATCGAAAACGACCGGGCGGCCCTTGCCATGTTCAACCGCAGTTGGAACGAACTCGCCAAGCACGAACGAATGTATATCTGGGTTCGTCGCCACTATCCGATCATGTTGGAATTTGAACGGCCTTTGACCCTCGACAACTGCCGCAGCATCACGGACAGAATAACCGACTGGCACGATGTCGAGCGGCTTATGGAGAGCATAGCGAATCGCCGGAACGTATTAACCGCCCACACCAGCGCAATAGCCACATTCAACAGTTTTGCCCGGATGGATGTTGTATTGCAACGAAAGCAGAAGATATGACAGAACTGTACGACACAATATGCCGAATTGTTGAAGAAAAACGAGCGGCACGCCGCCATCCGACAATAGCCCTGTCGTTGGAAATATCCCAGCGTACAGGATGGCCCGTGTTCATCATAGAGTGGGAAATGCGCGAGTTGGAGCGAGCCGGGATAGTTTATGTCGGCAGAACCGCAGGCCCGGACTATGCCACTCCCCGGTGCGCTATATCGAAACAAATAAAGGCGTCACGCCCTTACATAAATCATTAACTAAAAAACAACCCAAGCCAATGACAAAAAAAGAGTTAGTAGACCTAATCGCGGACAAGCGAGATTTGAGCGCCCAGATGGTGCTTACGGTCGTAGAAGATTTTATGAAAATCATTCAAAGTAGCGTGGCCGATGGCCAGCGCATTTTTCTGCGTGGCTTCGGTGTTTTTCAGCCGAAAGAGCGAAAAGCCAAAGTAGGCCGAAACATCACACGAGGGGAACAACTCTCTATTCCTCCGAAACGTGTACCCCAATTCCGCCCTTACCCCCACTTTAAAAAAGTCGTGGAAAAGGGTAAGTAAAAACTCCAGCCCTGTCCTCGTGGCAGGGCTCCTTTAAGAAACGAAATGAGTGCACTCGAACATAAGATCGCATATTCCATCGCACTTCTCCGACGTGGTGAGGCGTTGGCCTTACGCATGTCCCCAGACGGCTATCATTTAGCATTCTCCGGCGGGAAAGATAGTATGGTATTATACCACCTCGCAAAGATGGCCGGGGTCAAATTCAAAGCCCACATGCAGGTAACAACTATTGACCCGCCGGAGCTCATGCAGTTTGTTCGGGCCAACTATCCCGACGTGGTGTTACACCGCCCGACGATCAACTTTTACGATCTGATCGTAAAGAAACAGATGCTCCCTTTACAGCATGTTCGGTACTGTTGTGCTTATCTAAAAGAACAGGCAGGAGCAGGAACCGTCACACTTTTGGGCATCCGAGCAGCAGAAAGTACCCGCCGGGCAGCACGCAACGAGTTAGAGGTATCTGGTCATAAATTCAGCGGGAGCCTCGACCAATTCAACCGACGATCTGATCGCAGCTTCGCGTGTGTGAACGGCAAAGACAAAATTATGCTTTCGCCGATTTTCCGCTGGTCGGATGCTGATGTCTGGAATTTAATTCGTGGACAAGGCTTACCATACTGCCGACTTTATGACGAGGGCTATCATCGTATAGGCTGCATATTCTGTCCAATGGCATCAACAAAAATTAAAGCCAAAGATCGCATGCGTTATCCCGGAGTTGAAAAAGCAATTAAACGCAGTATCCAACATCTAATCGACAATAATGGCTATATGAATAATTATCAAGCAACAGCAGATGAGATTTTTAATTGGTGGGTATCGAACACGTCCGCAAAGGAGTTTTTCGGAATGTTGAGGTTTCAGAGAACAATAGACTTTAACGATATATGAAACGTATTATCCGCGTGTTCCCAGCCCGAACCCATGCTACACCAGACGACGATCTGGTGCGCATCAACGCAATACCGTCTCTCTTTGACGAGGCCGACGAGGTGCACATCTCGGTCGCCTTTACATGGCACCTCAAATGGGCGGAATGGGCAGCGAAACAATGGGCTTGCGTTGCGCCGGTGAAAGTCGGCGGCCCAGCCCTCAACGAGCCGGGCGGGGACTTTATACCGGGCATGTACCTAAAGAAAGGCTACGTTATCACCTCGCGCGGCTGCCCAAACCGTTGCTGGTTCTGCGCTGTTCCCAAACGTGAGGGCGGCCAGCTTCGGGAACTACCTGTTACGGACGGCTGGATTGTCTCGGATGATAATTTACTGGCCTGCTCTCCCCGACACATTGACGAGGTATTCTCCATGTTGGCCAGACAACCACATCGGCCTATATTCACGGGCGGATTAGAAGCCGCCCTTATGACCTCTCAAATGGCCGCGCAGCTATACCAACTACACCCCCAAAGGCTATTTTTCGCCTACGACACACCGAACGATCTGGAACCGTTGCAAGAAGCAGGTAAGATGCTGACCGATGCAGGATTTTCGAAATCCAATCACGCGCTGCGCTGCTACATACTGATCGGCTACAAAGGTGACACAATGGAGAAAGCCCATAAACGGATGGGCGAAGCATGGCGGGCAGGGTTTATGCCCTTTGCCATGCTATATAGAGATAATAGCGGTCAGTTCGACCCTGCGTGGAAATGGTTTCAAGGGCAATGGGCCAATCCAAGAATAACCTATTGCAACTGTAAACGAGATTTCGGAGATTAACGCACCCCGTGAAAACGAAAAAATATGAGCGGTAACAAAGATAAACTGATCGCATTTAATTATTTCGGAGGAAAATTCGTCTGGTTAGAATACCTCTACGACAATTTTCCGCCCCACTTTACGCACCTGATCGACCTTTTCGCCGGCTCCCTTTGTGTATCGCTGAACTATCGGGGCCGGGTTATACGGACAGCCAATGAGATCAACGGGGAAATAACCAACTTTTTCGAGATACTGCGCGACCATGAAGAAGAACTTATCCGACGATTATCACTCACGCCCCACTCGGAACTGGAATATTTGAATAGCTGGGGCAATACAAATTCGGGTAAGATCGAGCAGGCGCGACGCTTCTATGTCCGGGCCCGGCAATCGTTCTACGGATTAGGGGCCCAAGCACAATCGAAAGGCTGGCATATGACCAAGCAGCACGTAAACGCTCAAGGCGGAGAAACGATTAGCCGGTGGAATAACGGAATTGGAAAGTTGCATACAGTAGCCGCCGAGATCCGCAAAAATTTCCAGATCACCAATACCAGCTACGACGACTGTATCGACCGGCTCGACTTTCCGGGCGCGTTCTTCTATTGCGACCCGCCCTATCCGTTGGCATCCCGAAACTCCCAGAACGACTACCATTTCGATTTCACGGACGACGATCACCGGGCGCTGGCGGCGCGGCTCCACTCGATTAAAGGTTACGCAATGGTGAGCAGTTATGATTGCCCGCTGATGCAGGAGTTATACGGCGATTGGTACATGGTGCGGTTCCCCAGAAAACGAAACAACCTACGTTCTACCGTTGTAAACGGCAGCGGGACGCTCGTACAGGAGTGCGTTTGGTGTAATTATACGCCCCCTGTCGTAACACAAAAATTATTCTAACCACAAAAAAATCAAAGCTATGAATGAAACACTTGTTTTTCTGGTTTCGGGCGTGATCGCCGCCCTTATTTCGGCTATGGTCTGTCTGCTGTTCCGCCTCTGGGACAGTCAGCGGGCCAAATGCAATGCCGTACAACGTCCTACTGCCGACACCCTCGCCCGGGGCGGTTCCCGTGGAAAATGAAAACATGGGTTAGCTTCCGGATCGAACGGACAAAAATCGGGATAATCAACTACAACAAAAAGACAACGGCTGGCAAAACGCCAGCCGTTGTCTTACATTAATCTATTGCATGTTCGAGAGCGTATTCGTAATCCTCTTTTGTGAACACAAAGACTGCCAATGATAAGCCATCGGAAACCTCAGAACATTGATATCCATATTCAATAAAAATGCTTCTATTATCCGGTAGTTGATTTGCATAGATTCGGATAATATCATCAAATTCTAATATACAAAGTTCCTTTGCCTGAAACGGGAAAAATCCGGGTCTGTGTTTTGAATTTCCCCATGAAAAGCTTTCTTCATTCTCCAATATCAGCGGATTCGGAAAATTACCATATTCATCTATTAACTGGATTGTTAATTTATGTCCGCTTTGATTTTTAAACTCATACTCAAATACAGGTGGTTCGTTTCGGCTGCTATTGTCAGAACAGCCCAAACAGAATATTACTAAAAAATAAAATAGACATAATTTACTCACTGGCATATAGACGGCTTTTAATGTTTCAAAGTTATAAATAAAATTCAAATAAATCGTCCAATGATTTATCTGTTATTCCATATTGTCCTTTGTATTCTTTCAATGCTTCTTTGAGTTGGGGGATGGTCTTAGATTTATATAATACCTGCTGCAACTTATCAATATCGTTCAAGTAAATATTATCATTGACATATATCATTGCATCGGTATTTGGTCTATACTTTTGATAATACACCCTTTGATTTGAGCCGTCATAAATATCAATAAAAATTGGTGTATATTCTCTGCCATAATCCGTATTTATACTGTATTTCGACCAACTTTGGAAATTATACTCATCAGGCACTTCAAAAAGCATGTGATACATTGGCGGCTGGAAAAATGTTTCGTATTTATGCACTTCATGGGCATATCCACGTAAGGTATATTCATTTTCCGTTACTGCCCACCCGATCAAATTAGACCAACTTTCTCGTATCGTATCTACATAGCCTTTATAAGCATTTCTTCCATTGACACGATAGAAAAAAGCACAATGGCCCAATTCATGAAATGCAGTTTCAAGAATACCGTATGTGGGACGCCAACCACCTGCATCTTCTCCATAGATAACTATATCCGGTTGAATACCTCTCAATGCTTGGGTTTTAAAATGTCCTCTTTCATCTCCTTTTTTATGTCGATAACAGATTTTAATTTTCCGTAAAGTCAAAATCTTATCGAATAGATAGGGCCCAAAGAAATGATGATAAAGTGCCCTTGTTAGCGTTGCATAACGCAAAGATTTACCCCCTCCGATATTTAAATTCCAATATCCACGCTGTTTGGGCCCATTGTAAAATGCTTGCACAATGCTTCCATCTCTAATATCCCAATAATTACTTTCCCAACAAATAGAATAATTAGCAGGCCGTTCAAAACCATCGCCGCGACACAGATAATGTCCATTTCTATCCGTATATCCTACACGAGTGGTAAACCAACGACGGGCTCGAACTTTTACACCACCAATAGGAACATAATCCTGCGCTATATCATCCCACGCTTTAATATATCCTTGTGGATAATATCTACTTGCACGAGTTTCTGGTTCCGTATCAATATTTCCAGTTAATTCAAGTGATTTATCTACAAGAGCCTCAATAAAATTAGAAGAAACCATACCGGGACGTGTAATAGGTTCGTCATCAAGATTTTCGTCTGGGATATACAATTCTTCAAGTATAGAATATGGAACATTAGACGGCAGTGTTTTTCCATATGGCCACGAGGCATATAACGATTCGACTTGGGTATCTTCAAGGGCCCCCGCAGTGTCAAATACGCCCGTGCCTATCAGTTCATAATCAAGAGGATAACTATAAAATTCAATAGTCGTATCTGCTTTTAAAATATCAAGTTGTTCCTTTGATTCTGGCGAAAATTCAATGTATAAATGAGTGGGATGAATAGATGATTCTGGCACCTCAATTTCTATATTACCTGTTGCTTTAAGAGCCCTTACAGCAGCTTTCATATTCCTTACAGAATAAGGATTTTCCAGTTTATTCCCAAGTTTTACAGTAGGCTCAACAGATTCATTGGCTAACATCGCAGAGCGTGTCATAATTTCCTGTTTATTGGCGGCTTTATCCTGATTAGGAAGCACATTATCAGTCAAATCCTCTGAACATGCATAAAAACCAATAATCATTAGGAGAAATAATAATTTTTTCATGATGGGATAGTGTTATTATTTTTTAAGGGCAACCAACAGTTTATCACAACCTCCTTTCCTAAAAACTGTTTTTATATGCTATATACAATATAAATATTATTATTTTAACCAAACATATATAACAAGACTTTAATAGCATCTTACATATATGTAGTAGTAATAAGACGAAATAGAACATAATATAACATAATGTAACACTCTACCGGAGCCGTCCCACAAAACGCGGGTAGAACTCGACATCGACACTGGTGGTCGAAATCCGACAATTAGCTGTCAGATGCAGTCGCAGCCGGAAAAACTTGTATGATAGAGGTGTCCTGCGCAACCTCGCATCCATGCCCTGAACGTTACACCATGCGTCACGGAGAACGCTCCATGTGTTACAGTCGTTCGACCCCTCGACGATAATATGGGCGAAGCAATCCTGCGACATAATGCGTGCTACGACGGTTTCAAGACGTTTAAACTCCGTTGTACCGAGTTTCAGAGGTCGTGTTACGGCCCAACATTCGACCGGCTCGATCATCTGCTCGTCGGTAAGTGTAGCGAGAGCATGGGCCGTCACAACCTCGTCATTGTTGAGCACTCGCCCGGCCATGTCGCGTGTCGCCCAGACGCCTGCTGCTATGGAATATACATAAGCATAAGAATAGGCACGGTTAAAGACGATCAGATCGCCGTATTTGAATTGAAAATAGATACGGGCTTCTGTAAGATACTCGGCCAGTTCGCCGGGGTATTGCTCCAGTTCGCGGGAGATCACCTCGGAAGAACGTCCCCGCAGGGCATGAACGCCCCGTGAGGTGATATAATATACTGTTTCAAGGGCCGCACAAGTATTCGGGTTTACGATCTGATCGTGATTCACCGGCAGAATGTTCGAATAGAGCACCTCGCCGGTGCCGCTTTCCAGCGACCACACGCCCCGGTCGGTAAAGACATACAGCGGGAACGCACCAAACCGGGTGGCTGACAGTTCATCCACGACGGTCGCAATGGCAAATATGGTTTCTTCGTTCAGTCCAACACGATACGAGTTTGCAAAGGGCTGCGAAAACAAATTGTTCAACGCCGACACCTGTACCCGATTAGGCTCTGTATATACATCGTCCTCTTTTTCAAAGATTTCATGCTCTATCGGGGTTTCGGGCATCCAGAACGACGGATATTTAGACCGTGAGGTCGGCGATGGAATAGCATAGGCATAGTTATTCCCCTTACAGGATTCAAGGTTCACATCCAACCACCAAAGCTGCGCCATAGAGCCGGGATCGTTGGTACAAACCGCAAATTTAATGGCTCTGTAATCGGGGTATGACACTACACGCCGGATTCTTGTAGGTTTGAAATTTCGAATTGACTGGCACACCTGCTTTCGGGTGTTATCAATATCCACTGTACAAATCATTTTCGTTACAAAATTCGCAGCATCCTCGCCGTCATTTCCCAAACAAAAACGCGAATATCCGGGGAATAGCTGCGTGCGTAAATTCGCCTTATGCAGCCTGCCGTTGTACTCATAGTAACATTTCCCCACTTGCGTATGGTGTGATTGTGTAGGCTCGTAGACAGGCATACTTTCGACATTTTTCATGTCATTATAAGACAATGATTCCGAATGTCGATTGTCTACAAAGTCCCGGATTTCTATTTCTTTGATCCTATATAACGGTTCTTGCATTAAATCAACATCTTCCGTGAACAATTTTCTAAAATCATAAGTCTGATAATAACCGCCACCGCCGCGATCTGACAGGCTCCAGTTATCTTTCCACGTTTTTTCAAAATCGTAAATTGGGACGATACGAGTAGAGCATATTACGACACTTTGAACGATTCGGGTATCTATTCCTGCGGGAATTTTGATTGTTACCTGCGGTTCAATGTAGAACGTATTGCTTCCCGGCGAAATTTTTGCCTTACAGCCAAAGAAAATGCCCGTTCTGTATTTTTCCGGCACGTAGTTAGGCATCCCGTCGGCCACAACATCGCCATAATCCTCTTGCCAACCGTCGTCTCCGGCGTCAGAGGCAAATATCATCAACTCAGAGTTAGCAACGACCGTTCCGTCCATCATCCTATAAGCCACCATTAGAGCAATAGCCCCCTGCCAGTATTCTCCGTTGTACATGGGCAGGTGTAGCGTTTGATTCACACGGTCGGTTATTCTCGTATAATAATATCCACCGTCCGGGGCTATATTCGGATGCCGCGCGAGGTTGTCCCCGTCTGCAAATTCTTCTTTTATATCATGGTTTTCCCAATACCTACGATAATAAAAATCAACTCCAAAACGAACTTTATCCGCCTTTGATTCGCTTATATCCGGTGGATCGGGCATCTCAAAGCGGACATATTCGCCCCCATACAATACAAAATAAAGCTCTTTATTATCCGTGACAATAACAAGTACATGTCCGAACGAAAAGACGGTAGAAAGGCCCGAAACTGCGGGCATGATCGTCTGCGTCGAGGAGAAAGCTCCATCCGCATAGCGTACCTCGTGAACGGCTCCGGTAGTGTCAATAGCGATATACAGATCGTCAGCCGTCATGGGATGCTTATAGAGTAGTTCGAAACCGTGAAAATCTGTCACAGCCCCGATACGCCGAAACGCTTCGACATTGCGCCAAGCGCCCGCGTCATAACGCAGGTTGTGTAGCGTTTCGCAGCTTCCGTCCTTAACCGTCAGATCGGTTTCCGCCCGATTGATTCCCAGCACCGGGACTGGTTGTTTCATTCGTTCCATCTTGTAAGTAGTAGTTGTTATTGATTTCCTTATGAATACGTTGATTCAGCACCATAAATAGGCTGCCGGGCTCCGTCTGAGGCTGCTCGGCCCCAATGCTGATGTCGTGCAGGGTTTTACAGGCTGCTATCAGGTTCTTATCCGTCATTTTGTTGCGATGCACAATATTGGTCAGCCGATTGTAGAGCTCGTTGATTGCCGCATTTCGGGCCTGTATCACCCGTTCCAGATAGTCCCCGGTGAGCTCGCTTTGCACGATCACCGTTTCAACCTCTTGCCGAACCTCTTCGACCGATGCCCGTATTACCTGCTGCTGGTCGCTGCCTATGCTATCCCATAACCGCTTTACTCGCATCGCACTTATTCCGAACTCGGCAGCAACGGCGCGTAAACTCCCCGTCTGCACGTATCTCACACAGACTGCGTTCTTTTCATCGTCGTCGAGTGTTTTGCGCGACATAAGTAGCTGATTTATTGATATATTCCGATCAAAAATAAGGATAATTCTTATACACGCGGTCGCTAATTTTACAGAGTGATAAAATTTAGACACTATGTTTCCATTAATCGCATTGGCCGCCATTTCCGTCGCTTCGTCGATTGCAGGCGGCATTTCTGCCAATAAAAAGCAACGTAAGGCCGATCAGATACTCAGCGACCGCGAGCGGAACCTCAAGGAGTGGTACAACTCCGAAATGAATATGCCTTACCTCGACCGAGCTGATTCACGGGCCATGCTGAAACGCATCCGGGACTACAACGAGGACGAACTAAAGGCCATGAACACCAACGCCGTGAAAAGCGGCGCTACGGACGAGGCAAAAGTTGCCGCCGCCAACAAGCTCAACAAAAACTATTCGCAGACCCTCGCCCAGATCGCGGGGCTTGGAGAACAGCACAAAGATCAAGTGCGCCGCGACTATCAAGCCCGCATGGACAACCTTACAGGGACGCGCTATCAAGCGCAACTTGGCAAGGCCGCAGGCACGCAGAATATGATTAGCGGCATCGGGAGCTCCCTCGGCCAGTTAGCCATGCTCTACGGTATGGGCAGCGGTTCCGGCGGCGGTTTAGCAAATTTTGCAGGTGGGAAATAGTATGGAACAGGAGAAGCCAACCACACCGGTATTCTCGATTGCTGACGAGATACAGCGGCGACAAAAAGAAGCCGACGAACGCCGCGCCACATGGGAGCAGAAACGCCAGCGAGCTACCGACCTGTACCGGGACGGCCAGAACCCGATTTTGGCCTTCATCGACACGATGAAGCCCCAGCAGGACACCGACCGGATAAAACGCGCGGAAAAGGCGGCAAAGATCACGGCGTGGTCGAATTTCTTATCAGCGCTGGGTACGGGTATTGTCGGCATGGCCACCGAGGGCTACATTCCCAAGACCGGCACTGATGCTCCGATGAAGATGCTTGGAAAGATCGACGAGTGGGATAAACTCTACAACAGCCAGAACCGAGAATACCAACAGTTACGCCTGCGGGCACTTATGGGCCAGCAACAAGGCGAGCAGCAAGCCGCCAACATGGACGCTACCGCCGCCGGGCAGGATTACACGTTGGCCCAAAAGCAATACGACACATTGATCGGCAACCTCTGGAAAGCCCAGCAGGAAAAAGAGAAACGAGCCGATACTTTGGACGATAAAATGAAAGTCGAAAAATTACGAGGCGAAAACAACATCAAAGCAGCCCAAGTGCGGGCCGCAGCTTCGGCAGCGGCAGCCAGCGCCCGATCTGCTGCGGCAGCGGATAAATCCGCCGTTCAATTCCTCGATCGGGACGAACAGACCGTCGTAAGGCTCAATCCGGCACAAGAAAGCCTGCTATACGAGAAAGGCCGCGAAATGGGTATAATTCCCGAAGATGGCACCCCGACAAAAGAACCGACATACACGGGTGAAAAGGTACCGCAGTTCGTCTTTGGGAAGCTCAAACCGGCACAGAAAGCCCAGATATTACGTGCCGTCTACCTCAAGCTGAACGGCGTAAAGCAGAAGCCGCAAGCCCCTGCCGATCTGGGGCTCCTGTTCCGCCCCGAGAAACGCTATATCGCGGGCCCGGTTTCGAATGATGTGCGCAAAGTGCTGGAAACTCCGCAGGCTGAACGGATGCGTGAGGCTGGTTACAGCGACCAACAAATTATCAACTACTATCTGGATTACGAATAGCTATGCCACTCCCCGAACTCACACCTGAACAACTCGAACAGCTTAATGCGATCTCCGGTCTGGGAAAGACCCGCAAACGCAAAGATGCTCCGTCTGGAGACAACCTGCCGGACGTTGCACCGGCAGACCTTATGCAGACAGCCTTACAGCAGGACGATAACGCCGGATTTGAGCCGTTTTCACTCCCGGAGCGCACCCCGGATATGGATAACGAGGTATACGAGGGGCTTATTAAAGAGAGTTTACAACAGCAGTTAGGGGCGATCTATGACCGAGCCCGACAGCGGGCTGATGCCAACAGGACAAAGATGCTGGCACCCTTTGACGAGGCAATCGAAGCTGATATACCGGCATGGAAAAAGGCATTTATCGCTCAAGCCAAATCAAGCACGCTCCGTAGTCCGTCCGGACTGGGCGGAGATGATACCTACCTAATGCAAGCGACAGAGCGGGCATTGAAGCTCCTAAACCAGAAAACCGTAAAGGACAAGCAGGCCGGGGACAAATCATCCGGCATTGCCCGTGAGGTGTTCGATTGGGGCACCCTCGGCGACCTCGCTACAATGGGGTTTGGGGAGTTAGGCGAGAATATCGCCATCACACGGGCGCTCAAGAAAGCCGCAAAAGGCGAACATCTCACACCTACGGAGCGGGACATGATAGACCTTCTCCGGTATGGGGAACTGATAAACCAATACACGGCCCAACGGGGCGGGCCAACGACCGGCGCAAAGGTCGGCAGCGGCATTGCCGCCTCATTACCTTATATGGCGGGCTTCGGGGCCACCAGCAAGATCGGCAGCAGCGGAGCCAACACCCTCGGCAAAATGCTGCTCAAAAAGGAAGCGAAAACGCTCTTGGGGAAAGGGCTTCGCAAGCTGGGCGAATACACGGCGAGCGCGGCTGTAATGACACCCTTACAGGCGGGTACCTACTCAAACTACCATGAACGGGCGCAGGGACAGTACGAGGTTAAGGACAACGGCGAGGTTGTCGAACACCTCGAACCGCAGTACAACCTGATGTATAAGGCCGCCGCAGATTCATTCACGGACGTATTTACAGAGCATATCGGCGGGGAGCTCGGAGCCGGAGTGAAAAAGGTGCTGGGCTGGCCCGTGGAGCAGATCGGGCGACGCTTGGGTATAAAACTCTCGCTCGACCGCTTCCTGCCGGGATATACCCGCAGCAAGTACCTTACCGATTTCCGAAACCGTACACTTTGGAACGGCCCCGTAGACGAGTGGTTAGAGGAAGTCGCCGGGGGTGTCATGTCCCCGCTGCTGACCGGGGAGCATGAACGCTGGAAAGAAAATCTTTCCGGCGAGAACCTCTGGACAACATTTCTCACAACCTCGCTGATGGGTGCGGGGTTCTCGGCCCTCGAACTGCCGAACGTCGCATCCTACGCCCACAAGAACCATGTTTTGAAAACGCAAGAGAAAAAGGCGCTTTCAAGCATTGAGAATGAAACCTTACGGGCGCAAGTATTCGAAGCGATGCAAAAACCGACGATGGCCGAGCAGTCGCAAGCGCTCGCCGCGATTGATTGGCAGGCGGCAAACATCAACCAGATTGACGCGGCGCACGCTGCTGACTATACCCGGTTTCACATCGAGCGGCAAATCCTCGACGGCATGGAGCTCGGGGATACACAAGGCAAACAAATCCAGCAGACAGCGCAAACTGCGAACGCATGGGCCTACCGTGGTGTTGATGGTAAAAGTCCCACCGAGGACATCATCACTGGACAACGCGCCGACGGGAAAGCCTACGTCGTTCTTTCCGGCAACCTCGATACCGAGGGCCCCGACGGAACATTATTCGTCCTCGATACCGAAACGGGCACGCCGACACAGATCGACCGGGCGGAGTTCGAGAGCTTCGCAAGCACGCCCGTTGCGGAGTTCTCGGCAGAACAGTTACAAATCTCCGAACAGCAGGCCGCAGCGGAACACCAGAAGCGTCAACAGCGACAGGACATGGAGATCGGCACCGAAGCGGGCATAGACCCCGACGAGGTAGTGCGCGTTGTGGCACCCGAAGCTCCGCAGTACACGAATGGCGACGAGGTTGTAACGACAGACGGTGTGCGTGGCCGCATTACCGGCAAACATGGCAGTAGCTATGTGCTCCAACTGGACGACGGACAATTTGTTTCGGCACCGCTCCACACAATCAAAGGGCCCGCAAGCCAGATTCAAGAAACAGACCCCACCGAGGCAGCTATACCCCTCGGCAACAATGACACGAATAGCGGACAAGCCGACATCATGCCTACGGACGTTACACCCCAAGAAGATGTAGCTGCACGGCTCGCAGAAACCATGCAGGCCGCCGTGGGCAAAGACGAGGCCCCGCGTGCTATTCAGCGTATGATCGACGGCACAACAGACGCGAACCAAGTGCAGATTTATTCCGCTGCGTTGGAACGGCTGCAAAACAAAAGTAAGGGCATGCCGAGATCCACGCAATCGCCCGTTGCCGAGGGGCCTGCCGCTGCGGTTCCCGCCCGGAATCCCCGGCCCGATATTCCGAAATTCAAGCGTGAAACCCCGACCCCGTATGCGAAACCCGCTGCGGAGTTGGGCGACTACCTATCCATTGAGGACGTGATACTGCGCGACGTAGCCAGCGGCCTTAAATTCGCATGGAAAGATAACGGTCAACGGCGCGGACTTGCCCGCGAGTTGGGGTTCTCCGGTAGCGAGAGCGAGCGTCGCTCCCGCGTCGGCATCCTATCCCCCGACGGTATGACACCCGACCAATATGCGGAGAGGCTTTATTTTCAGTATGGGGCCGGAAACAACGAGGGGAACGGCTACCGCTGGGATATGGACGACATGACGATCAAAGATGCCGTTCTGGATGTCCTTTCGCGCATACACTCACCCCGGCAGGCTTACATGGCCGCAGCACAGCTACACCAGATCGAGCCGCACCCATACGATGACATGACGGGCGAAGAATACGAGCAGATGCAGGAGCATGAGGCACGGGTGGCGCAAATGCAGGATGAACTACTATACGACAGCGCATTTGTCGAATGGGCCGGACAGACTACACCCGAACAATGGGCCGAGATTGACAATTTATTTACCGAGGGAACGGATAATTTTGCGGAAAATGCTAACTTTGAAGCGTTGGCCGCCAAACCAGCCCCGACAACAGAACAAACACCAAAGACTACATCCAATGACAACAATTCGCAAAGAACCGAGCAACCTGCGCCTGCGGCGGATGGCGAAAGTAGTAGCGACGTTGGCCGAGGCGAACGGAGTGACCCCCGAACAGGTGATGATGCGGATTTCGGACAACCGGAAAGCGAACCGCGAGCAGTTCGACATGGACGCGGACTGGACGCAATATCCGGCGACCTTACCGACGAAGAACGAAAGGTAGCCGAGGACGCCGCCGCATCCACCGATGCCACCGTAGAGCAACTCCGGGCGGCACTCAAACGCAAACAGGCCCAATACACAAGAGAAAAGCAATCTATCGGGAGCGCATACAACGAGGATAACCAAACTATCCTTTTCGAACAGCCGCAAAACACGGCAGAGGGCAACTTGTTTGACGTTCCGCGCGATTTCTCCCAGCAGGTCGTTGAAACTATCCTAAAACCTTTACAGGCTGAAATAGACAACCTGCAAGAAACCATATTCAAAGTAGAAGCGTCGAAAGGAAAGATCATTGCCGATGCGATTGCGGCCCACCGTGCGCAACAACGCCTATCATTCAATGACACGCCCCAAGCAGCCCCGCAAGCCCCTGTCGGGCCAAAGTCCACCGATGCAGAGTTTACCCCGGCTGTCAGAACAGAATATAACCAATACCTTACCCATGCAATCAAGACCTTTCCGGATAAGGTTTTCAGCATCTTACATAATGATCTGATAAAAGCCGGATTCGTGCGGGATGTTCGGCGACTGGCAAAGAAAGACGCTACCGCTGCTATCAAGCTGGTTGCCGAGGTCAATGCCGCTGCCGAGAAATATGCCGGGAAACAAGTACTCACATCCCGCCACAGCATATTTGCGGAATTAGAGAAAATGCAGGCCGCCCAAGCCAGCGCCAGCATGAAAGCTACGAGCCCATCGACGGAGCAAAGTTCGATCTTCAAGCCAACAGAACATACACGACACTCCAAAACCGGGGCCGAACTCTACTCCGTAAAACTGGCCGACCGGGTAGAGCGGGCTATATTCGACGATCTGAAAAAAAGGGCCAAAGCACATGACGGCTATTATAGCAGTTACACCCGTAGTTTTCTATTCAACACCTCTGAGGATGCAGAAGCATTCCGAGCCGAGCAGAAGCGCCCCGACATGCAGGCAACACCGGCCCCTCTAAATGACATGCCAGCAGCCCCCGAAACATACACCGGCAACAACGCAGGACACCTCGTCCCGGCGGTAAGTGCAGAGAAAAAAAGCGATACAGAATACAATGCCGCAGAAAAGCCGACCGAGTACGGAGCCCAGAACAAGCTGGTAACGTCGGAGCGATACGAAGAATTGAAACGGCAGATGCGGGCCAAGCTCGGCCAGCTTAACACCGGATTCGACCCCGAAATACTCGCTATCGGTACACAAATGGCTGCGTTCCATGTTGAGGCCGGGGCCCGAAGATTCGCGGATTATGCCCGGCGGATGCTCGCCGATTTGGGGGAGGCTATCCGGCCTTACCTCAAGCCGACCTATGTAGGCGCACTCCACATGCCGGGCATGGAAGAATATACCGCGCAAATGGACACATACAGCGACGTGATGCACTTTGATCTGGACAGCCTCGACAAGCCGCAATCTGCGGCAGGACAGGGAGCAGCACCGAGCCCGGCCATAGTCCCCGAAGCCGACACACAGCGCCGTCTGGCAGGCCGCTATGACACTACTGGAACCACGGAGAAAGACATACACGAAACCGGCAATCTGCGGCCCGAGAAAAAATTCCGCAAAGACCTTACGCAGTTCAGTAAAGAACTCGTAAAGGCGCTGGGCTGGGAACATAAAACAGACAAAAAAGGTAAGACGTTATATGCCGAAACTAATATCGCACCGGCAGGCGGCGACGGCTCCATCACGCTCTTGCCGGCGGATTCCGAATACGGAATATACATAAATATTCCCGTTCATCCCTCTGGATATATAGCCAGTAGCGACTATACTGATGATTTGGTAATTGAAGATATATTAGGAGCCGGTAGCCCCATCCTATACCGTGTCTGCACGACCACAAAATCATACCTGCTCGATGCTCCAAACCGCTATGCCCCGGCAGATATTACCGTCGGTGAAATGGCCGAACTTGCTAAAAACGAATTAAATTCATATATTCGCCGTAAGAACGCACCGGAACCCACTACTCCCGATGCCTCGGACGGCACAAAACCAAACAACCATGAAAACCCTGCGAACAATACAGACCGAATGGGCCCGGACAGCCCTTTGGGAAATGGCCGAATACCTGCCGGGGATGCTTCTGCGTATGTACCGCGAGGAACCGAGGGAGTTGGTAACGTGGATAGAGGAAACCGTAGACAAAGCGTTGGATTGGAAGAAAGCGGCGCTGGCGAACGGGAGCGACCCGCAGTTAGTCGAAGAACTGTTCCGGGAACGTCTGAAACCGGACTACTGTCCGGAGGAACCCGAGCCAATCACGATCAGCGAGGAACAGATGGCCGAGATCGTCGCCGATCTGGAAAAAATAGCCGAAACCATGTAATAGAGCGCGGGCGCGACATCGCGCCCCACGGCGAGGTCAGCAAGATCAAAGCGAACCTGTCGGCTATCCGATTGGTAAAACAGCTTGAAGCCGAGGAACGCGAAGCAACTGCCGACGAAAAGGCCGTATTGGAGCAATTCACGGGCTGGGGCGGCTTATCATCCGTATTTAAAGGGGGTAATTCCTATTTCAACGAACTACAAGAGTTATTAACCCCCGAGGAATACGAGGCGGCCCGAGCATCCACGACTACATCATTCTACACACCGCCCGAGATCGTTTCGTCCGTCTGGGACATGATCGAGCGGCTTGGATTCGCCGGTGGCTCCGTGCTGGAACCGTCGGCAGGTATCGGACACTTTTTCGGGCTTATGCCTGCTGCGTTGAGTGCAAAATCCAACCTTGCGGGTGTAGAAATCGACGAGATTTCCGGACGCATCCTGCGGGCACTCTATCCGGATGCAACCGTAAGGGTTGAGGGTTTCGAACAGCAGCGCATCCCCAATAATCGGTACGACCTGATCGTTACGAACGTGCCGTTCGGGGCGATCAAAGTACACGACACGTTCGACAAAGACCTGTCGGCCAAGTTCGACATTCACGACTATTTCATCGCCAAAAGTGTACGCAAGCTCAAACCGGGCGGGCTGGGGGTGTTCATCACCGCCACCAGCACGCTCGACCGCAGCACAGCTCTGCGTAACTGGGTCGTTGCCGACGGCAACGCCGATTTTATCGGGGCTGTACGTCTGAATACAGCGACATTCAAACAAGCTGCGGGTACTGAAACATCCGCAGACATCATCATCATCCGTAAACGGGACGAGGCCGGGCAGTCGTCATACGCGGCGAATATGCAGACCACGGTTTTGGAGCGCGAGGCTCCATATATTAAGTACGTCAAAAATGATAAAGGTCGATTTACAAGCGAAGATGCCACGGCACGGATGGTTTACAACAAATATTATTTCGATCATCCCGAGTTCATGGCCGGGCAGATGCGGTTCGGCTTCGAAAGTGGTGTAGAAATCCGTCCCACCGAGCAGCGCTGCATTCCGGTTGTGGCTATCGACCAAAACCAAGTTATAAAACAATTCATCGCGTCACTCCCGACTGATCTGTATTCCGTAACCCCCTCGGTTCCGGAACAAACTCGGACTATGATAGCCCCAGATGGCACCAAAGAGGGTGCCCTTACGCTGATCGACGGCAAACCGCATATAGTCCAATTCGGGTCTGCAATCCCTGTGGATTGGAACCGCCAGAACGTAAAGGGCCGTAGTAAAACCGTAGTATTGAAAGAGTATTTGGAGCTTAAAAAGACCATATACGACCTACTCGATGCAGAAAACAAAGACCTGCCGAATATCGAACGGTTACGGGCAGAACTTAATAATCTTTACACCAAATTCACCCACCGGTACGGTACACTTTCAAAGAATACAAGCCTTACATTTCTGCGGGACGACGTAGACTATCCCGCAATCGCAGCTATTGAAAATGTCGAAGAATCGAATAATCCGGGTGAAAAGAAAAGATTTACCATAACCAAGTCTGATATTTTCTCTCGCAGGGTCATTGAGCCAGTACGTCAGCCAAAAGCCGAAAACGAGAAAGATGCAATCGCACTTTCGCTTTATCACCGTGGCCGCCTCGACCTGCCCTACATCGCCGAATTACTCCATAAGTCGCAAGAGGACGTACAAGATGCAATGCTTACGCAGGAACTTGCATATATCAACCCCGTTACAGGTCTTGTTGAGGAACGCAGCGAATACCTATCCGGCAATGTCCGCGACAAATTATTACAGGCAGAACAGGCCAATGAAAACGGCCTGTTCAACGCCAACATCCGCGCATTGTCGAAGATCATCCCGCTGGACGTTCCGTTACCGCAGATAAAAATTTCGCTGGGTAGCACATGGGTTCCAACCGAGCTATACGAACGTTTTTTTCACGAGAAGTTCAACGTTGAGGCGAAGATCACCAAAACTGCGGCTAACAAATATATTGCACGAATAACCAACAAAGGGAACACGGTCGATGCGAGCATGGGTGTAGCGGATGCCCCCGGCAGCAGGCTCGCGCTTGACCGAATGAACAAGACCCAAACCTACCTATCAAAAAAGGAGTGGGACAGCCTTACGAACAAGGAAAAGAAAGTTAAAGACCCCGAAGCTATGGCGCAGGCAGCCATAAAGCAGACGGAACTGGATGAGGCTTTCGAGCAATGGTGCAAGCAACAAGACGAGGCGACCACCGACAAACTGACTGAAATATACAATACGGCATTTAACAGTATCGTCGAACGTCAGATCGACGTTTCGACATTCGACTATTTCCCCAATGCCGCGCACACGAAGAAACCCCGTGAACATCAAAAAATCGGGGTTATGCGTGGGTTGCAAGGCCCGACCTTACTTGCGCATGAGGTCGGCACCGGAAAAACGATCACGCTCATTTCGACGGCAATGGAAATGCGGCGGCTCGGAATAGCTCATAAGCCCTGTATCGTCGTTCAACGTTCGACCTATGAGCAGTTTGTAAACGAAATCAAATCATTATATCCCGCGGCCCGCGTGCTGGTACCCTCCGCCAAAGACCTTACGGCATCCCAGCGGCAACAGCTTTTCGCCAAAATCGCCTACAACGATTGGGATATTGTCGTTTTGTATCACGGTTATCTGGATGCTATACCCGATGATCCTATTAGGGTCAATCAGTATATCGACGGATTGATCGAGGAAAAGGTAGAGCAGTTGAAAGAGGTTGAGGCAAGCAATCCCGACAATGCGAAACGACTGGCCTACGGCATTAAGAAAGAAATTGAGGGGCTGGAGAAGAAAAAAGTAGGTAGCGAAAAATCAATAAAAGAGGAGGAAAAGGTAAAATCTAACGCTCGGGCCCAAGCTCAACGGCTACTCGACCGTCGCACGGATGAAACCATGACCTTTGAGCAGTTAGGCATTGATGCGTTATTGGTAGACGAAGCACATGCCTATAAGAAACTCGGTTTTACAACCGACCTGCAAAACATTAAAGGAATCGACCCGGCAGCGTCCCAGCGGGCACAAAGTCTACGGCTGAAATCAACCTATATTCTTGAAAATAATAGCGGGAAAAATGTTGTCCTCGCCACCGGAACGCCGATTTCCAACACGATGGCGGAAATGTGGACTTTCATGCGCTACCTGCTGCCGCAAAACGTATTACAGGAATACAACATAGACACTTTTGATGCCTTTGCAAGCAATTTCGGGAGTATCGAAGAATCTGCGGAATTTGGAACAAACGGGAAATTTAAGGTCGCTCAGCGTTTCGCCAGCTATTCGAATATGCCGGAATTACTGGCGATCTGGCAGCAGATCGCGCATGTCGTATTGACGGAGGATGTATCCAGCTTACGCGAGGGGGTTGGCACACCGCGCCTCGACGGGGGTAAGCCGACAGATATAATGCTCGATCAAACCCCGGCCCTGCGGAAAGTCATGCGCAGCATCCGGGATACGCTTGAACGTTTCGACGCTATGCCCGCGAAACAGAAGCGGGAAAACAGCCATATCCCGTTGGTGATGTTCGGGCTGGCAAAGCGTGCAGCTATTGACGTTCGGCTGATAAATCCCGATCTTCCGGATGAACCGGGCAGCAAGGTTAATAATGCCGTGCGGGAGATTCTCGCCGATCTGAAATCCACCGACCACTATAAGGGTACCGCAGCTATCTTCTGCGATTCTTACCAAAGCCGCGACCGGCGGTTCAATGTCTTTGAGGACATAAAGCGGAAATTCATTGCTGCAGGTATTACTGCCGAACAGATCGCTATTATCCACGACTACAACACAGACGAACAGAAAGCGCGACTTTTCCGGCGCGTGAACAATGGCGACGTTCGAATAGTAATGGGTACTACTGAAAAACTCGGTATCGGAGTTAATATGCAGGAGCGTTTGCACCTTCTCGTAAATCTCGACGTGCCTATCCGTCCAATGGACTATATGCAGCGGGTTGGTCGTATCATCCGGCAGGGTAATTCCCATCTGAAAATGGATTTACCGGTGCGTATTCTGCGGCTGGGCGTAAAACAAACGCTTGATGTAACCGGCTATCAACGCTTGAAGATCAAAGAGGCGTTTATCCGACAGGTGATGAAAGGCGATATATCATCCCGCACGCTGGAGGAACCCGACGCCGAGAGTAGCGACAGCACGAATTTCGGACAGATGATGGCGTCATTATCCGGCAGCCAAGCGGCACTTGCGTTGTCGCTTGCACAGAACAACCTGCGCAAGTTGAGAAATGCCCGCGACTACCACTACCAGCATCAGGCATACGTTACCCGCAACCTCAAATGGCTGCAAAATATACTTGACACGACACCGGGCGTTATAGCAACACTTGAAAAGCAAGGGAACGAATTTCGGAAGATATTTCCGGACAATACAATCGTATCAGTAGAATATGGCTCACAGAAAGCCGAAAATGGCGATTATGAAAAACTCTTTGCCCCACTAAACAAGCGCATCGAGGCCGAAGCCGATGCACTACGGAAAACGCCCGAACGCGATCACGCAGAGCTAAAAACTACAATCCGTATCAACGGAAAGACATTTGATATAAAGATAGGACTTAAAAAAACGTGGGCTTTATCAAATGAAAAAGATGTTCGGATATTCCGCGGCATATCCTATGTATGCGAGGAAGCACCTGAAATAAAAGGCGATGCCGGAGCCAAAATATCGAATGTTTTAGAGCAGGTTGCCTATACTATTTCTGGCAAGTGGTACATACAGGAAATAGAATCCCGCCAACTTGGATTGGAAACAGCAAAGCAGGACTATGAACGGCTGCAAGCGCAGGTTAGCGGGGCTTTTCCGAAACAGGCAGAACTGGAAGCAACAGAGGCCCGGATAGCGGAATTAGAGGCACAGATGGCCGCAGAACTGGCTGAGATCGAAGCCCAACAAAAGGCCGATACGGACGAAGAAGCGATAGACATTGACCCGGATGAACTGCTCGACGATGCCGCAGGCGACAGCATCCGGTTCCGGGATGGCAGTAGTTGGTTTGACCCCGAACGTCCCGCGAGTGACAACACCATAGCGCACGCGGCAACCCGTCTTGCAAAAAAGCTCAACACACCGGTTGAGATCGTCGCCGACCTTACACACATCACGGACAACGACCCGCTGGCCCTGCGGAGGAAACGTCGGGCCAAAGGCTACTACGACCCGACCACAGGCCGGGTGGTTATTGTCATGCCGAATATTACGACCCGAGCGGATGCCGAGGCGACCGTATTACACGAGATCGTCGGCCACATGGGGCTGCGTTCCCTGCTGGGTGAACGGTTCGGGCTATTCCTCGATAACGTTCATAAGTCGCTGGATGAAACCGGCGTTCGGGCCGTGGCCGACATGATGGCCCAAGAGCAAAAACAACGTTCCGGCAAACTGACGGCTGTTGAGGCCCGGCGGCTCGCCACAGAAGAATATCTTGCGCGGCTGGCCGAAGGGAACATCACCCCGAGCCGCTTTGCCCGCATCATTGGGCGCATACGCTCCATGCTCCGCGAGGCGTTGAGGTTGCCGCTGCGCATCAGCGACCGGGACATCGCCTATATGCTATGGTTGTCGAAGCACCGTCGTATGACGGCCAAGACCGCAGGCGCAGCCGTAACCGAAGCTGCCACCGCACACCGCATCCGGCAGCAGCTTTACAGCGTTCCCGGCGACACCCGTTACCGCGTGATCTTCGACGATGCCATCCCGGAGAATATCGAACGATATGCCGTTGAGCAATATGTTAAGGAACGACACATTATCGGAACATTATTCGAGAACGAACACGTTGCGAACGATTTCGCATTACGAGCCTATGCCCTAATCGACGACATGGGCCGAACGATCATCGACCACATGGGCCCCGACCGGCTCAAATCCATGCGCAAATACCTCGCACTATTTGATCTGCAAAAATTGACCGACAAAGACAGTTACCGGCGGGTGATCGACGAACTGGTAGCTACACTCCCGTCAGCGACCAAGCAGGAGATTATGCGCACCATGAGCCGACACCTGCAATTTGTCATGTCGGATAAGTACCGCAGCCCCTTACGGCGGCGGACGATGGCCAGCGAACGCCCGCTGCCGGAGAATTTCAAGTATGCCGGAGAATTTGTTGAGGAACTACTCAAACAGAAGCGCAAACAACCCGAAATGGCCCCCAGCGGCAATATCGAACCTACGGTGATTTACGACAAACAAAGTTGGAAAAACCGTCAATACACCCGGCTCATAGACAGCACGCTGCCCGTGCAGCAACTACAAGAGGTGATAAAGCAGCGCGGCGGCCAGATCGACGATCTGACAGACCTACACAAGCACTTAAACCACTTATCAAGCGTCACAAAGACCGCGATAGACAAGTACACGAAAGAGTATTTAGACCCCATATTGGATTGTATTGTGGGTATCTCCAAGCAGACCGGAATGACCGAGGATAATATCATTGACTATATCACAGCCGAATCGTCACTCGAACGCCATGCCTCGGGCATCGCGGCGCTCTCCGAAGATCAGCGCGATCCGTGGAATGATAAGTATGCCCGCAAGCTGGTTGCCGACTTTCGCCGTCGGGCCGGAGACGAACAGACACAACAGCTATGGCAGGCGATCAATGCGGCCAATGATCGGGTACTCGACATTCTCGTTGAGGATGGGATGCTCGCTCCTGAACACCGAAAGTTGATAAAGGGCCACGGCTGGGCATATTATGTACCCTTATGCGATTACGACTACAACTTTGAGGACAGCGAGGGGAACCCGCAAGCGTTCGACGCAACCGAAATATACGACTTTATGGACGAAATCCGTGGCCCGCGACCGCTACGGCAAGTACTACATGAAGCCGAGGGCCGCACGAATAAGCCCCGAAACCCCGTGGCCCAAATGGTAAACATCGGCATTGGGGCTATCATCGCGGCCAAGACCAACCGGGCACGGCAGGCGGCTCTGCGTTTGGCACAGAACAATAGCCGGGGCTCGGATGATCTGTTTCGCGTAGATAAGGTCTGGTTGGCAAAGGGGCTTGGGAACCGCTGGGTAACAACGACTATTAACCCGTCCGTTGAGGATATAGAAATATCGCAGGCTGCACGCAAAGAAATCGCACGGCTGAAAAAGGAACTGGATGCGGCGTTAAATGCCCATGACGACGAATTGGCCGTTTACCTCGAAAACCGCATCGACGAAACCGAACGCCTAAACATCGTGCGACCGGCAGAGGCCGACAGCCGTTTTGAGAACGAGGGGCACATGGGCCAATCCATCGAGCGACAACGCAATATAGAGTGTTTCGTAAACGGGATTCGGTACATGGTAACATTCGCCGATCCAGCCGTGGCCAATGCCATCAATCAGTACAACCGACTGACTATCCCAAAATGGCTGGACGACACCGTGGGCAACGCGACACGCTGGCTGGCCCAAGCGTTCACATCCCGAAATCCGGCATTTGTAGCAGCGAACTTTCTGCGTGACGTGCAACACGCCGCGCTGATACATGGCATCGACCCCGGCGGCGACCTGCGCGGATTCATGCGCAACATTCCCCCGAGCATGGCGACGATCACGCGGAACGTGCGCGGTAAATCCGCACCGCTGAAGGTGGCAGAGCTCGGGCGGCTCGACATACTCAATACCGCCGACCGCAAAATGTTGATCGAGCAATACGGGCCCGAGCGTGTGATGGATGCACTCTACGAATATTTCCGGGATAATGGTGGAGAAACAGGTTTTGTGCATAGTAAAGATGTAGCCGAGGCTGAAAAGGAGATCAAGCGTTATGTAGCGTTCCGCACGGGCCGCGTTGCGGAGCTCGCAAAAGCAGCGCAGCCCAGCGAGCGCCCCGGCATCTGGCTCTCCTATGCAGCGCAGAAAAGCGGTGCGAAAGCGATAGCTACGGGATTGGAAAATGCGTCGAAAGTCGCCGAGAACACCTCGCGTTTCGCTACATTCCTCGCGTCACTCGATCAGGGCAAATCGCTGCTGGTAGCTATTGACGAAGCGAAGAACGTAACGGTGAATTTTAACCGGCGCGGAACGGCAACACGTCCGCTGGGTATGTTCTACGTCTTTTTCAACGCATCAGTACAAGGAGCCGCCCAGATTGCCCGCGTAGCGTTCAAAAACCGTAAGCGATTTGCGAAAGTCGTTGCTTCATTGGCCGCTGCCGGGTTCCTCGACAGCCTGCTACTCGATTTCTTTTTGGCGGGTTCCGGCGACGATGGCCGCGATCTGGTCGTTTCGGAATACGAGAAGCGGAACCACCTTATAATCCCGTACATGGGAAAGAACGGTTTTTTAAAAATTCCACTTCCGCAAGGGTTCCGGGCATTTTATGGTATAGGCTCGCTGCTGCATGACCTCTACCGGGGCAAAGTTAGGGCCGAAGATGCTGCCCGGACAATGCTGACGCTGCTGTACGAGGATTTCTCCCCCGTGGCTTCACCGTCCCCCAAAGGAGATGCAACCCGCGTGCTGATACCTACGGCCCTAACTCCGTGGTATGACATCTGGTATGCCGGTGAGGATGCTTTCGGTTATCCGGTGGGGCGTCGCTCCTATGGCACAACCAACAACTACCCACTATCTGAAATGGGCCTTAAAAACGTGAATAAGGCCATATACTATCTCTGCCGAGGCATCAACCGATTAGGAGGTGGCGACGAGAATACACCGGCTGGCCAGCGCAAGAATGGCGAGATAGACCCGTTATTGCGGGGTATCTTCGAATGGAACCCCAGCCACGTTGAACACGTCTTAACCTACTACGGCGGCGGTATGGGGAAGTTTGCCAAAGACATGGTACATACGACACAGGCCATACTGACCCCCGGCGAGGAAATCAGTAGCCGTGATCTGCCGATACTCAACCGGTTTTACGGCACCGCCCGGCCCGAGAACCCAGCAGGCAGCTATTACAACCTCAAAGACTGTTTAACCAACATTGCGGCAAAGTACAAACGGCTCGGCCCAGCGCTCGACCGCCAAGACCCCGAGGTGCAGCGGAACCTGCAACGGATTACGATTTTTAAAGCCCACCAAACCGCCGTGAACAAGCTACGGAAAATCCTATCTGACACCCGCCCCAACACACCGGAATATGACCGGCTCCGGGAAGAACTGAACGAAACGATGGTAAAAACTCTCAACGAGGACGAAAATGTTACAGAATATTGACACCAAAAAACTGAAGCTATTGGCCCAAGCCAGCAAAGGCATCGCGCAGACGTGCTGCGAGCAGGAGCGCAGCGGACTGCGGTATTCGAACGAAAACCTTTCGCTGTTGTGGCGTTGTGCGCAAGATTGGGATGCTATGCTCTACCTGCGCAAAGAGCACGCCCGGAACCTGCGCTACAAGAACGGCGACCAATGGTGCGACAAGGTGCCCGACCCGGAGAACCCCGGCAAGATGATACGCGAAGATGCCCTTATTTCCCGAAGCGGCAAAATTCCGCTCAAACACAACTATTTACAGCAGTACATCCGAAACATCCACGGGCAGCTTCTTTCATCGCCGACACAGACTGTCGTATATGCCCGAAGCAAAGACGATCAACCGCTGGGCGAAATGCTTACGAATGCGTTGCAGTCGTGTCACCAGCTAAACAAAGTACGAAAACTCGACATTAATGTTGTTGAGGAATTATGTCTGACGGGGTTGGCTTGCGCAAAAGTGCGCTTTGACTATTGGAGTACCAAGAACCGCACCGACGGAAAAATCGACCTCGTGAACATCAACCGCCTATTCTTCAATAAAGACATCGAAGACCCCCGGCTAAACGACATCCGGCGCATCGGCGAGATCCACGACTATACGTTCGACGATCTGGTACGCAATTTCACAATAAACCGCGAAGACGTGCAGGCATTACGCGAGATTTACGGCGTTTGCCACGACCCCGCAAAGCTGGAAAGCATCTACATGCAAACCGCCGAACGGCTCCAAAACCTAAATTTCCTTTTCTGCAACGATCTCGGGAAATATCGGGTAATTGAGGTCTGGGAACGGGTCGGACGCTGGGTGCTTTACGTCCACGACTACGCAGACGGCACCGAGGAAGTTTACACCGACCTTACTATGCAAGAGGTCGAAGCGATCAACAACCAACGGCTCGAACAGGGCACGGCGGTAGGGCTCGCTCCCGAAGCGGTGAAACTGGTCTATGCGCAGGAGCAATACGAATACTACTGGCGCGTGAAATACCTTACCCCGAATGGACATTGTATCAAAGAAATGGAAACGCCCTACACGCATGAGGAACATCCCTATGTCCTCGCAGCCATGCCGATCATCGACGGCCAGTTTAAAGCCGTCATGTCGGATATTGTCGATATTCAACGATATATCAACCGTCTGCTGACCCTGTTGGATTTCATTATCGGCTCGTCGGCAAAGGGCCTGCTTATGGTACCGCAGGAATGTATTCCCGACGACATGGACATCAAGGATTTTGCCCGTGAATATGTAAAGGTAAACGGAGTTATCCTACTGAAAAAGGGAGCCGGGGATAAGCTGCCGAAGCAGATTGCCACGAACAGCACGAATATAGGTGCGTGGGAACTGTTCAATACCGAAATGACCATCATGCAGCAGATCAGCGGCCTAAACGGAGCGATACAGGGCCAAACCCCACACGCTAACACTCCGTCAAGCCTCTATGCACAACAGGCGCAGTACTCCGCGCAGAATTTCGTGGTGCTCTTTGAGAATTACAATATGTTCTGCGAAGAACGCGACGAAAAGTTACTCAAGGTGCTGATGCAGTTTTACACGACACGCCGCTATGTAGATATTAACGGTAAATCGGTCAGCGAACTGGCGAAATACTACGAGCCTGAAATGGCCCGGAAGATCGTGGATTTCAACCTGACGACATCCAAATCAACCGATACGCCGGTGTTCCGGCAACTGACGGACGATCTACTTATGAAGCTATTGGAGAGCGGGCGCATTCCCCTCGAAATATTCCTAAAAAACTGCTCTATTCCGGGAGCGGAGAAGATACAAGCCGAGCTAAAAACGTTCAGCGAACAGGCTGCCGCCGGGCAGATCGACCCCGACCGGTTACAAATGCTACAACAGGCAGCCCAGCAAAACGCCGACCCCAAAGCGATGGATATGCTGAAACGATACATGGATGCAGCGCAATAGAGCCAATATACACGTAATTTGTTGATAATTTGTGCATAAAAGAAAATAAATAAAATAGGTTTTCGGTAAATTTCGCCCCTATTTTGCTACATGATTTTTATATTATTTATTATGGATATATCATCAATCTGGGGCATGATCAAGGATGCCGTAAATGTAAGCCGTATTTTTTCACACACGGAATTAAAACAGAAATTTATTGAGGTTAGCAATACCGCTCTTAATCTTCAAAAACGCAATGACGAATTAGAGCGAGAAATTCGCCAATTACGTGAACAACAAGATTTAAGACACAAGATCGAGCGTACGACCGACGGATATTTTACGCTTAAAGGAGAAAACCCCAACATCCGCTATTGTATACATTGCTGGGATGCAAAACACCTGACCATACAAGTCGGGGAAGATTCAACACCCGGCAGTTTTTTCTGTCCGGAATGTAATGCGTCCGGGGTGTATGATAAACAACAATTTGATAAGTCCCGTGCAGAACGTCAAACCACGTATATTGTACGCAGGAATATAAGTCGTTATTTAGGATAGCATAACCATCGGCCCGGCAGTCGCCGGGCTTTTTTATTTCGGTCAATACGAATTAGATATGAAAACTAATTCCCCGAACCAGAACAATTATTCATTTTTCTGTTATCTTTGTGATAAAGATTGCGTTACCATGTCAGAAAAGCACACAAAGACGATTTCGGTTGAGGGCACCGAAATAACTATTTTGCAGATCGACGATACCGATTATATCTGCATTACAGATATGCTCAAAGCCAAAGACGGTGATTTTGTTGTCAAAGATTGGCTGCGGAACCGGAACACGCTGGAATTTCTCGGCATCTGGGAAAAAGTCTATAATCCCGATTTTAATTGGGGCGAATTCGCCCTAATTAGAAACCAAGCCGGGTTGAACAGATTCCGGATTAGCGTTAAGGAATATGTAGAGAAAACCAATGCTATCGGCCTCAAAGCCCGAGCCGGGCGCTATGGCGGAACCTACGCTCACAAAGACATCGCTTTTGAGTTTGCTATGTGGATCAGCCCGGAATTTAAAGTATATTTGGTGCGCGACTTTCAGCGGTTGAAAGAGCAGGAGCAGGCTCGGCTGGGTTGGTCGGCCAAGCGGGAGCTTACCAAGATAAACTACCGCATCCACACCGACGCGGTGCAACAAAACCTAATCCCAAAAGAGCTTACGCCGGCACAGGCCAGCCGAATCTATGCAGACGAGGCCGACGTTCTCAATGTGGCCATGTTCGGCATGACCGCGCGGGAATGGCGGGATGCGAACCCCGGCAAGAAAGGGAACATCCGCGACTACGCCTCGATCAACGAATTGATCTGCCTATCAAACATGGAAAATCTTAATTCGGTCTTTATTTCCGAGAGCCGGCCCCAACGGGAACGGCTGTTACTGCTAAACCAGATCGCCATGCGGCAAATGGAGATTTTAGAAACAGGCCCGGTAAACAAGGTGCTGAAATAACGAAAAAGGCTATCCGACCGGATAGCCTTTTTAAATGTCTATATCTTTAAAAAATTCGTCGAGCGTTATATTATAGTATTCGCACAACCGCTCAAGGGTGGTAAGGGTAACATTTTTCCGCGCTCCCTCAAGGTGGCCCATATTCAGCCCGGTTTCCGCCGATACTGTTTTCTGCAATAGGCCAGCCTTTCGCCGCAATAACCGTAACTTTGCGGCGATCTTTTGTAGAATTTCATTATTTCGTTCCAGATCGAGCATATTTCATTCCCTTAAAAAAATCCTCTAACGAGGTGTCGTAAGTACTGCACAATTCCACCAGCGTAGCGATGGTAATATCCTGCCGTCCGTTTTCTATATTCGAAAGGTGTATGTTTGTTTCAAACAGCACTTTTTCCTGCGACAGCCCGCGTGCTTCCCGCAGTTCCCGCAATCGCATCCCCGCAGCCCTTATCAGTTTTTCGTTACGATGTCGCTTAATCATGGTACAAAGGACAGAAATTTAGACTTTCTATTTATCACTATTAAAGTCTGCGGATAGACCTAAATTATATATTCGTATAAAGTATTGTCTTTCAACGGTTCCGACCGATCTATTTTGTAATTTTGTTTTTATATTTGTGTGGGAAATTATAACCGCATGACTGTTTTTGCAGATAGTTGCAGGCTGGCCGTACAAGGCAGCCATACCGCAGGCAAATAAGTCCATATCCCCTCTACACATACGGGCAATGGGCTTTTAGGCCCGGCGCGAATATTGCAAAGTACCCTCTATATTCGGTGATTTATGCCTATGCAAATCACGGGACATACCAAGGGTATCCAGTATGCTGTTTGGATTGAATGATAACAAAAGGACGCCACAATAGATAAAAAATACCTGCGCATCGTTGCCCGGATAGAATTTTTATACTACTTTTGGGTAACGATTCGCTGAAAGGGCGAATTGTAGCTTTGTTCCACAGAAAACCGCTAAATTTTCATTGTTCGGAGCAAAGACACATAGACGCTCCCACGGATCGCCGGGTCTACGACCGGCGGCGCGGGGAACAAACTTTGTGGACACCACACGCTACCGGCGTGGGCTCTTGTGTCTTGTATTTTCGAACGGGCTTTAGCGGGCCTTCTGTGGAGTACTTGGCACAATCCCACGCCCTTTTTATGCGGGTTGCATAACTAAAACCGAAAAAGTTATGTTATATTCGCACAAAAATACGGCTTTGCCGTGACATATTAGGGAAACAAATTGTATTGATTACCGAACTCGCGCCCATCCTCGGATGGTGTTCACCAAATCAAAGACAACTTGTTACCTCGGTTCGTGTCTGTCTATCCAGCACTCCGGGGCGCAAGTACGATCTTGATTTGGGGGCTCGCGAGGCCCGGTAGTCGGATTGCTACAAGCGTCCCTTTCTTTTTCCGGGCCGCAAATCATACCCAAACTTATGTCACGGTCTACCAACATCCAGCAAAACTCACTACGTTCCGGCGGTTCGACATCGCCGGGTGTCGGTATGCGTTTGATCTGGCAGATCGTGACGGGGACGGTCGGTGAGGCTCTAAAATCTGGTATGGTAATTAATGTGAACCCGCGCCGCGTCCCCCTTTCTGCAAATTCATTCACTCCATATACTCAATTAAGGAATCTCCCAAAATTTAGCAAAGGACAAGTCACCGGCCCAATCCCCTTTGGGCCACGGGTGCGGGGCCAAATCTGTGTGAATTGCGTCACTACCTCAGCCCCGCACCCTTTATTATTTTCATCCAACATTAATAGCCACACCCGACGTAAACCGGGGGCGGTTGAGGTATTCCGGTATAGCATCTACAAAAGGCTTTCAAAGGGGACAGCATTTGCGGGGATTATTACAACTGATGGCATTACGAATAACTGGAGTGTTGCCTCCTATTTTACCAGCAAAAACACATACAGGGGCATCCCGTCGATCATGGCAATTTGTTCTTTTCCAGCAAGATTTCATAGTCATTTTACAAAGGCGGGGGCCCCTGTTTTTTCATGCGGCAAGGTAAATTCTAACTACCCAATTTTGCCGCACGGAGTAGTCGGCCTATGCGTTAGGGCGCATAATAGGCAATCGGCTATTCCTTTCTTACAAACGAACAAAAAATATTATATGTTTGCTTCGATAAGCAGGCTGAAAAATTGTGGGGCAGCAGAGCCCATTGCACCCTGCCCAGTTCTTAATATTTCAATCTACACCATCGCACACCTGCAAGCAACACACATAAGGGCTGCCCGGAAATCGACCGATTATTTTTTGCGCACAAAACTCGCCGTGTTTGAGGGGCACGGCGGGGCAGCCCCACACGCCGCAAAACCGAGAGTACGCAAAAGCAAGGATTACGACATCTTCCGTGAAAGCTCACCCCTTATAGGACAGAGGCGGGGCAGTTCCGGGCCCACAACCGCAACAGACCGGGACTGCCCTTATACTATCACAACACCCACAAGCAACCCACGGCAAAACGGCCCTGTACTAAGGCGTAACAGGGCATCTACGAGGCGAAGCAATGTCCGGGGTTGCTTTTTTAACCAGCCACTTAAATGTGGATTAATAGATAATGCGTCGCGCACTCCTTTTGCGCGACCCACGGGCAGGCGTCGAGTTTTGAGAACAAATGAGGCGTCACTAAAGTTCAAAAATCTTCATACACAAGCGCCTGCCCGTTCCTTTTTGAAAAAAACGTTTTGCTTTATATCTGGTACTGCTAACCATGAACCGGAACTTTCCTTAACGACCAAACCAAGTATAACAGCAAGACCGGGCCGGGAACATTGGGAGTGCCACTCGCAAACTCCCGGCCCAAACATACCGGGGGATAGGAGATCATCCACCATAGCGGCATTACGTTATCAAACAGATCATTGTCAACCTATCCCCCGTTTTTTAGATGCCAGAAAGCGGGAGCACCCAAAAAAATTGTCATTGGCTTGACGATGTAAGGATTCTTTCCATACACTTATATTGGGGCTCTCGCCTTTCTTCACTCTCCTATATGCCGTCGTTAGCCGCAGGTGTGTTTTGCCTCGGTTGGATGATCGGTCAGCATATCCAACGGTGCCGCATATACACACAACATAGACGGGCAAATACCCCGAACATTACGCAACTGGTTACTACCATATAAGTGATACAACTATGACCAAGACTACAAACGAACAATGGGAATACCTCTTTGAAATCATCCAAAAAAGTGAAACAAAATATACTAAAGCGAGACAGCAAGTACTTGCTTTCGGGGCGAGAATCGGCTTAGAAGAACGACAAAAACTATTTCAGATAAGAGATCAGCAAGCAACAATAACATGGCCTCTTGCCATGCAAATCCTCAATACTTTGCCGACCACAGACCCCTACCGGCTTATGGGGCTAAAGCGGCCACCTATGACAGGCACACTCGCCGGAGCATGGACACATCATATTCTCAGTTCTTACAGAAACGGATTCTGGGAAGATGCCAACATTTGGCTGGGCGGCCATGAAGAATATCTATTTTCAAAGGACAACACCGTTGAAATAGCCACACAATACAATAACAGCATCCAAACCTATTCATTCGACCGCAAGACAAGATATTTACAGATCGGAGAAAGGCGCTACTATGTCGCCAAACTAACCGACAAACACTTGGAAATTATTTGGGGAAATGGGGAATCAGTATACAAGCTGCAACTTGATCGTTTACTTGACGGGAAACTACATATCATACAAAAACAAAGTGATGAGATTTCGTGTGACAACTTGCCGTCCGGTTACTGGCGCGTTGAAAAAGAGTATAGCCGCGAAACCGAAAATGAGAATTGGGTGTTAGAGAAAGACTATACCCAAAAGGCAGGATTCTGGGTTTGGGATTTTAAACTCAACTCCCGTGATATTGTTGAGTATAAATTCGGCCAAAGGGGCACTTACCAAGCCGCGAAACCAGTAACCCCGCATATTATCTATTTTTTCTTTAACCAAAAACGTTATTTCAACGGCCAAATAATGTTTGACGGCAAAAATAATTTTTGGTTATATGTACTTACCGATCAAACGGGCACACCTGAAAACAGCCTGAAAATGTATCGCTTCACCCGGTGGGATAGCAGTAGTTTACAGGTTATAGGCCGTAATATATGGTGGGCGGAAACTTACCCGGTCTTTGCCATGAACACGGATAACTTTCCACTTGAACATTTGGAATTGTGGCATAACGCGCCAAGTGATGCCGCAACTCTATTCGACACGATGGATTTTATAGAACGGCCCAGCGAATATGCAGACGAGAAATATGCGGGGGCTTACGTCTTTACCCATGCGTTCAAACAAAATAAAAAAGTGCGGACAGCAGCCGATGCAGGTTTACTCTACCGTCAATTTCTCGCCATCCTCGACATGTGGCTACAACTCCGCAGCAAGGCCATAATAATCAGAAATATTCGGTTATTTGCATTCAAAAAATATTCCGAATATATAAATAAATTACAAGCTGAGATTGACCGGCTGAAACAAGAATAGAAAAAACCATAGCCCCACAACGGAAACCCCGGCAGTCAGTCTGTCGGGGTTTTTACATGGATGCTTCCGACAATATGACGTTACCGGGCGGTGGCTTGATACTCTGCCGAATCTCCACGGGTAAATCCATAAGTTGTGAAACTTTGAGTACAATGCCCCGGCTCATATAAATATCGTCATGCTTTCCATCAACAGCCCCATAGCTGCCGTCGGGCTTGAGCTCGTACCAGCCAATTTCATCCAACGCCCGTTTATCCCGCTCAATGTAGAGAATTTCGCGTAGCCGTTTCGTCATTTGGGTTACAAGATCGGTCTTGCTGGCCGCGTTGGTGTGAAAACCATATTTCACCGGCTGGCCCTCTCGGATGCGCGTAGGGTCTGACCGCGAGAACAGGTTGTCGTAATGCTCTTTGATCGTGTCGAGGATTGTCAGCGTATGGTCGCCCTCTTGCCCTTTGGGGTTGAGGCTATTCGCTTCGACGGCCAGCAGCGCATGACAGTACCATTCCGCGACCTGCACGGCCCGCCATACGGTTAGGTCTTGGTCGAGGTGGAATCGGTAGGTAGCGATACATTCTTCCACACCCCCGTCCATCATGGCGATACGGTCGAGTACCGAAATAACACTCCAGTCGGCATTGGGACTGCGCCCGCCAATGTCGAGCGCCACCGCATAGCGGTTGGCGATACGCCGCGAGGTATCAGGCAGCTTCCAAAGGTGAAAATCTCCGGTGGCCGTTGGCACAAAATGTAAATTTTGCAGAGCTTCGGGCCCGTAGGTCGCATCGGCGAGCAGTTCCCCGACATACAGCGGTTCCCGGACAAAGGGCCGCTGCTGGCGGACATACAGCGGGTCATGCGCCGGGCGTCCGGTAGTTTGGAACGCTTCATCGGCGGTTGAGGGAAACTCGCTGCACATCTGCCAATCGGTCGAATACTCGCGTCGCTTCTCCCGGTACCAGTTGAGGCCCTCCAACGTGGCCCCCGCATAGAATCGGGTTAGTTCGTCGCGCGTCATGGACTGTATAAACTCGATCTTCTGCTTTTCGTTGATGAACGGTTTATAGTAAATGTCAATTTCAAACCACGGTACGAATAGCGGAGTATAGGCCGATTTCCCGTCTACCGCATCGCACCATGTATCGTGAAAGAAATTACCGATGCCCTTTGCCGTCGATTCCAAAACCACGACGGTAAACGGTTCCCGTGGCACCGACCCGAGGATAGTCTGTATCACATCCTCGGGGCTCTTCTCTTTTGTCCGCTTCCATAGGCCCACCTCTGAAAGATGGGCCATTTTTATATCCCCTGCTCGCAAACTATCGGGTTTCTGCATGGAGCCTATCGAAACGACACAATCCCGATCTACCAGCATTTTATTCTTGCTCGAACCCTCAAAATTGCAAAACCGTACCGGGCATATTTCTACCGGATGCCGCAGGGCCATGCGCGAGTACATAGAGCGAATCGTTCGGGATTGTTCTTCCACATCAGACACGATTACGCTATTCCAGCCCGAACGGTGGAATATCTGCACCCACGCCATAAGCATCTGCGTAACGGTGGAACCTCCCCATTGTCGCGCCTTAACCAGCACGACCCGGACAGGCTTCCCCGCGAATAAATCAGTAAGGAGAATATGCGCCAGCTTGAGTTGGGCCCGGCGGAGTTTGAACGGGACGAGGCGGCCCGTGGTCTTGTCGAAGATTTTAACGCAGGAGATACACCAAAACTCAAAATCATACACAGCCCGGAGCCGATGCACGACGCCACACATGACCTCAGCAGCAATGCCCTCGCGTGCGGCGTATTGTTCGACACCCCCAGCGTCGATGATTGCAGCAACCGTCGGGGTCTGGGCCATGTATGTCGGTATCAGTACATAGGATTCCGACGAGAAATAAAGCCGGACACGTTCGATGGGCGATCCCTCACCTGTAAGCGGATTGTAGGGCGCAAACAAACGGGACTTATGCTCCTCGTTCTGGGTAAGCAGCGACGGTATATCAAATTCGCCCATTGATGATACGCCGTACATAGTTCGGGCTCAATCCGATTACAGGGTCTTTGCAGAGCATTTCGACAAAATATGTCTTTGATAAGTATTTCAGCCGTTCGGGATTCTCGGCGCGTTCCCGCGCAAGCATTTCTTCATAGCGGCGGCGTATCTCATTGTGCCTCTTCAAAATCTTCTCGGGCACCTCGTCCCGTACCCTCGTTTTCCTGCTCATAGTGATACATTTTGTGCAACTATCGCAAGTTTAATAATAATTATAACATCTTGAAAATTAACAAATAAGATACTTTTACATCGAAATCTATCACACACAAAATCAATGTGAAAAAATGCGAGAGGAAAACACAAATCAGCAGCAGGCGGAAGCTCCCCGCGTATCGCGTGTTCGGGAGTATATGACTGCAAAATTCCCCGACCGGCAGTTCGCCGACGAGGACGACTACGAAAACACCCTTTACGACTACCTCGCAGAGAGCGACAAGAAAATCGCCGGACACGAGGCGGCCAACAAAACGATCATGGAGGTAGTACAGGCATACCCCGAGTTCGCGCAGATCATCGAGGACGTGGCGAACGGTGTGCCGGTGCAGGTTGCTATTGCCCGACAGTTCGATCCGTCGGAATTGGCCGTTCCAGAAGGTGAGCCCGATTATGACGCATACAAAAAGGCAGCAACCGAGCGCAGCCAGCGCCTCGCGGACATGAAAGCCCGCACCGAAGCCCGCGACAAGAACATCGCCCAAAGCAAAACCGACGTAGATGCGTTCTTCGCCGAACATGGGCTCGACGAGGCCGAACAAAAACAGTTCGTCGAATGGGTAGATAACGAGATTCTTGCAAACCTGCTCGACGGCAAGGTGAATAAGGGAATCCTTACCAAACTCTATCAAGGTTGGATATATGACGCAGCCGTAGCCGACGCGCTCGAAACAGGCAAGGTGGAGGGGCGCAACGAGCAGATCGAGGCCAAGCGCAAGCAGGCCCGCAAGACGGACGGCCTGCCTGCCGACGGCGGAAGCGTCGAAACACCCGAACAAGCGGAAACCCCCAAAGATATGTTCGACGAGGTAATCGAGCGCCGTAACAAACGTAAGTTCTAACCAAAATTCAAACTATTATGAAAATTAACAAATTCCTGTACGGCGTTCTGGCGATCTGCGGATGCGTCGTTTCCGTTTACCTGTTTCGTGAATTGCTCGCGTTCTTCTCTCCCGACGACCTCGGCACGACGCTGATGGCCGTGAGCGGCGCAGCAGCGACCGCCGGTGAAACCATGCGCGGCACCGTCACCACGACTAAGCCGGCGAAAGCTGACGGAACGGTGGACGATCAAGACATCAACCGCCCGACAATTTCAAAGAAGATCACAAAGATCAATCCCTCGCTGTTCCCGATGGACACGCTGTTGCGGGAACTCGAAAACGTCCCGTGCAGTTCGTTCGAATATCAGTATTACAGCGTCCGGGGCCGAGGCGTGCAAAGCAAAGTAAAAACAGCCTACACCGTGACCGCTGGAAGCGAGAGCGGGGCAAAGCAAATCAACGTAATCAACGCGCACATCTTTTCGCAGGACGGCAATGTCTTGTTCCCCACGATGAACGTGGACGACACCACAAAGGTCGCCACGCCGGTAGCCTCGGGTGGGTTCTCGCTCAATCCGCTGATCTGCCACATCGTCGCTACCGATTCTATTGCACAGGACAAAATCACGATCTACCCGATCAACGCAGCAGTACTCCCCGCGCTGCCCGCTGACACTCCGATTTACCGGCTCGGGGTGGCAAAGCACGAGAACGCGGGTATGTCGGAAGACCCCAGCCAAATGCCCTATTCGGACAGTAACTACTGCCAAATTCACATGACGACCGTAAGCGAGGGCCTCTACCAACGCCTTTCGGAAAAGGAGGTGAATTTCGGCATCCTCGATATGCGCGAACAAGCTCTGCTGGATTTCCGCATGACCAACGAGGCCGATGCGCTTTTCGGTGTGAAAGAGCGGTTCGTAGACCCCGTGACCCGGAAAGTAAAGTACATGAGCGACGGCCTCGTGCGTAAGATCGAAAAGCATCTCGACATGGGAGCCGAGAGCAAGATCAGTAACGACCTGCTGTATGGCTGGTGTAGCGACGTATTCTGCGGCAATAACGGCAGCGAGCGGCGCATTATGTTCTACGGAAAAGATTTCGGGAGGCAGATGGCCGGGGCCTCGACTGTTCAGAAACAGTTAGAGGCGGGCAGTACCGAGGTCGTATTCGGTATCACGTTCCACCGTATCAGCACTCCGGACGGCGAGTTGTTGATGAAACCGCACGACCTGCTGAACGAATACGGCTATTCGAAGGCCGCCATCGTGATTGACCCGGCAAACGTCTATCGGGCCATACAGAAACCGCTGGAAGCCACGGAGCTCGACCGCGACAAAACGGGTCTGTCCCGCTCAAGTGATGTTCGTATCGACGAGAGCCACACTCTCGCCGTGACGAATCCCGACGCACACGCACTGCTTACGGTGAAATAAGCTACTCACAACGACGGGAGCGGGCAACTGCTCCCGTCATAAAACCCACGACACATGGCAACATTTTTCGTTCTCAACCACAAGAAATACCGCACGTCCGTCCGTTGCGCTGACGGGCGATTGGAAGCGGTACGCTTCGAGCCCGAGGTATATTTCGGCGGGGTCGGAGAAAGCACCTACACCACATCCGACCCGGCCATCATCGACGCGCTGCATGAGCATCCTGCCTATCAGGTGACATTCTGGGAAAAGGCCACCATCACAACCGCCCCTATCGAGGAAACAACACCCGGCAACCCGGCGACCGATCTGGAAACGCTGCTGTCCGACCCGGCCACGGCCACTCGCGAGGAAACGGTAACGTCAGTAGCGGCAGCGCGGGCATGGTTACAGGCCAACCTCGACTATGTGGTGCCCGCAGGTATGAAGAAAGACGACATCAAGATCGAAGCGGCCAAACGCAACATTCTTTTTATTAACTGGTGATGAAGCGCGAGCAGATCATAGCACAGGCGCTTCGGTGTATCGACGAGATTTATCCCGAAGATAACGCAGCTAACAGCCCGAATTTCCCGCTTGCTGATTTCATTGACGAGGCGGGCAGGCGTGTTTTGCTCGCGGCCCCGTTGCATACGATTTCATCGGTAGAAAGTCTTGCGGAATGTCCGTTGAGGCCCAATCCCGACGGGAGCGGCGAAATTGATCTGCCCGCTGATTTCTTACGCCTCGCCCGGTTGCGTATGGACGGCTGGCAACGGCCCGTATTAGTTGCTCTGCCGGAAGATCACCCGGCAGCGACCTATCAGTATCACCCCGTTACACGAGGCGGTATGGCAAAGCCTGTCGTCTTACTTACGCATGGCGGCACCAAGCTGCGCTATTCCAGTATTACGGGCACCGATCACCACATAGCCGAGGGCGAGTACATCCCTTACAAGGGGATCAACGACATCTATCCCGAAAAACTGATCGACGTAACCGCATGGACGCTCGCCGCGCTGGTACTGGGTGTTTCCAACGAACCAGCCGGAGCACAGGCCGCAGATAAACGCGCATCGGAAATATTATCGCTGCTATGAATTTCGACGTGAAAATAGATTGCCGGGCACTTTTTAACGAGTGTGTCGATCAGACATTACTGGACTACCGCAACCGCACGACGGAAGCCGGGCAGAGTATGACTGCGACACATACACTCGAACTCTCCCTGCTCGATGCGTTCATGTTCAATTTACAGAGTGTCGCCGAAGCTCTCCGGGCTCGTATCAGTAAAAACGTAGAACGGCTGTTATTCATTCCCGACCTGCTGTTATTCCGTATGCGCGATATTCTCGACATGGCCCCGGAAGCAACAGCCATCCGCATAAAAGACGCGCTGAAATTCGGGATGCTCATGTGGTGGTATGGTGGTAAGGATGCCCCCTTATTCCAGTATTACCAAATCCTTTTTGGAAATGCGCTCGATGATTTGCGAAGCAAACTTATCGGTTCCCACACCGAACGACCATACCGGATGCTATGATTACACGGGAGAACAAGATTATTCGGTTGTCATGGGCCAAAGCTGACCTGTTCCAAACAATATGCACGGAAACGGCCTACAATGCCCGGACGCTGGCCGACGATAAGGGGTTGCCTCTATTCGACAGGTACGCCATAACTGCTGACGAACGGGCCTTTTTCGATCAACACATTGCCGAAGCCCTCACCACCTTATCGCATCACTTTCGGCGTATCGTTCCGGATAGTCAGCCGATGGCGGTTGAGGGCGACACCTGCGGCCTTACGTTCACGGCACGTCTGGCGGACGACGGACGGGAGCTATACGGACTATCCGAGCTCGACGCAGTAGACCATAGTGCAACCAATGTATTATGTTATTTGATTGTTTCCGAGTGGTATTTATCCGTACAGGCCAGCGATTTATGGAAAACTTATTTACAAAAACTCGCCATCGCTGCTGCTGAATTATCAACGCTTTTATTCCGATTCTACCGTCCGGCCCTAAAACAGTCGTTCATGGTAGCTCCCGACCCGAGCGAGGCCCCACCTAAAGATTATGAAATAAACATCGACGCAGGAACAATCTAACAATATGGAACAATCCGAAATATTACAGTACCTCGCCGAACTGACCGGCATAGAGGGACACGCTTTCCACCGGGCGATCTTGCTGGAGGTCGTCGTATGGTTCGTAATGATAGCAGCAGTTATCATCGACTTTTCCACCGGCATCCGCAAGGCGCGTGTTCTCAAAATCCCGAGGGACAGCCACGGGTTCCGGCGGTCGTTCGAGAAATTCGGCGACTACGGAAAAGTTACCGGAATGTTAATGCTATTTGACCTGCTGGCCATACTGTTCGGCATCTATTCGCTCCCGTATGCTTCCGGGCTGGCCGGGGTCGGTGTGGTTTACACGGAATACAAATCCGTGCGGGAGAATCTCACGGCAATACGGTCGGCAGCGGTGAAAATGACAACCCTTGTCGAACTACTCGCCAATGCCCACGACCCGAAAGAAATAACCGGCTTATTGTTGAAATACAACGAGGTCAAAGACAGCGCCGACAAAGGCAAAGCGCGGCGCGATCAACTCAACACGTTACTAAACCTTACGCAAAATGAAAATATTGATTGACAACGGCCACGGGAAAGAAACGCCCGGCAAGCGTTCTCCGGTATGGCCCGACGGCTCACAGCTTTACGAATACGAATTTAACCGGGATATTGCCCGGCGGGTATATGCAGTACTGACGGCCCGAGGCGTGGACTGCGAATTAATCGTGTCGGAGATCTGCGACATATCATTGGCCGAGCGGGTGCGGCGAGTGAACAAGATCGCGCGAGTTGTCGGCCCAAGCAACTGTCTGTTGGTATCAATACATGCGAACGCGGGCGGCGGTACCGGCTGGGAAGCGTGGACATCCATCGGACAGACCGAAGCCGACAACTATGCGACGATCTTTTACGAGGAAGCCGCCCGCGCATTTCCCGAGAAGCGGATGCGCAAAGACATGACCGACGGCGACCCGGACAAAGAGGAAAATTTCTACATTCTCAAGCACACGTCCTGTCCGACGGTCTTAACCGAAAATTTCTTCATGGACACGAAGGATGATTGCAAACTGATCTTTTCGGGGTCGGGCCGTCAGCGTGTGGCCGACATGCACGTTGCGGCCATCGTCCGCTGTATCGAATATCACAACAACAAATAACCTACAACTATGAAAGTCTATTACAACTCCAAGCTGGCAAAGCGCCTCCTTTTCGGCAATTTCAAAACCTGCATGTTTTTCGGGACTGTCATCACCAAACTCGCACAACTCTCGGCCCGCACCAAGCGACACGAGGGCATCCACATCCGCCAGTTTTGGGAGTGCTGCGTATTAGGAGCCGTCCTCTGGTGCCTCGGGCATGGAGCCGCGCACCTGTTCTGCGGGCACCTTTCGGCAGGATGGCTCCTGCTGGTGCCTTTCACCTACTACCTGCTTTACGGCGGAGAGTGGGCAATATCCTACGCATATCACATGATACGAGGCGATGCCCGCGACCGATGGAACGACGAAGCCTACCACGCTTCGGCATTCGAAATGGAAGCCTACGCCCACGAGAACGAGCCCGAATACCAACATAAGCGCCGATGGTTTGGCTTTGTAAAATATTACGGAAAAATCTGACCCCATGCGCACCGCGACATTCATACTCTCGTTTGCCATCGTCGGACTTGCAAGTTGCTCGGCACCCCGGACACTCATCCAGAGCAGCCGCACCGATAGTGTGGGTATAGATCGGAAAGTAGACATCCGCACACGCATCGAATACGTGCCGATCATCGTGCATATCCCCGACCAGCGGGCAAGCGCGATCATCGAGCCGTCCGACACGTCGCACCTCGAAACGGATTACGCCGTTTCTGACGCTTTTATCCGTCCCGATGGTAAGTTATACCACGACCTACGGAACAAGCCGCAGGAGAAGCCGATAAACATCCCTGTTGAGGTTACAGACACGACGACAACCCAGACAATCGACCGGCAAGAGCGCGAACGCATCGAAATCCCTGTACCTATGCCGCTGACATGGTGGCAGCGGTTCTGGCTCACCTCGGGAAAAATCGGCTGGGGACTGCTGACCGGGGCGATCATCGGCATAATCATCCGCAAAAGACTATAACAATGAATTGCTGGCGCACAAAAGCGATAATTGCAGGCACAAGTTTCGGGATGCTATTCACGGCCATAAAGGACGAGATAGACATACCAGACGTGTTGCCCGAGATCATCCCGTCAGCATGGTTTGACAATCTCGACCGATACCGAATTACGGCCCAGCTTTCGACATCACGACGCGGCGTGTGCATCGTAGCACGTTCGGACACATCGGCGGATTTGAAGATCGAGCGACGCGACAGCGCCCACTACTTTATAAATGTCCCAGCTTCAGCCACGGTCGATATGGACGAGGGTGAAATCGTACTGACGATTGAACTCCGCGACACGCTGACCGATGCAGTACTCAAGGCCGAGCGTCGGACAATCCCCCTAATAAAAGCACGCGAAATACGACCATGAAATTGATTTGCACAATCCAGCAGGGCAATCTAACGGTTGCGGACGGCTCGGCGCTTTCGCATCGGCTGTATTTCGATTTTGTAACCCGTATTGGAATCGACGGAAAAGATGGCATAACCCCTCATGTCGGCCCAGACGGGAATTGGTGGATAGGAACACAAAATACCAACATCCCAGCCGAGGGACTGCGCAGCTTTCAAACATACCACAACTTTCCAAACATCGGAAATCCGAACATGTTGTATCTGGATATGCAAGCCAGCAAACTATATCGGTGGGATGATGAACACTTAACTTACTGCGTCATTGGAAAACACTATGACGAAATAGACATTATCGACGGAGGAAACGCATAAAAACCTATCATTATGGCAAACGTAACATTAAAAGCAAAGCTCGTTCTTCGCAACGATACCGAATCGAATTGGATAAAGGCCAATCCGGTACTGATAAAAGGAGAAATGGGATATTGCACGGACAAGCAGTATCTAAAAATAGGCGATGGCACAAAGGTATTCACAATGCTGCCTAAAAATACTCTTGGGAAAGTCATTCTTTTTGATGATCCCCCAACTGATGAAGACGCGAAAAAATGGGAACCGGGAACAATCTTCATGCACATTATGACAACGCCACCTACGCTGTATATGGTGACATGGAGTGACGATTTGGAAAGGGTATTACAGCAAATTGTTACCGTCGAAAGTTTCGACGCCCTCGGGGTGATGCAGCAAGATAAATATGCGAAATCAGCAGGAGCGGGGCCCGACACCGGATATGTCGATAAGGCATTGATGGCCGACAAACTGAAAACAGCCCGGACAATCGCCCTTACAGGCGGCGTAGGTGGTAGTGCCTCATTCGACGGAAGCGGTAATATTTCAATCGCAACGACTTTATCAATTACCGAAAACGACGTACCATCGCTGCCCCTCTATAAAATCCGGGATGCAGGTACGGCGGCATCGCGCAATGTCGGCACCACCGCCGGACAGGTACCGATATTGGATGCTTCCGGCAAACTAAACACGTCTGTATTGCCGCAGCTTGCGATTGTAGATGTCGTAGAAGCCGCCAGCGACGCGGAAATGTTAGCCAAAACCGTACAGAAAGGTGACATCTGCTTGCGAAGCGATGCGCCGGCAGGGGCGTTTATCCTCGCAGGTAACGATCCCAAAGAACTGGCGAACTGGAAGCGCATACCCGTCCCGGCCAACGCCGTATTATCCGTAAACGGAAAAGTCGGCGTTATAACTCTTACGACTGACGACATAGCAGAGGGCAGCCGTCTGTACTTTACGCCTGCACGCCTCACCAGCTATTTACAGGATGCGAACAATACTTTCATCATGGACGGCGGTAACGCATAGAAACAATGAATCAAATTATCACTATTCATACGCGGTTTCAGCAGCGGCGCGGAACTGCGGCACGCTGGGCCGCGGTCAATCCGATATTACAAGAGGGCGAGATCGGGCTGGAGCTCGATACGCGGCGCATCAAATTTGGCGACGGCGTTACGGCATGGAACGACCTCGAATACAGCACACAGGAATTATTCCCGGCTTCAGCTACCCAATTAGGTGGTATTATTGCCGCAGACAAAGGAAAGAACTACACCGTTGAGGTGCAGATAGACCCCAAAACGCATCGACTGTATATCCCGGCATATCCGACTATGCCGGAGCTGGCCGCCGTCGCCACAAGCGGCGACTACAACGATTTGGATAACACCCCGGCTCCGTATGAACTACCCGCAGCCACAGAAACCGTTATTGGTGGAGTGGCCGCAGCGCAGATAACAACCGGCTACACCGTTGAGGTAAAAAAAGACCCGGCATCCCATAAACTTTACGTCCCCGCAGCCAGCGGCGGCGGGAGTGTTGAGGACGACGGTAAATTACCGGGGTTGGTTATCCGCGTGATCTATAAACAACAAGACAAAAGTACGCATTTCACCAATGAAACCGGAGGGCTGCTTAATGCGGACATCTATTTTCGGCCCATGTGTAGCACGGAATATTTCAACCGGATTATGCCTAAACTATTCATAGGACTTGCTCGATGCACGTCACGGCACCGGCAGAAGCGAGACAAAATACCGAACCGCTCTATAATGGGCACTCAATGGCATTTTGTAGGGGCCCCGTCGATCAACAACACCCTTGCCGAACGTTATCCCAGAATATCGACATTTACAAACCCGACGTTTAATGAAGCTCCACGGTGGACTTACGATGATGTTGTCCCGGTGCGAGTAGCAGACCTGATAAGTAAATATAGTGGAGAATGGATAAGATTTCCGCACGATCTGGAAACAATAGTCAGAAGATTTATCTATATCTATCAGGTGCGCGATACCATAACCCCGCATCAATACTTAATACTCCCAATTCACACGATGCAAAGAACTACATTAGTTAATCGGGGGTATATAAAGATTAGCGGCCAGCGGAATCGTACCGTACTTTCAAAGGCGCGGACTAAACCAAGTGAATTTTACGCCTCTGTAAATCTTGGGTTCTGTTTCGCAAAATACATAGAACATCCACCCAATTTGCGGCATTACATTTTTGGCCCTATTGCTCAAAAACGGGCAATGGCCGTCAGCGCCAAAGCAGAAAATACAATCTGCTATTTTCTGAAAGACATGGATAAAAAAGCACGAATACTATAAATTAGGGCAGCAGGTGAGCATAAAATAAATTGTGTCGGGATGCCGACTCGCGTAAGCATAGATTAGGAGCCTTCGGGAACTTACGAAAGATCAGCGTCGTCTGCGCCCTTTTTACAGGTGGGGATTATCCCCACCTTTTTTTGTAGATAATTTTTTTCTGCACGTTTATTTGGTTATTCACCTTTTTTCATTTACTTTTGTCCCGCTTAACAATAGCAATATTTAGTTTTAGCTGCCCGGAGAGGTGCGTGAGTGGCTGAAACGACCGGTTTGCTAAACCGGCAAGCGGGTAAACTGCTTCACGGGTTCGAATCCCGTCCTCTCCGCAGACAACCTTAACTATTAAGGTTTTACACGCAAGGCACCCAAAAAGGAACCCATTTTTAAGGCCCTTTTGGGTGCTTTCCTTTTATCTCCGCTAAAACAATTTGCGGAAGAAGGCGGCTACAGCCGTAAATACCTTCGTCTTCCGAAGAAAGAAAAAGGCAACCGCCAATAGTACCAAAATCCCGAAAATGTAACGCCACCTGTACGGGTCGGCCGCCGGCTTCTCGGTAATATCGGTTTCCTTATCGGTGTCCGTGTTCACTTCTTCCGTTTTGGTCGTTTCCGTCTTCTGTTCTTCCTGCGTTACCCCGGTAGCTTCGGCCTTCTGTTTTACCGTGAAGGTTTCGATACTCTTAATAGCTCCCTGCCTTCCGGTATCGGGCGGCTGCTTCTCTTTCGGTTCCTTCGGCCGGTTCTTGGGCGTGTCTGCAACCGGATTAGACGGGCCGCCCGCCTGCATAGTGTCCGGCTTTGCCTGCCGGGTATCGGGTTTCGGCGGGAAAAACTCGATTTTCGTATAGGTTACTTCTACGCCTTCGGTTTTCGTATTGTCTACCGTCCGGCGAAATTCGGCCGCCGTCGTTTCGTTCCGCTTTTCTTCGGTCTTAGCCGTTTCCTTCGTGCTGCCGGCCAACTTTCGCGGCGTGGAACACCCGATAAAAGAAACGGCCGCAATCCCCCAAAGAATAGCTATAAAGGTTCTTGTTTTCATACGATTTCGATAGTGATTTTTTCTTTCCGGGCTATTGCGGCCTTACACCGCTTTGTAAGTTCAAGTTCGTAAGGCGTGGAATTGATAACCCGCCCCTTTACCTTGTTTTCTCCGACCAAAATACAGCCGGAAGTGTCCTTACCGGTATTGCCACGATGAATTAGAATGCCGTCGAAATGCGGTACGTTCAAAAGGCGAGGAAGGTCGCGCCCGAAGCGCGGCGAACGGTTTACGGTTATTTCGTAGGTTCCGAACGGTATAGCCGTTTCGTTCTTTACCTTCTGTTCCCCATTGTCAAATTTGCCGTTTCGGTTGTCGTCCCGGTTCTTGTCTTCCAAGGTATCGCAAAAACGCACCCCGTCAATAAACAGCGTACCGATAGTATAGGTTTCGGCGAAGTATCGCCGTTTAAGCGTTAGTTTCATTGTCGCCCCCTTTCTCTTTTTCCTTTTTTAGATACTCGATAACCCCGGCTATAATCTCCTGTTCGTCCTTATGCTGGATGATTTGCGAAAGGATTTTAGCCGCATCCCCGATTTTGGCCCGCTCCTTGGCTTCGCTATTCTCGTAGATACTCTTTAATTCGATAAATCCCACGAACATAGCCCCGATAAACGTAAAAAACGGCAATACCGGTAAAGTGTGGTTCGTCTGCGGATTTAGCTGCGTAATAGCCAACATTTGCACCACGTCGATAGATGTAATTACGAGTATCATATTGAAATACCGGCTTATTTTGTCTACTGTCTTACGCAATCCGTACGAAGACCGATATTCCCCCCGTTGTTTGGCCTTTCGAATCCCGGCCCAAAGGTCAAGGAAGACCACGAACAAAACAAGCGCGTAAACGCAAGCTATAATAATAAGTTGCGGCCCGAAGGTCTGTAAGATATTTTCCATAGCTTAAATTCCCGCTGCCCCTACGTCGATACCGGCGGCGGCAAGGTCGGCCCGAACCATTGCTTTAACCGCAAGCACTTCTTTAAGGTAATTTTCGTATTCGGTTTTGTCCGCTTTGTCCGTCGATAGCCCAAGTACGAAAGCGTTGTACTTATTGATAAGGCTAAATTCTTCGGTTTCGTCCCGGCGGGAACGCAAAACGGCCTTTACGCATTTGTCGTAATCCGGCCGGCCCCATACTTCCACCGTGTCGTAATCGTACGCCTTCCTTGCGGCCGGTACCTGGTCGCCTTCTGCTTCGGCCATAGGTTCCGGCGTTACTTCCACTTCGGTAATATTGTAGTTGTAATGCCAACTGCCGTTGCCCAAGTCCTGCAAAATGGGCGGTCTATCGTTTGAATTTGATTTCATACTTCGATGTTTTAGAAAGTTTCTTAATCAAGTGTTTGCTATCGCAAGACTTCGCCCAACCCCACCAAGGGCAAATAGCCTGCTTAAAGTCCTTTTCGGATAATGGCCTTTTCCGTTTGTTCAGCTTCGCCAACCGCCGGCAAAAAGTCTTTTTAATGCCCTTTCGCATTCGGGTATGCGTGTGGAAAAATACATATCCTACGAAGTCGATACCGCGAGCCGCTACGGGGAAAACTTGCCAATTCCCTTTAACCTCTAATTTCAAATCCCCCAAATACGCCCTAATTTCGCCCATTAAGGAATGAAGGTAGGATTTATCCGAAGCAAGTATTACAATATCGTCCGCGTAGCGGAAGTAGTGCTTTACCCGCTTCTGTTCCTTTATCCAATGGTCGAAGTAGGTTAAATAGAGGTTAGCGAAATATTGGCTTAGGTAGTTTCCGATAGGTACGCCGTCCGCCGAATCTATAATTTCGTCAAGTAGGCGAAGTAGCCTTTTATCCTTCAACTTGCGGCGCAGAATGGATTTTAGCACGTCGTGGTTAATCGAAGGGTAGAACTTGCGAATATCCAATTTCAAACAAAACGTAGTACCTTCCGGGTCTTCCCGTAGGGCCTGTTTTACCTTCTTCGCGGCCGCATGAATCCCCCGGTTCTTAATGCAGCTATAAGTGTCCGCCGTGAAGGTCGAAACCCAAATAGGCTCTAAGACGTTCATTATAGCGTGGTGCAAAATACGGTCGGGAAAGTAAGGCAAGCGGTATATTTCCCGTTCTTTGGGTTCGTAAATAGTGAATACGTCGTACTTCGATGTATGGAAAGTACCGTTTAGCAAGGTTTCGCGCAACTTCAATAGGTTCACTTCCCGTTTTTTATCGTGTTCGATAACTCCGTACGTGCGTAACTTACCCTTACGGGCCTTTTCGTCCGCAAGCTGCAAGTTCTCGATAGAACAAACCTTCTCGTACAAGTTACCTATTCGCTTCATCGCACTACTTATTTGCTGATTCCTTAGGGAATGTTCGGGAAGTCCTACTAATACCCCTTAAATAGTTGTTGTTTTTTGCCAAGTGGCAAGGTTTTTACCCCGTTAAAATCTGCATAGCTGGGAGCTGACATTCGCATTCGTATTCGAAGCCGTGTTATTCGTATTCGCGTACGAAAAGCCGGCATTCGCGCTGTTATTCGCATTACCGCCGAAAAGCACGCCCCAAGGGTAAACCGCCTTTATTTTCACTCGAAATAATACCTTGTTCCCGAAGCCCGCATAGTTACTTTACGCGGGAAGGCGTTACGCTCCTTAATCTTCCCAAGGATATATTTAATTTCTTGCGAATTGGTAAAGAACTTCCGCGCGTCTTTATCCGGGTCTTCTTTATTGAACTTAATCTTAACCAAGAAGCGACCGGTTCCGAACTTCGTTTTAACGTCGTCCAAGAAGTCAATAACCCAAAAAGAAAGGTTAATTAACTTCTGCTGGGTTATTTCCGAACAATTGAAGTGCTTGTTATTCGCGTCCGGCTCAATCTGCAAGAAAGCTAAACTTCCGTCGTCCTGCCTGTTGTTTTCCATTTTTGCGAAAAATTGAACGGCGGGCATTCGTCCTAATTTGAGCTACTTCGAAAGCCCGCCGTAGTTAAACTTCTTTGTTAAATGCGTTCCGTTACGTGTCGTTTCAAGCGGGTAAAAAGCAAAGCCGGGAGCCGACAGTCGCAGACGTATACGAAGCCGCGTTAAGCGTATGCGCGCACGAAAAGCCGGCATACGCGCCGGAATACGCAGCACCGCCGAAAAGCACGCCCCTTTGTCCGGTATTGCTTACTACGTTCGTATAGAAGTAATCGGCGAAGTAAGTAGTAGAACTTGCGCCTACTGCTGTCGGCATATTTTCGCCGTACTCGCCAATCATCATAATTTTAACGTAACCTTCATTGCGGGGTAGCTCGCCGCGCTTCTCGTAATCGGTATAGTCGTTACTTTGAAACTTGGCCGGGTCGGTACATACGAAAAACTCACTAACGCCGCCCGCGTCCGCACTTTGAATATTGCACTTGCATCCGTCCGTCCAACTCCATACGTGCCCGAAAGGATTTTCCAAACCTCGGTAGCTGGGTACGCTAAGGGTTTGGCCGTCGGTTCCGTCGCTTTTCTTGTATGTGTAGTTTACTACGCCTGTCTTATTTCCCAACGGGTTGGTAACCCCGCAAGGAACCATAGGGTTATAACTGTTATAGCCGTCCCAATCGCTCATATTGGTAACGCCTTGGCTTAATCCGCCCTGCTTATATCCTTCGCTTGTAGGTTCCGCGTTATAGGCAAGTTGGCAATTAAAGTTAGCGTATTCGACGGCGTAAAGCCACCAGCAAGTTTTTTGTACTTCGTAAACGTCGCAATTCCAACCGGCCCCGTTCTTGCCGGCATTCCCCCGGTTCCGGGCATACTTCCGAAAGTTGGTAAGGCTGATAGATGTAGCCGGCATACCTAAAAGGCTTCTATATGTTCCGTCCCAACCGGCCGTATTGTTACCGCCACGGAAAGCCGTAGAAGTATTTACGACGCTTGCAAGTTTCGGCGTAGCCGATACGGTGCGGTCTACGGCCGCTTCGTAAGCCGAACGATAGGCAAGCTGCACCAAATGGAACCCCGGTAGCGCGTGTTCGGAAAGAAGGCACCGGAATTTAGTACCGTCTACTTCAAATTTGCGGTAGTGGGCTGGTATTTCTACCATTACTTGCCCGTCGGTGCCGTCAAGTTTGGCGGCGGCTCCCGTATCGCGCTTGGTGCTGTCGTTCGCGTGAAGGTAATAAGCTACCGTTCCGTTGTCGCGCAAGACACAACGGCGCATTTTACTTTGAATAGGCAGCGAAACGTGAAGTTCCGGGCGACCAATTCGGGTACAAGCCGAAGAAGCTACGTTAGAATCCCATTCTATACCGTAGTAGTAATCGTAGGGAAACGTCGGCTTCGTGTTTCCTACTCCAATCAATAAACCCATAGCCGTATAAGATTTAGTACCCCCAAACAAGGGTAGCGTTAATACTCGTTTGCTTAATCTCGCGGACTATTTCGGGGTTCCAACCTATTTCGAAGCGCGTAGCTACGAACTTGCCCGGCTCCATGCCCCAAAGGTTTACTTCAAGAACGACGGCGGTTTCTCCGTCGTTCTTAATGTTAAACGGCGTATCTTCCATTTTGAAGTTACCCGTACTTAGCCCTTCAATGGGGCCGATTGTTCCAATTTGGGCGGAAACCGTTTCGCCCCCTCTTGTTGTACTCATTTTGTCGAAATATTAAGTTACACAAAAATACCCCGTTGCGTATTATTATAATACGCTTGTTGGTAAAAAATTAAAAACTAACTTTCTGCCTTCGTAGAATAGCGAGTATGGTTTCGTAAAATCCAAGTTCCATAAATATTCACAAACTCCATTAACTCACCGGGAGATAATACCCCAACTTGGGTATAGGAAGATTTTGTACCCTTTACGACCGTACAGGGATATGATGATGAATTATATAACGCACAATTATACCCGTTATGGTCTTCGTTGGCCTCCATTAAAACCCCGAATTGTGCTCCGGCGGTCAAGGCCATGTAGCAATTTTCGGAAACTGCCAACACCGTAGTAAATTGCAAAGGCGGGCAGTTGGTTTTTGTATATATCGTTTTATACGACCCGCTCGTTTCAAAGTAATTGGAAACGCATCGTCCGTCCTTATATACTCGGAACTTGGCCCGGTTGCCCTCCATTGCAGAGGGCGTTTTCGCGGTAAAGTCGATTCCGGTATTGCGTTGATAGGTTTCGCCCGTTGTGGATAATGCGAAAATTTGCGCCCCTACGATATTCGTTACAGTTCCTACGACAGAGCCTTTATTGTCGAAACAATTATCCCCATTGCTCGGCGTCGCGCTTTGGGTGTAGATATGGGTATAGCTATTGCTTGTCCATCCGTAATACTCTACATTCCCTTGTTGCGCTCCTGCGAATATCAACGGATAATCGGATTCTCCGGTGGGATTATAACCGGCCATAGCAGCTGCTACATTCTGTTCCGTATCGCGTACACCTATAAATCCGGAAAGGGCTACACCGCCTTCTATTTCTGTTCTTGCATCCTTAAAAGCATCTCGCAAATATTCTATGTCGCTTTGTTCCAATTCAGCAACATCCTTTAATGTCCCGTCAGACGCACGAAATTTAATGTTCCCCCCAATCTCTCCGGCGTCTAAGTCGAAATAAGTTTGTCCGTCGCCACTTTGAATCCGCCCCGTAGCAAGGAAACGACCGTTAATTGTCGTTGCGCCATAAGTTAGGGCGATAAGACGCGCCGGCCGGTTCCCGTCGGTATCGGTTATCACGCTGCTAAGGCTCCCTATCAAGAAATAATAATATGTAGGGTCGCCGTCTACCGCTCGCTGTACTGTGTCGAAAACGATGTTTCCGGCCGTTCCTGTCTTTTGGCAACGGGCGTATATGTAATAGACCGTTCCGCTTACAAGGTTCGAAAAGGTGGCCGTATTTAGCTGCCAACTTTTTACGGTTTCCGCTATCGTATAGTGAACCAACGTACCGCCTACCACCTTTACCGTATTGGGATTCCCTTCGTAGTTCGGTTCAAAGCGGGTGTTCTGTAATACGAACTGCTGGGAACGTGCGCCGGTGGCTAACATGGTCGTTTCAATCGAAAGCGGCTTTATCTTCTCGCTGTAATAGTGTCCTTCGGGGTCGAAAACATTAGCTAATACTTCTTGGCTGGCTTTCCAATTGCGGCGGGCCTTCGACGGGTCGGCAAGGTCGTTTATCTCTATAACATTGTCGATTTTCTGCAAGTCTTCGATAACGCGGGTTATCGTCGTTTTGGTTACGCTGTCGCCCAAGGTTATATTATACTTGTATTCCCGCAGCAAATCGCGCGTAAAGGCCGTAATTCGTACCGATTTGTTTACGCCTATGTCTTCATCTTCCACTGGGATATAATCGCCGACGGCAAAAAGGTTTACTACGGTCAGTTCGCCGGCGAACTGACGTATAAAATTTTCGTCGATACTTAACCCGTACTGTACTTGCGGCTGGCTGTATTCGGTTATTGCCTTGTTGCCTTCCGCAAGGAGTTTGTTTTCCGCGTCGGTCTTGTAAGTGTCCGGCAAATTTATATCCGTGAAGAAATACTTATCGCCTACGCCGAACTGAAACGCCGCACTTGTTTCGCTGGGGAACTTCATGCCGTTTTCGTCCGTGAACGGTACTACCTGTATTTCCTTCGTCGCGTGGTCGTACTTGTGTATGTCAAATTCATAGCCGGCCAAGTTTCCGGTAGTGAACTTTACCTTTGCAGTAGCTCCGTCGATAAGCCACTTTGTATTACCCGCGCTATCCTTTTCGTTAAGGTCGAAGTTCATAGTAGCGTCCTTAAAAGCATAATACGCGCTTCCGGCGGCTGTTACTTCGCCGTAGCGTTCGGGTCTGATGTCGTCGAATATCTTTGTATTCTCCTTCAACCCGTAAGCCGCAATAGCGGCCGCGTCCTCGATGTAGGAAGCGTTTTTAGCTTTGCCCGGAAGACAAAGACGGGTATAACGGTATTTGTCCCCAAGGTTGCTACTACCGCCGTAGACGTATAGCCGGGTAACTACGTTCTTGGAATTGATGTTTTGGCGCGTTAATTCGTAAAGCCCGCCGGTACGTCCGTACCGGAAGGTATAGGGGAAGTTTACCCCGGCCGTTTTGATATTGAGCGTACGAACGCCGTTAGCTTGGGTAATCTCAAATTCGGTGCTGTACTGTTCGCAAAGGTCTTGCAACACTTCCAAACAATTCTTTTCCGTATAGGTAAGCGTTTTATACTCCGTATTGGCCGGATAAACGCCTAACACCCATTTACCCGGATATACGCGGGTAAGGTTCCCGATAAGAATACCTAAGAAGTCTTCTAAATCGCCCGTAAAGCTATCTAATACGGTATCGTCCGGTAACAAAAATTGCACGTCGATTAACTCGTACTGTACGCCTTCGAAAGTAAGGGTATATTCGAAATTCCGGTTTCCGGTCTTCTTAATGCCCGGAAGCTGGTTAAGGGTATAAGTCTTCCCGTAAACGTCTATTTGGTCGCCCAAGTGGAAGGTTAAGGGCGTGGCACTTTTTACGGTTATCGCCACCGTATCCGCCCCTAACAGCGTAATACTTTGTTCGGCCTTGGTAACTCCGGACTTACGCGCCCGCGAAGTCAATAGGGCCGTAGTCCCGTCCGGGTGTCTTACTATAATTTGTTCCATACGATAATACCGTTAGTAGTGAAACTTTCTATTTCTTCGATAACTCCGGCGACAATGGCGTAAAAAATTCCGTCGGTCGTGTATTCGTGACTCGCTGTTACGTCGGTTCCGTAAACGTCGTTCGTTTGGGTTCCGTCGCCCCAAAAGATAGTAACCGCCTTCTTGCTGGTTAGGGTAATCGTTAGCGTTTTCGTATCATTGCTTAAACGCTGGTGCCGTACGATACGCTTTACCGGGTCGGGTTCCTTCAATTTCAAGGTAAAGGTTCCTACCATAAGGTCGTCGTTCCAACGTTTGTTAATGGCTACCCCGTTCTCGTTATAGACTTCGTAAAGCAACGGTTTCGTAGGGTGTATATCTACCATAAGCCGCTGGGTGTTGGGCCGGTTGAATACGTCCAAGAAGTCGTTTAGCTTCGTAACAAAGTCTACCTTCCCGTTCGCTTTCATAAAGCAATTAAGGGCTATTTCGCGGGGTTGCAGTATCTTGTTTTCAAGGTCTACTATCTCCCCGTGATAATCCGGCCAATCAACGGAAACCGGGGTTTTCATTTTGGGACGGTCAAGAAGGCCGTTACTTTCGCTTACATAAATATCCCAAGCCTTAAAATCGGTTCCGTCTATACTGTAAGCCAATTGCGCCACCGTAGCAATACTTTCGGTAATTTCTTCCTGCGGCAAGGCGGTATTATATACCTTAACTTCGTCGATACAACCGTACCCGTTGGCGGTCGTATAGATGTCTTGCAGGATAGCGAAACCGGTAGGCTGGGCGGGTAGCGTAATGGTCTGCACCAATGCCGTATCAAGGTAAATGCGGATTGTTAGGCCCTCTTTGACGATAGCCCAATAGCCCCAAGTATCGGCCGCAAGGTTAAACCACGCTTCCGTATAACCTTCTATGGCTTCCCAGCGGGCAAAGAATCCGATACGCTTACCTGTAAAGCCGTCCGGGAAGGCTGAACGCTTCAACCAGGCAAGCAGGGTAAAGTTCCCGGTAAGGGGAATTACGTTTTTGTCTATATCGCAATGCCCGTTACCGTCGAACTTTATACAATTGCCTTGCTTTCCGCCGGTAAAATCTGCTTCTACTACCGTACCGTCCGCCCGTGTCTTGCTGTAATCGTAAGCAATGGTAGAACCGGCCGCTTCATCGAAGGGCATATTTAGGATAATGTTACTTTCGTCTGCCATATCAATACGTTTTAGTCGTTTTTCGAATAACTTTTATTATCGCGTTACCTTCGCCGTCGCCGGTGGTAGTCGTCAAGTTCCCGCCGTAGTGGTTTACGCAAATCTTCGCGTTATCCCGTGCTTCTACTTCTACGGTGGTATCGTCGAATACGTCTACCATTACGAAGGAATTACCGGTAGCAAGAACCTTTAACCGGCTTTGGTGCTTTGCGAATACCTGCCCTACGTTCCAACCGTCGTAAGTGGCGGTACCCTCGCAACGGCCAAGGGCTACTACGTGCCGGAAGTTTCCTGCCGTAATAGCTTGGTCGAGGAACACGCCGTAGGCTTCGCAAGTACCTACGAAGTGCTGGCGTATAAATTCGTTGCTGGGGTACTCGTTGCTTAGGCAAAAGTCGATACCTTCAAGGTACATTTTAATAAGTTCGTCTTTCCCTTTGGTATCTATAAGGCGGCCGTACCATTCTTCGCAAATGCCTTTCTTTTTGGCGTCGCGGGCCAATCGTTTATTTACTTCCATATCGCTACATTGTTATTCCTTGCGCCCGTAACGGGTCGGACGCGCTTCCCGAAGTATTCTTTTCTATCTGTTCAAGGTGCCGGTTCGATACGCTTAATTTGCCGTCGATGTTGGCAAGGTGTATAAGCTGCTGGCGCAAGATTTCTATTTCCTGCACTTGGTTTACACGTACGGCGTTCGTTTGTCCGGCCAATAAATCTATACTTTCTTGGCTGGCTCCCTTAATTGCACCGGATAGGCTCGTAGTAGGGTCGCCGTTATCGTCCAAGTCCTTAAACAAATCTTCGTACAACTTCAAGGCTTCGGCGTACCCTTGGGCTATTGATTTTACTCTATCCTTAAACCGTTGCTGTTCTTCCGGGGTCAAGCCGTCGAAGGAACCGCCGCCTTCATCGTTAAAACCCATATCGCGCTGCAACTGCTTTACGGCATTTTGTAGCTGCTGTTCGAGGAATTGTTTTTTTAAGGCGTTCTTTACGGCATTACCTAATACCTGGTTCGTAACCTTTTCAATCGCGCTTTTTACTTTGTCGCTGTTGAAGCCGTCGGAGTAGGCTTCGGCTATCGCGTCGGACAATTGCGTAGCCAAGTCCTTTGCCGAAGTCTGCGTTACGCTTTCCGTAATTTCGGCTATGGTGTCTTCGATTTGGCGGCCTAATTCTTCGTACTGCTCCTTATATTGGTTTACCTTACCACTATCGGTTTTTTTCTTGCTTTCTTCCGCTTCCCACATAGCCCGCAAGTGCGCGCGTTGTTCGCGCATATTGTTAATAAGGGCCTTTTGGTTATCGTAAACCGATTCGCCTAACGCCTTATCTACGGCGTGTTCAAGTGCTTTGTAGGCGCGTTCCAATTCTTCGACGGCAGCAGCGTGTTTCTTAATGGCTCGTTCGGCCTTACGGTCGCGGGAGTTGAACAGGTCAAAGACGGAAGTTAGCATACCTACGGCTCCCTGTATCATTTGGGCCGGGTTCATAGTTGCGTACCCCTGTGCCATTTGCCCTATTCCGTCCACAATTCCGCCTACGTCCCCTAAAATAGCTTGGGTTTCGTCGTCCATAGAACCTCCCATTTTCTCAATAGCACCCGTAACCGCGTCGAACGAACCTTTTACCAAATCGGCCGTAGCCCCTACGCCTTTGAATACTTCGGATAGGTTCGCTTTACTTGCGTCCTTCTTATAGTCCTTCAAAGCCGTAGAAAGGGCCTTAAACGGGTTGCGGGTCTGTATTTCGTCCTTGGCTTCCCGCAACTTGCTTAAAACTACGTCTAAGTCTTGCGGGTTAAGTTCTACGCCTAATTGGGCCTTTTGCGCTTCGATTTTATCTATAAGGGCCTGTATTTGCGCCGTAGTAAGGTCGTCGAGGTTCCCGAAAAGTTGCTCCCAAGCCCCGGAATCGGTCAATTCCTGCAACGCTGCGGACGAAAGGGCCTTATTCTTGGCTTCCTGCAATTTCGCTACTAATTCTTCGTTATTCTGCTGGGTTGCCAATGCTATTTTTTCGTCGTATTGCGCGGAAATATCGGCGCATTTTTGCTGATATGTTTTGTATTCCTCTACCAATGCGTCGTAGTCTTCGTTCCCCGAACTTTTTGCGTATTTTTTGCGCTCTTTCTCCAAATTCGCCAAGGCTTCCAAGGCTATACGGCGTTCGTCGTCCGTCTTGGCCTTCGCCAATTGCTCGTTAAGAAGGCGGCTATTTTCGGCGTAGTTGGCTTCAAAGGTTATCTTCTTACCCAAATAGTCCGCATATTCGGATAATAGGGCTTTTGTCCGGTCTTTGGCCTTTTGCTCTACGTCTTCCTGCTGCTTCTTAATAATGTCGCTTTTACCTTTGTCAAGGTCGGAACCGTCCCCGGTCAAAGCCTTACGCTTTTCTTCCAAGATATTAACCATTTCCAAAATGGAACGTGCCCCGGAAAGTTGTTCTTTAAGCTCCTTTTCGAATCCGGCTAAAACGGTTTCCTTCGTTTCGTTGGCTATGGCGTTATTTAGCTTCTGCAATTCTTCGGCTTGTGTCTTTGTGGCCGTTCCGCTTCCGATAGCCTTAATAAGCTGGTCGCGCTGCTTCTGTAAATAATCCAAATAGCTACTTCCTTCTTTCAGCAACCCGGCGAACTCGGCTTTTGCGGCATTGCGTACTACTTCGTCTTTGGAATTTACCCAATTGTAATACTCCGTATATTTCTTTTTCCGGGCTTCCAATTGTTCCGTAAACGGGTCTTTTTGCGTAGTCTTAGAAGACGTGCCGGATAAATCCATTTTTTTAAGTAACGCTTCCTGTTCTTTGATTTTCGCCAATAACTCGGCCCGCTCCTTATCGGTGGTAGCTTCCTTATACTTTGCACGCAACTTTGAAATAGTCTTTTCCAGAGCTTCTATACTGCCTTCCGCCACTTTATCCGCACCGCCCCCGATAGAATCCAAAATTTCGCGTTCTTTTGCGGTAAATTCTACTTGCTGGTTTATCAAGGCGTTATATTCCCGTTCCGCTTTCGCTACGGCATCTTCGGCCTTTTTCCAATCGCGGGATTTTTCAATTATAACGCCTTTACGCTCTACGCCGTAACCGTCCTTATATGTTCCCTTCTTCGATACATACGCTTTCGGAGTAGCTTCTAATTCCTGCTGGGCTTTTAATACTTCCTTGTATTTCTCTACGGCCAATTCCTGTACGGCTAACGCTTTGGCCCGTTCTAAGCAGGCTTCTATAAACTTCGACTTATTAGCTACTAACAAGTCTTCCGCTTCTTTAACCGTCTTAATGGAAAATCCCAAGTCCTCGAAGCGGTCTTTATTGTCTTCGATAAACTTGTTTTTAGCGGCCATATCGTTACCCAGCCGGTTCCATGCGGTGGAAAGCTCGGTAATTGCTGTAACCGGTTCGGCGGCAGCTTCTACCACTTTGTTATTAAATTCTTCTTGCGCCTTCTTTGCTTCCCGATTCTTGGATATGAATTTGGAAATTAAGGCTATCGCAGCGGTAATCGCTACTGAAAGGCCAAGGGTTAAGGTCGCCATTAACGCCTTTGCCGCTACGTTGGAAATACCCAAAGCCGTAGCAAACTTCGTTTCCGCTACGGTAAGTAATTCTTTCGCCTTGCGAACTAATACAAGCTGGGTATATGAATCCTTGTTTAAGGTTTTGGCTACCTGCTGTAAGCCTATGGTTATAGCCATAAGGGACTGAACTTTAACCATAATCTTTTGCAAGTTTTCATTTTCCCCGGCAAACAGTCCTACCGCACCCTGCGCGGCCGAAAAAGCCCCGCTTATACCGCCCATTACCTCTAATACGGTATTCATATTTTGGTAGTCGTCGGACATAATTTTAGCCTGCGTATTTGCGTCGGCCATAGCGTCCGCCAAACGGCCTAATTCCGCCTGCATAGCCCGGTATTCGTCCGTATTACGCTTCCCGTTCTGTTCCATTTCCGCAAGTGAATTTTTAAGGTTCATAACTTGCGTTCGTAACATGCCTTTCGCCTTCGCGTTTTGCTCTACCTTGGCCTTATTCTCGTTTAAGGTTTGTTCTTCTTTCTGTAAAGCGTCCGCCGTGTTCGCCACTTCCTGCAAAAGTGCTTTCCGCTGGGCTATTTCGTCTTTTATAGCCTGTTGTTTGGCCGTTAATGCCCTATATTCTTCGTCCCCCTTGGCGGTGCCTTTCATAAAGGCGGCCCCGGCCGCTTCGCCCAAGCGGGCGTACTCTTTTTCAAGGTCGGCGATTGCGTTACTATGGATTGCGGCCATAGTGTCTATATCCTTAAACGCCGCTTCAATTTGTGCGGCGGCTTCTCTGTACGCGGCTTCCATACGGTCGCCGCCTTCTACGGTTGCGTCCGTGAAACCCTGTACGCGCCTTTTGGTTTCGGCCAATGCGCTATTTATTTGCCCGTTATTCGCAATTATATCGAACTCCAAGGCACCGCCTTTTATATTCATCGGATAATGCTATTTATTTGTTGTAAAATACTTTCGGCGTTCTCGCTGGTTATCTTGGTTGTCGTGTTGCCCGCTGTATTGCCGTCTTCGTCGTCGGCCATGCGCGGCGCGTCGATTAACAACCGTTGAACAACGGCCCAAGCTACGCCGTGATGTAAGTAATCCCAAGTCCAGCCAAGGTGGGCGCAAATCGAACCCCGGCGGCCGTAAGGACTATTAAGCCCTATTACTCTATGCGCTCCGTCCTCGGTTGGGTCGTTCTTGCGCCGCTCATCAAGCGCATAGAGTTTATAAAATCCCCTAAGTTGCTTACGCTGGTTACGGCTTCGGAAAGTCCTACCAATTTGGAAGGTTTAATAGTGTGGAAGAAAAGGGCCGTAAGCCGGTCTAACTCCTTATCGTCGTTGTATTTTTTTACCCTTCCACCCGCGCAAACTTCGGTAACGTGGTAATCTTCGCCCAATACGGCAATAGCGATTATTCGGGCCATACGTGCGGCGTTATCTTTGGCTATGCGCTTCGCTTCCGCCAAGGTTTCCGTTCCGCCGGCTGTAAGCCGTTTTTCGTCTAAGCCCATTTCTACCCATATCGCGCTAAGTCTGTCAAGAACCGAAAGCGTAGGTTCCTGTATTTCGAAGTCTTCCTTTACCGTAATTACTTCGGGACGTTGGAAGAATCCTTTAACGCCTTTTTTATGCCGGCGGATTTTATGCGTAACGCTGAACTTTATACCTTGCTTTACCAAAAGGTTAAGTTCTTCGCGCTCTAACTCTAAATCCGTTTTTTCTCTTATCGTATCGTCGTTCATATCGTCGTTAAATCAAGAAAGCCCCCGAAACTTTCATTTGGGGGCTTTCGGGTTAAAGTAAGGCTTTCCCCGCGTTATGCCTGCACGTCTGCGGCGGTCATAAGCGTAGCGGTTATTTTCTTAGTTCCCGTTTTGGTCGGCTGCAATACGGTACCGGCAACCTCGATAAGAAGAATACCGCTTTTACTGAAAGTTGCGTTAATCTTACTTACGAGTTTCATGCGCGGAATCTCGAATTTAAGGCCCTGTTCCGGGGTAATGCGTACCGACTTTTCGACTACGGGGATTTTATCCGGAGCTTCCCATTTATCCGGCGTTGAACCCGTGCCGGGGGTACCTACGCCGCCCAAAAGGTCGGCAAGAACCGTAACCGAAGGGTTCATAATCGAAAAGTTGAAGTTCGTTTTTCCGCCCCGGCTAATGCTTATTACGGGGTCGTCCACTTCTTCGGCGTAGTGGTCGGTTGTTTCCGGGTCTTCCTGCGTCATCGTGCAGGTGTCTTGGTAGGTATAACCCAATACGTCCAAGGTTTCGCCCATACCGCCGTCCTCGGCAATTGCTCCTACCTCAATCTTGGAAAGACCGATAGTATAAGTTTTCTTTGCTGCCATTGTCGTAAATTTTAATTAGTTCGTTGTATATTCCATTCTACCCGCAAGTTGTTGTAATGCTCGTTAATGCCCGGTTCTTTAATTATGGCTTCCGTAGAAACCCGAATAGTCAGCCCGGTAATGTTCGCCGATTTTAGAACCGATAGAACAATAGCCGTTAGTTCGCGTATTCGCTCCCTATGCGCCTTAAATTGTTCGGTTCGGCCTATCCTTTCCTTTTTGTCGGGGACGTGGATATTTACGTTTGAAGTTCCGGTTTGCGGTACTTCGTGGTTTAGGAATAGGTTGTTAATTACTACGTCTTCCTTCCCGGAATTATCCGGCCGTTCTCCCTGCACGAATATTCCGCCGCTAAGGGCCGCTTTCAATTCGGCCGAAGCGTTCAGAATCTCAAAAAGAATATCATCGGTTTCTATACTCTGCATACCTCTTTGTGTTAAATCCATAACCGGCAATGAAGCCGGCCGAGGTCGAACTTTTCGCAAGTTCCGGTTACTACAACTAAGCCCGTTGCTTTGGCTGCTTCTACAAACTCGGTATTCGAAAGCTGGCTAACGTCTACCTTCTCCCGCGTTACAATTACCTGCGTGCCTTCGGGAATTTTGGCCGTACCTTTCGGTAGCTGGATAAGCGAAGCGAATACGCGGGTTTCTCCGTCGGCGGTCTGAATTGTCGAACCTTTACCGTTGGTTTCTTCCCGGCAAACTGCTTTTAACTCCCATGCGGCGGCGGGCGTTTCCCAAGAACCGTTAGGTAATTGGACGCTTTCGCCGTCGTGCTGCAAGGCGTACAAGTATTGCGGGTATTGGTAGGAAGTCGTTACCATACGTTGCTTTTGTTCCGAATTTTGGGCTTGCCGGCCGGCGTAATGCCTAATTCCGTGCAAGTCGCGTTATACCAAAGTTTGATAGCGTCCCAATTCCAACTAATGGAATACCCGCCTTCTCCGATATTGGCAAGGGGGATAAGCGTTGTAAACTCTCGGCAAATGGCCGTTTTAGCCTTCCGCACGTCTACCGGTGCGTCCGGGTCGGGGATAAGTCCGCTTTGGTTGCAAAGTATCAAATCCACGTCGTCCGCCGATAGCTGGAATTTGCCGACCGTCTTAGTAATCCATTCTTTGTAAGTCATCGGGTAAGGGTATTAGGATAGGGGCGACCGTTGCCGGCCGTCCCTTTCCGGTTAGTGTGTCCAGGTGCTGTTAGAAGTGTCCATAAGGAAGGAACGGCCCGAAGAAAGCCAAGCCGGGAAAGCGTTTGCAATTCCTACGGTAACTTCTTCGATAGGTTCCTCGGTGGAATACTTCTTTACGCAGGTGTGTCCGTTCATAGCTTTGATTGCTACGGAACCTTTAAGGTTCATATCGGCCGGCTTCTTCCAATAGGTCGAACCGAGTACCTTGCTTTCGCTGAACATTACTACGTCGTCGGCAAACGGGTTTCCACTGAACGGGCGGCTTCCGTCGTCCTTCTCAATAGTAATATCTTGGTCGATAACTACGACCTGTAAGCCACGCAAGTACGCCAAACCCTTCATAGCTGCGTTTACCTGTTCCAAGCTCGGCGTTTGTGCGATGTTCAAGGCGTTAGCCGCGAACGAAGCGGAAAGTTTTACTACTTCCTCGGTCTGAGCCATAAGCGAGAAGGTGTCAAGGTTCATAAAGGCGTACTTCAATCTAATACCCTTCTTCTTGGCCTTAGCTACGATAGCCTTAAAGTCCTTGCTAAACGGTTTCGCGCCGGTGGTGTTCCAAGCGGCCGAGCCGGTCTGAAATCCGACCTTCTGCGTTGCGTCGATTTGATAATCTACGTCGTACTCGGTAATTACGCTATTGTTGTTTTCGTTAGTAAGCGTTACTTTGCCCAACGAAATAGACTGCAACGCAATCCATTCCAAACGGGCCGCTACGCCGTCCCAGCAAAATTGCGTATCTTCGGCCCACGCTTCTACCAACGCCCGAAGGTCGGGGTTCGCGGAAGTCATGGCGACCATAATTTCGTATTCGTTAAGCTCGTTTTCGTCCTTGGTGCGCTTAATAGCCACCTTCGGAATATCGCCTTGAATACGCGCAATAGCTTCGCGGGTCTTTTTGTTGATACTTGCGCCGCGAGCTACAAGGTCGCCGGCAATCTTTAACCCTACCTGCGTTTCAAGGGCTTTCCACGTCATCGTGTAATTCTCCTTCAAAGGGAACAAGGTAGGATAGTAATACGGGTTAAGGTCGTAGGTATTAACTACAGCCTGCATATCCTTTTCGGTAATGCCAATCATTAAGCTCCTTTGCATAACTTTTCCCGATTAAATTAGATAAACTGAATACCGGTAAGTTTGGCTTTCACTTCGGCACCGATAGGCGGGATATTGCTTTCCCGAATCTGCCCAATAGTCCAAGCGTTTACGATATGGTTGCTAAGCGCGTCCACGTCGTAACTTTCGCCCACAAGGGCTACCGGTGCGTATTTGAAGGCTGCCCCCGAAGCCCCGGCCTCGGCTGCGAGGTAAAGCGAATCGCCGGCTTTTGCGGCAACTCCAAGGGTTGTACCTACTGTAAGGTCGTCTTTGCTGCCGTCGCCGCTATTTGTGGCGATAGCGGTAATAGCGTAGGCCGCCCCGCCGGGAGCCAGCATAAGCACGTCGCCGACTTTGAAGTTATGGCCTTTCTTTACGGTGTAGGTGGTAGCGGAGTTCGTAGCGTCGTCGGTAAGAACGGCTACTTTCACTACATGATAAAGCCCGTTTTCATCTTTGCCAACCGGCGTACCTTCGTGCAGAACTTTCTGCGTAAGGTCGTCGGCAGAAACGGTAATACCGTTCGGAATGTCGGCGACCTTGTGGGTAAACGCACGAATTACGCGGTTATCCTTTTTCCTGTCGATTTTAAGCATTTCGAAAGTTTTTTAGCGTTAAACCTCTTTGCCGCCCAAGCCCTTATTTGCGGCTTCTGCGGCCTTTGCCTGTATGTAGCTTTCTACGCCCGCGCTTACTCCGTCCTTGTTGGGGGAACCAAGTACCGGTTTTTCGTGAAGGCTTAGGCCCCGGTCTGCCAACTCTTGGCCGAAGGCTGCTACGTCGTTCTTGGTTTCGGTCAGATACTCGTTAAAGGCGTTTTCGTCGGCAAAGCCGCCAAGTTTGGCTACTCTGTCGAAATCTTTAAGAACCTTTGCTTTATAGGCTTCGGGTACGTCGGCAAGCTCTTTAACAAGCGTTTCCCGGCGGTTGGCGGTTACGGCCGCGCTTTGAAGGCTCGTTACTTCGGACTGCAAGCCCTTAGTAGCTTCCTTTACGGCGTTCGTAATCATTGCTTGCACGGTTGCAGCGTCCAAGGTTCCGGCCGGTGCGGGTGGGGTACCGCCTTCTTCCGGTTTCTTTTCTACAAAGTCGTACTTCTTACGCAGGTTGTCCTCGCGCGTTTTGTTCGCTTTGTCTATTTCCGCGTCCGCGTCTTTGCGCCAATCCGCTACAAACTTCGCTACGGCTTCGGCGGTAAGTTTACCTACGATACCGGTAGCTTCTTCCTTGGTATTAACCTGCATGGCGATAACTCGCGCAAGCTGGTTAAGCCCGTCTTTTCGCACGCCCGGAAACTGTGTTTCAAGTAGTGCTACAATTTCGTTTAGTTCCATTTTGATTTTTGTGATTTAATTAAACCTGCAACAAAGAAACGTATTATAGTAATACGAATATTTGTATAGCGTTGCAAGTTCTCTACACTCGTTTCAACAATTCAACCGTATGGGCCTATAAGGGGCTGGGGTGGTCTTTGGTTGCCTCGATAGTTGAAAAGATAATTTCACGAACAAATAGCAATGCAGTACGAAAGATAGCAAAAGAAGGCGATTTTAGGCCGTTTTATTATCCAAACAAGGAAATATACCAGCCAACCGCATAAAATCGAATGGCGGGCACGAGAAAGGGCAAAAACGGGTATTCTTGCTTCGTCGGTTATCCGGCCCTTCGTGAATAAGTAGAAATATGGGAATTTTGTTACCGCTGTGTTACTATCAACATTCTGCCGGCGGAACTACCAACATAGCGGCGGTTACTATCAACATTCCGGTAATGTTGGTAGTTAATGTTGCAAGCTGCCCGGTAATGTTGGTAGTTCGGGGCGCAAGTCGAAAGCCCGTTTTCCCTCTCTTTCCCCCTACACCCTCTTTCTCTCTATATATATCTTTATCCTTATATTTATCCACAGGGGCTAAGTAGCCCCCTGCCAAGGAGCTGGCAAGCTCCTTGTTTGTGTGTGCCTTAATAATTGATATTTAGTTATTTATAATAGTTTGATAAATGAAGGTTGCGCGGCCCAAAATAAACCCCTCGCTTGGGGCTGGTTAGGGGTTGGGCTATGGCTTACGCATGAATTTCGCATAACCGCAAATAATTGTATTATAAGATATTAAGCAATAAAGCAAACGTAACTATCTGATTCCGAAGTACAATAGCCCCAAGCCTGCCGCCGGGCTGGTGCTGGTCTGCTCCTGCGTAGGGGCTGGGTTGCCCCTGCCTTGCTCTTTGCGCGATTTTATGCCGTAAAATAGTGTTGTTTAGTGTTTTTGCAGTATATTTGCAATGTTTCCGGGGAGAAATCCGGGGACGCTTGTAAAAGCGTATAGGTATCTAAGTTTGAAAATCGCCAATTAACAAACCGTAATAGATAGACCTATTAACGCCTGCTTGCTGTATATCATTGTTCGATATATCGCTAAGCGTGGGTTATGGTTTATTTTACGGTGGGCGTTTGGCGATGCCTCAAACTTGTAAACCAAGAAAGGCCCACGCTTTTTTATTTGTGTAATGCCTGTTCGGGCCTTGGGGTAATAATAGTTTTCGATATGAAGAAAATTTACTTTTGCCTTTTGGCCTGTGTAGTGGCTTTTGCCGGTTGTTCCAAAGATGAAGACCCCGGAAGAAGTTACACAGAACAACAAGAAAAAGCCTTATCCGTATTTAATGGGACTTGGGCCGATACGCAATTTTCCAACCTTGGCGACTATCCCGGTGCCGAATTGCAACCCGACCCGGATAAAATCATATTCGGAACCCAAAACAATAAGCCCGTAGAAATCTACGAAAACGACTTTATCGAAGGCGAACGCTTGCTTTTCTCTGCCTTCGGCGAATTGGTTTACCATAGCGAGGGGTACGAAGACGTACCGTGTTTTTATTGGCTCTCTAACGCGGCCGATGAACTACGCCTATACCGGACTTCCACCAAGAAGCTATACAAGAAATTCGCGCTTTCGATAAAAAGCGATACGAAAATGAACCTTCACGACCCCGATTTATCGTTACCGTACATTTTCGTAAAGCAATAGTATGAAATGGATAAAAAAGCTATTTTGTGGCAACACCGAGGCTACTCCTTCTAATATCGAAGCCCACAAAGACGAAATAAAAGTACCTGTATCTTTTTTATCGGCTCAAAACATCGTTTACGCTGGGGAAGAAGTCGGCCTTTCTCGTTTGGCTTTCAAAGCTAAACAATTAGGGAACAAATACGTTACAATAGATAGAAATATTTATTACCAAGCACTTAATAACATTGCAAAAGGTAGACGGCTGGATTATTCAATACAAAGAAGCGCAAAGCTAAATTTGCTTGGCATTAGGTACGAAAAGGAAGGGAATATAGAAGACGCGGTAAAAGTCTACGAAGAAAATATAGCGATGCGTTCCAACGGTCGCCACGCATACGATAGGTTGAAAATTATATATCGACGACAAAAGGATAGGGAAAACGAAATCCGGGTTTTAAGAGTGGCTATTGGTGTATTCGGGGAAGATTCGGAATATAACGAACGCTTGCTTAAACTGCTATCTAAAACAAAGGAGCCTTTTTAATGCCGAGAAACGCCCCTATTTTCGTGCATCGTCTTTGTGTAGTATTAAATACCCGTCCGCCAAACAGAACGCCGTAAAATGGAAATTTGGGAAAAATAAGGAAGGAGTAGCGCGGTGCTACTCCTTCTTTTCGTCTGTATCGTCGTCTTCCGCCATTGCGTCGGTTTCTGCCTGCCAACGGTCAATAGCGGCCGCGTTCCGCTCGTAAAACTTTTGCCGCTCTGCTTCCGGGGTATTCGCCCAATCCTTTATAGCCTGTGTAAACGGGTTCTTCGGGTCAAGGGCTTTTAATTTCTCTTCGTCTGTCATAATTCCCGCATTTTAACGTAAATAGTGCCGAACAAATCCGTATCGGTGCTTACTATCTTAAACTTGGTACCGTTAGTAAATAATACTTCCTGCTGGTCTTCGGTAGCAAATTTACCGTTAAATTCCGAAATATCGGATATGTCGCGGCCGTTTTTACTCTGAATCTCAAAAAGTATCCGTACTTCCGACTTCTTCAAATCCCGATAGCTGGCAAATCGCCAAGCTACGGCCGGGGTCTTCGTCGATGAAGTGAAAATAGCGTGTTTTATTTCGGCCCTGCCAGCGTAAAGGCGTTCGTAATCCTTCCGCTTCATAATCGCGCCTCGGTAGACGGTTCCCCGATACTTCGGCAATTCTTCCAACGCCTTAGCCATAAGGGAAGCCGAAGCCTTGTTAAAGTCGGTAAGGGTGCCTTTATCCAACTGCTTATTAAGCTGCCGGTAGTTCCCGCCTTGCTGGGTGTAGTGATGAAGGGCCGCAAGTTCTGTATTCTGAATATCCGGGTAAAGCGTACTAAGCAATTGCGTTGCCCGTTCCATTGCTTCGGCTGTGCTTCTTGCTCTCGTAAACTTCCGTTCTTCGGCGGTGTAGGTGTTTACCGGCAACGTGCCTATACTTTTACGGTTATCCCGAACAAAGTACGGTAAGGTCTTCCAACCTTTCGAGCGTTCCTCGTTTTTGGCTATCCAATCGGTCAAGGCTTTCGGAACCTGCGTTACGGTGCGCTGGGGGTTCGGTTTCCAATCCTTCAACTTTCCGGCCTTACGTGCCCTTATTCGTTCCCTAAAATCGCTTTCCGAAATAAAGATAGGCACCATTTCGCAACGGCAATGCGGATGCCAACCCGTCCAAAGGAAAGTTTTAGGGTATCGACCGGCTAATACGTCGCAAATATCGTATAAGGTTCGTAATTTACCGTTAATTACTACCGTATGGTTATTGCTCAACCGAATTTCGTACCCGATAATAAGGGGGTTATTTTGGTAGCTTTCCCACTCTGCACGGCGGTAGGCGGCGTTCATTTCGGTAACGGCAAGGCGGCGGGCGTTCTTGTACGCCGACCTATATACACCTTGGCCGGGGTGGTACTGTTTCGCCGCTTGGCTTAATTCAAGTTCCCCGGTTTCCTTGTTGCGAACCCGTCTATAAAGCGCGTCGGGATTGTTCAAGTACCCGCGAAGGCTACGGCTTACTTCTTCCGGGCTTTTCCCTTCAAGTATGCCGTTTTGTATGATAATTTCAAGTTCTTGTTTCGCCTTCGCCGTCAAATTCCAAACACGGGTAGATAGGTTCATACCCTCGCGGCTGGCATTGGCGTAGGCATGGCCCGTTGCTCCTTTGGCCCGGTGTGCCTTTACTGCCTGTTCGCAAATGTCGGTAGTTTCTTTCCGCCGCGTCGAAGTCTTCCCGAATACTTCTAACACCTGTTCCTTTACCCGTGCTTCTCCTTTGTCCCAACTTCCTATAATTCCGTTCTTGGTAATAAGGGCTGTTTTGCTGCTAAGGTCTTTTAGGTACCGGTCTAACTTGCGTTCGGCGGCCGGGTTCCCTTTCCAGGTAAAAGAAGCCCCCGATTCTATCGCTTTCCTAACCTCGGTAAGTTTTAGGGCCGCGTGATAGGTATTGCCAAACAAGGCGTAAAGTTGCTTTTCTACGCTTGCTATATATTTTATAACTTCTTGCCTTTTATCCATTACGCCCTAAGTTCTTCTATTGCAATTTGGATATACTTACTTAAAATTGCGTTTAACTCGCTGCAAGGGCCGCTAATTACGTCGTACCCCTTGCTTTCAACGTATAGGGCATAATCGGCGGCGGCAACGATAACCGCTACTATGTCGTTCGGGTATTGTGCTGCCGCTTCTTCCGCCATACGCTTACCTTTTTCTACGCCTTCGCTTCCTTTCTCCCCGCCGGTAGAACCGAAACTTTCCGCTACCTTTTCGCCGTGATTGTAGATAACAAAGCCAATCGACGAACGTAATAGGTGCGTTCGGTCTTTGTAAGTGTTCAATAGTTTAGCGTTCTGCGTAACCTCTAAACAAGCCATTTGCATAGCGTCTACAACGGTGGCAGTTATGATGTCTACCGCTTCGTAAACGCCTGCAAATAGCTTATCTATGTCGAATTTTGCTACTATGTTACCCATATCTTAATTAGATACTTGGTTAGTAGTTATACGGTGGGTTCGTAAATAGACGAATAGGAAGCCGCGCTTTCTTCGGCTTCTATCTGTTCTATCTCTGCGTCCGTGTCGTTTACCCAGCCCAACTGTTGTACGGCCGTCTTCCGCGAACAAATAGCCTTCTGACCGGTGGCCGAAAGAAGAAGGTTTACGTTCGCGGCTTCGTCCTCAATCATAAACGGCACTATTTCGGGTTCGATAATAAGGCTACCGCAAGCGTCTACAAAAGCCTTATCCTTGGCGTTCATTTGTGCTAAAAACGCCTGTATTACGCTTAATCGACGCTGTAAATAATCGTCGAACACCTCGCATTTGTCCTGTACTTTTAGGTGCGCGTCCATAAATAGCAACTTCAAGGCTACACCCGAAACGGCCCCGATACCCTTTACCGAATCGAAAGCAATATCCGGCGTTTGCGTAATGGTGTAAATCATACGCAAAAGGGTTTCTATCTCTAATTTGACGCTTTCGGGGGCTTGCGCCCAGCTTAGATATTGTGCGGTCGCGCCTTCTTCGCCCTCGATAACGGCCCCGCTTTCGCCCTTCTTGGCCCAACCCAAAATAGTACCCGTAGTAAAGATTTTCGGGCTTGCGTGGTAGTCGTTGGTATCGGCGAAGTTAGAAAGCAACTTTTCCAAGCGGTCTATAAGGTTCTGCACGTCTTCCCATTCTACGGCGGGCTGGCGGCCATAGATAACCGGGATTTTGCCTATTTGGTTCTTCTTGGGGTAGCCGTCCAATAACTGCCATTGGTTGCTGGTAAGCGTCCATTTCCGTATTTCGGTATCGGTATAGGTTTCGAAATAGGTATGTTTTACCCCCGCGCTATCCTTTACGACGTATTCGCGGGAAAAAGCTACCATATCGCCCGTTTCATCGAAGTAGGGGTAAAGCCTATCGCCGAACAACGGGCTAAAAATGGCTACCCGAAGTTTGTGCGTTGAATCGAAGCCGTAGTTTTTCGTCGGTTTCTCCACCGGGTACCAAAGTTCGGCCGATTCCTTACTGCTATACATACCCCGCGCTACCTTTCGGTTAAGGGTGCGGCTTTTGTTATCGAACAAAACACGCTTTACAGCCTTCAAAACGTCGGCTTCCTTGGTGCCTTCTTCCGGTTCCGCATTAAGAATTACGGGGTTTCCAAACGTGAAGGCTACGGCCCGCTTTACTATAAGTTTCTGAATCGCCAAGGCTACGCGGGCTACCGGCTCGATACGGAAGTTTTCGGTTTCCCCGTCGCCATTGGTAACGGTCTTTATGTTCTTCTTTTCTTCGTCGTTTATATCGAAGTCGGAAAGGTCTACTTTTACCTTCTTATCCCTACGCTTTACCGGGTCGTTTACGTCGTGGCCTTGGGGGTCAAGCTGGGCGATATATTCGGCCGCGTTCGGCTCGGTCGCATTACGTCCGTTCTTCAATTCGGCAATAGCGGTACTATGGTTCTCGCTCGCCAAAAGTTCGTTAATCTGCTTGCTGTTCATTTTATTGTCTATTGATAGTTAAACATTATGCGAAATATCCGGCCGCGCTTTTCTTACCTGTAATTGGCCGTTGCTCTACGGTTCCGGTCAATGCGTCCGGCGCGTCATCGTGGGCGTTCTTGCCAACCTTCATATAGTGCGTAAGGGCTTGGTAGAAATCGGGCCACATTTGCGCCCACCCGCGCGGGAAATAGGTAAGGTTTTGCACTTCCGCGCTATGCGTAAATATGCGTACGGCTTTGTTTTGGCTTTGGTGGAACCACTTAATACGGGTTTTGTTGTTACCCATTAACCGGGCTTGTTTCTCTACATTACGCGCGAAGCCCCGGCCGCCGTTGTTGCTCTCTACTACGGCCAATTCTACCGCGTGTTTGGTTAGCATTTCGGCCGTTTTGGGTTCGGTGTACTCCATAGGTTTAGCCGTATAAAGCACGTCCAAAATAAAGTTTCCTATCTCGGTTTCAAGGTAGGTTATCGAGCAAAGGAAATCCGCGCCTTCGTCCGCCGTATCGGTATAGTTCTTAACCTTCCGTAGCTTGGTGGCCGGCAGTATGTCGTATTCCTTAAAAGGATTTTCGTACATAAGGCCCTGCAAAGGTTTGGGGTCTTGCTGGTAAAGGCTTTCGAATACGTGCGGGTTTCGGGTGCGTATGGCTTCCAACTTTTCTAAGTTGTGGCGTTCGGGCCATAGTGCCGTACCTTCTTCGCGCGGGTCGTATTCGGTAGGTGCGCCCTTCTTAATCGCTTGGTAGGTTACTACTACCCACCCGTTCGGATTGTTTACCGGGTCGTATATTCCTTGCTGCTCCAATAGGCGGCCGGCTAAGTCCTTTTCGTGCCAGCGGGTAAATACTATAAGCTGCTGGCTATTGTTGTGTAATCGGGTTTCGGCAACCGTATCGTACCAATCTTCGATAGCTTCCCGAACAACTGCCGACCACGCCGTTTTAGCGTCCTTATAAATGTCGTCCATTATCAGGGTATCTACCGGTTCGCCCGTAAGCGGGCCACCTACGCCGACGGTCTTAAAACCGCCCCGGTGTCCTACTATTTCGCACTCGTCGGCATTGCGAAGCCATGCACCGGCAACGGTCGTAATGTTCGATGAATTAAGGCGCGTTTCCGGGAATATCTCGGCATATTCCGGCGTGTCTATAATGCGCTGTATTTCGCGGTTGAACTTACGGGCTTTCGGTGCCGAATAGCTTACGACGGCTATTTTATTGTCCGGGTTCCGGCCAAGTATATAAGCCGGAAGGCGGCGCGTAGAACCTTCGCTTTTGCCGTGCTGGGGCGGCATGAATACCATTAGCTTTTTAATCTTCCCTTCCGCGAATAAGGTTAGAACGTGGTAATATCGTACATGAAATTCAGCAGGGTCGAAAGTAGGCATAGTAGCACGGGTAAACGGCAAAAGGTCGGTACGTGCTTCGCGTATCAACCTTTCCCGCAATGCGGCTATATACTCTATTTTCTCTTGGCGCGTCATTTATCTAATTTCTTTTCCAATTCGGCTATACGTGCGTCTAATTCTTCGTCGGTAAGCTGCCCGAATAAGTCCTTACCGTCCTTGCCTGTTACCTCGTTGTTCTGCCTGTTCTTCCAATTCTCCGGCTCTCCGTTGGTTAGTGTAAAGATTATCGCTGCCGTGTCCGGCTGGTAGTGTTTATCGACTATCTTTTGTTCCTTTATTCGCGGTATCTCCTTGCCGTTTATGTCGTACTTGCCGGAACCTACCGTAGTGATGTGTTTTTCCTGCACCGTGTACCCTTGTATCTTTCGTAGAAGGCTTTTTTTCGCTTCGGCTACGAAGAAGGCCATACGTTCCGCTTCGGCCTTTTTTATATTCTCCGAAAACTCCGGAAACCGGGTAATCCAATCGTAATAAGTAGAATCGGAAATTTTAACCATACGGCATACTTCCGCCACCGTATAGGTGTCGGTAGCGATAAGCGAACATATCTTTTCGGCTATCTTCTTATTGTATTTCGTCGGTCTTCCCATTACTTACTTATTGCGGTAAATCGTCCCCCGCGTGTAATTCTCCAAATTCTTCTTTAATCGCCTTCGGGTCGCCTTTGTAGAATACCAATACGTCGTCGTGAAGGCCGCTATTCGCGCGGGTCTTATTGAACTGTTCTACGGCCTTCGTTACCTGCACTTCTTCGAATTGGTCTACCGTTTCTTCTACCGAACCTTTGCAAAAGACTAATACGTTTTGGTGTAGCTTGCCAATTTTGCGGCCCGTGTTCATCTGCTTGCGAACCCGGATAGCAAGGCTTGTTACCTGGTTTACTAAAATCAAATGGTTATAGTAGCTTAGGCCGCACTCCGTAAAGGCTTCGATAGTGTGGCCTATGAAATTGCGGTAAATGCCCTTTTTATCTCGAATATCCCCAACTACGAAGACGGCAAAGCGGTTGTTCTTCAATCGGGCGCAAGCCTGCTTTATTGCGGCTTTGTAGGCTTCCAAGAACTGCGGGTAATCCATATTGGAAATATCGCGGGGGTCATTGCTATATACTTCCAAATCTGCGTACGGCGGGCAAGAAAATACCATATCGAAATCGCCGGTAACGCCGTTCTTTTGTAACACGTCTTCAAGCTGCGTACTATCGCCAACCGTCCAACGCGGCGCAATGTCGGCCGGCATGTTACCTAATACTTCCTTCGCGTTCTCGATATTGGCTACTACCTGTTTCTCCCGAAGGTCGTTACCAACGTACGGCATATTCAATTTTGCCGCTACGATACCGCGAACACTTCCACCGGCGAAGGGGTCTAAAATGCGGCCGCCCTCAATATTGAACCAACGGTAGGAAAGTTCGGTTAGAACGGGGTCGAATATTGAAGTAGTCGCCATAGCTTGTATTCCCTGCTTCTCCATTTCCGCTAACAATTCATCGGTAGACGGTTCCCGCCCCAAGGTTTCCCGAAGTGCGTTTTTGGTATCGTAAAAGGCAGGCGGTTGTGCTGATTTGGCAAATGTCAAATCTTCGTCCCTGCCTTCCTCGCTCTTTATGCCTATTTCCAACCAAGCGCGGCGGCGTTCCTGCCATTCGGCCGTACGGGTATTAAGCACGGAAAAAGGCGGCATTACGAAGTCGTCTTTAAGTCTTCTAAGCTGTTCTTCGGTATCTTCTTCCCCTTGGCCGCCTTCTCCGCCGTAGCCTTCCAATTCTACGCCCCAATCGTCGGGGGCTATATCCCACTTATCCGACGCTTGGGTAAGTGCCGCTTCGTCCCAAGCCAAGTTAGCGGCCCCGGTCGCATTGTCGGCTAAGGCAAGTTCGCGCCCTTCCCGCGTGTCTAAATCTATGTCGGTACGCTTTACCGCTACTATTTCTTCGCCGGTGGTTTCGACTATCAAAACCTTTTCTAAGCCAATTTGCCCGGCGTTTTCTACGGTCTTGTTTCCGGCTATAATACGGTTGTTCTTATCCAAAAGAATAGAACGGCCCGCCCCGAATTGGCGCAGGCTCTTTTCTATCAAACTTTGGCCGAACTGCGTACCCTTGTTAAAATTCACGTCGTCCGGTACAAGTTGGGCTATATCCGCTTCTATAATCTTCTTCGGTGTCATAGGCTCTACACGATGAAGTGGAAGACTAAGCGGGCCAATAGTACGTTAAGGACACCGGCAAGTACACCGACTACCGAAAAAATGAAATCCCAAACTTCCGGGGTTCCTTTCTTGCTGAAATTGTCGTAAAGCTCTTTCCCGGCGGCGGCCGCAATCCCGGCGCAAAGGCCATAGAATACACCGAAAAGCCCCACGAAGAAGGCGATAATAAAGCCCGCCGCTAAATGTAGCCATTTGTCCGAACTGAATAAGTAGCCCTTAAAGGTCGTAAGAGCCTGTAAAATCTTTTCTTTCATACCTGCGTACGTTTATTTGTGTGTAAATATTCGCGTTACGCAAAAATAAAAGAAGCGTATTATTATAATACGCTTCTTTATCCAAGAATAATTAAAAAGTTACCAACATAGATGGGGGATATATGCCCGTATAACCTGCTGGAAATCTTCTAAGGAACGGCAAACGATGTACTTATTACCGTGCGCTTCGGCCAACGCTTGCCACTCCTTTTGCGTGGGTGTCTGCCGGCTGCTTTTGCTGGGGGTCTTAAACTCGATACAAAGGGAATGAAACCCGCCGGAAGGGTAAAGTAGGATAAGGTCGGCAACCCCGGCCGTTACTCCTTCGCCCTTCATAATCGCGGCTTCCTTTGCGTTCCTCGCCCCGCCGTTCGGAACCGCGAAAAGAAGGCGGCCTATTTTCGGGTACTGCAACCGGAACCAAGTAACGCAGTCCTTCTGTATTTGGCTTTCTATATGTCGCATTTAACCTTTGTTTTATACCAAATCTTATGTTTTTTACACGCTATCGCATTGCGACTTTTTATTACGTTCTGTAACTTGCAATGGTCGTTATTGCTGGTTGCATCTCGTTCAAGGTATATGCAACTCCAACAATGTCTTTTTTTGCTTTGTCCCATAAATTTTATTCTTTTTCGTATAAGCGGCAAGCCGGGTTAGTTACCTTTATTCGCTTCAATCCGTTACCCGTTCTTCGGCTCTTTTGAAGGGCGCAACTTTGCACTATCTTCGTGCTATGGTCGTTCAATTCCCAACGCTGGCGGTGCTTACAAGTCCGGCAAGTCGGTAATTCCTGTTTGGCTCCGGTTTTAACGGCGGCTATAAATTTGTCGTAATCCATAGCCGAATATGCCTTTAACCAATCTTCGCGTACCAAAATATCGCGCTGGAGAACATAGGCGTAGAATACGCCATTTACCCGGCACCCGCCCGAAAAACGAGCGACCGATAAATACGGCTGCTTCGTAACGTCGGCAACTACTATAACTTTATCTGTGTCGAACATACCTATTCGTGTTTAACCGTTAATAAATACTTCTGTTCCCGTTCGGCCCGCTTAATCAATCGTTCTATATCTTGCCCTACGTCCGTACCGTTCCCGTTCTGAAATCCCACCCAATTTTTTACCTCGCAACCTCTAAGGGATTTTACTTTAAGAACCTGTATTAACGTCGAAGAAAGACCGCTTAACCTACAAGCCAATTCCTTCTTTTCGGCTTTTAGTGTCCTTATTTCTTCCTGTAAAGCCTTAGTTTCTTCGTTCTGCTTCATACTCATTATTTTGCTTTCTGTAATCAAATAACCGGGGCTTTACCCCTTCGCGGCGCATAATCGAAGCAAGGATAGTTATTTCGCCTTGCGCGTTTTGTTGCTGGCGTTCCGCATCCTTAACGACGGTTATAACCCCGTCTTTCTCCCAAAGTAGCCCCCATTTATCCGGCAAATCGACTTCGGTTATCAATCCTTCGGGACTGCAATAGTACCGAAAGGCCCCTACGCCTTCTTCCGGCTGCTGGCGGAAACTCTTTTTTGCATCGGCCAAGAAGTCGGAACGCGAAACCTTCACTTCGATAAGAACCGTAGCCCAATAGTTCCACCCGAAAACGTCCGGGATTTCTTGGCTGGCCGTTACCAATTCTACGGCAACGTATGGGCAGTAGCTGGAGCCGAATTTTGGCTTTCGTAACCATTTCCCCGCTAATCGGCATAATTCCCGGTGTCGGCTGTTATCGTGCGGCTGTTTTGGTTCCGGGAAGGTGGGGGGCAGTATCAATAGCCCCCGGTCTACGTCCTTTTCTTCCCATAGCTTCGTTTCATTATGAAGCGGCCAATAGTGCGGGCCGCAACCCAATAACCGATAGTTTTCATGTATAGCCAAATAGCCCGCCTAAGTTTTCGTAATGCGTCCTGTACGCTACTGGCAATCCAGCGATGTTTTATGCCGTTCTTTGTATCTTTAAGTAGGTCGGCGTACGCTTCGGCTCGCGTACGGAAGTATGTATTTTCGTACATTATTCGCCCCGTGTGGGTGGTATTGGGCCAACCGTATTCCTCGCATTGTTCGGCCTTTACTGCCCAATTCTCGGTAGTAAATACCGGAAGGTTACGGGCGAAGGTGTCCGGTTCATCAATCAAGGCCCGAAGTACCCCGTTTTTTTCGTCTGCCTTAATACGAGCGGCAAGCTGTCCTATTTCACTATTTTCTCCGGGCGTAACCAATGATGAATAGAAAACTTTACCGGTTTCTATATTTATGGCTATAAGCCCGTGAACAAACCCGGAACCGATACAAATACAATCCCCGCCGTATTTTTCTTCGTTATATATAGCCACGATATACCCTATATCGTAATGCTGCTTTATTGCTTTGAATCCCATAATATCTACTTTTTAGCTTCTACTTCTTGTTTCGCACGATAGTTTACTACCGTTTGGGCTACTCTGAATACAAGCCCGGTTATTGCGTCGCGCTGGGACTTCGGCAGGCCGCTTTCAAGGTTCGCAACCTTTATAAAAGTTTCCCTAATACCTTCTACCGTAAATATTCCCGCATCCTTCAATGCGTCGTACGGTGTCCGGCGATACCTGCAACCTTCTTGCGGAGCCGGTCGGTTGTTATAGGCTTCTATTTCGTAGCCTAAGAACTCGTTAAATTTGTCGTCTTTAATTATGTCCTTTACTTTCATCGTCTTTATCTTTATGTATGTTATAATCTTTATTCGCGTCGTAGCCGCACCAAGTACAATAACCGAGGGCTACATTAAGCGCATAGTTTTCGCGCTGGCATTTGGGGCATATTATAAGCCCTATACTTCCGTCGTCGTCCCTATATAGGCCATTCGGCAAATTGTCGCTTCGTGTTCCCATTAGTACCGCCTTTTTGTAAAGTGAATAATAGCGAAGTCAATCGTAACGGCAGAAGCAAGCCCGGCGAACTGCGGGTACTTCTTATCTGTTTCGGCGAAAATCGGCGCGAACCATGCCTTAAAATCGTCTACCGTAAGCCCGTCGTTTTCGGCTAAAATCTCCAGGGGGACGGGGTGGCCGTCTACCTCTGCCGTATAATCGTAATAAGTGGCAGTTGCTATCGGTTTATCCTGTTCTTCCGCATAGTGATTTATTACACGACGTTCGCGCCGTAACGCCAACCTTTGCACGCCTACAATGCCGGCCGGAATCTCGGTTATAACTTCTTGGGGGCTTCGGTATGGCTTCGCGCTCCATTGGCGGACGCTAAGAACTCCACCCGTAGCCGTTATTTTTTCGATTTTTGCCCGCCAATACCCGTAATTGCTTCGGCAGGTGTGTACCTTCCGCCCGTCGGCTACTTTGGCTATAAAGCCCGTTTCTTGCCCTTTACGGGGGTGCTTCGGGCCGAAGTATTTGCCAAGTGTTACTACTGCTTTCATACTATTGTGTTATTAAAACGTCCGACTTATTCACGGTTACGCATATTGGCTGTAATGGCTGGTTAAATGTTCGAAGGGCTACCCAAAGTTCCCCGGTTTCCGCTATCTTCTTCCGTTCTTCTTCGTCCAACTCAAAGCAAAAAACCGCCGTTCCGTCTTCTGATTTATATGCAGGAAGGGGGTAATATTCGGGTTGATTTTCTCCGTAAACTGCATTTACTTCCTTAAATTGTTTTGCTTTCATACTCAATATTTTAATTAACTTTTGTTCGGTTATAAAGTAGGTGCGTATCTATTCCGGTAGCGTTAAAGACCAAGGCCCGAACGTCTTGCCCTAATTTTTCTACGGCTTTTAAGGTGTCTTCTTGGCTAACTCCTTCGGCCTGCTGCTTCTCGAAAAACTTATCTAATAGTGCGCTCATAAATATTTTTGTAGAAGCCCGGAACCCTTCTAAGGTGTAATTCGGTTTTGCTCCGTTAAATGCTTCGTACTCCCAAAGGGTAGCTTCCATTTCTTCAAGCACGGGGCTTAATTTCTTTCCTATCATATCGATAATTGTTAAAATGGCAAATCGTCTACTTCTTCGGGTTGCTGATATGCCGGCGGCGCGTAAGTTGGTGTAGCGGCCGAAGTCGTTACGGCCTGCTGGGGGGCTTCTGTTTGGTCAGCCCGGTTTCCGCCTAAAAGCTGCAATTCTCTAACCCGGCAATTTATACCGGCTTGCAATGCTCCGCCGGCTTCATATGCCTTGGCCGAAAGTTCGCCGCGAATAAATACGCGGGTACCCTTCTTCAAATAGTTAATTACCTGGCTTTCTCCGTATTTAAGGCAACTTACCCAAGTCGTACGTTCGTGTCGTTGCCCCTGCGAATCTTTATAGCTTTCGGTATGGGCTACGCTGAAAGCTATGTACTTTTGTCCGTTAAGGTCTTTAATAATGGCGTCCGCTCCGAGGTTGCCAATTGCTTCTAATACTAACATATTGCTTTAATTATTTGGTTATTAACTCTATTCCTTTGGCTACTACTAACGGCTGTTCTTCGCTTAATTTCCCGATAAAAGCCGTTATAATTCGCCCTTGGTCGGGGTTTATGCCTAACGGCGAAAATGTCCCGTTACTGTTCTTTACTACCAGCAAAATAGCTCCTTCCGGCAACTTGCTTAAATCCTTTGTTTTCATTTTGTTTTAAGTCCTTCTATCTTATAAAAACCTTCTTCCGATGCTTCGATAAGGTTGTACCGGGTTGATTTTTTAATTTCGATACCTATACGGCGAAACAAGGGCGCAACCCGAATACACGTAACCGAACAAGCCCCATTTTTCCGTACATAAACCCGGAAAGCGTCGGGGTCTGTATTATAGGAAACTTTCAAGTGCAAAGCCCCGCGTTCATCGTGGGCCAATAGTACCCCTTTATGCTCTGAAAGGTTAAGTTCTGCAACTGCTCGGCTACTGAAAAATAAATAGCCGGTAGAAGCCAACGTAACGAACATTTTACCGGGTTTCGGTGGTTTAATAATTCGTAGTGTCATTCTATGCAACTTTTAATAGTTCGTCTACAATTTCTTCTACCAAGGCTTCGCAAAGAACACGGGCTATATTCACTTCTACCGCATTGCCGATAAACTTCTTTTGGTCGGCTTGCGTCCCTATAAGGGTGTAGTTTTCCGGGAACCCCATAATTCGCTTTAACTCGATAATTTTTAACATTCGCATTTTTATATCGACGATACCGTAAAGGGCCATAAACTCCTTTATTTTCCGCATTGGGCCGCTATCGGTTTCGTAAATCTCTATTGCCAATTGTCCGCACTCCGTAGCAATAAGGTACGGGGGCTTTTTATCCATTTTGGCGATAAGGGTAAAGCACGGCTTTTCGACGGAACCGCCGGCGTTAGAAAATTGAGGGTTCATAAGATACCATTTGCAGGCTATTACGTTTTGCTTGGGATTCGTCATTACCGCCGGGCAAGGGTTATCCAAGGATGATAATTGCCCGCCGCCGCTATAATTGTTCGCTATAAATTCCGGCTTTACCACCGAAAACCTATCTTTCGTTGTAATAGTGGGCGAAGGCATATTTACGGAATGATTATTACCGTTTCCATAGTATGCCGAAAGAAATTCGGCCCCTACTAAACTATGGTGGTCTACGGTCGTAATGGTTCCCGCTACGTTGTCTACGCTGGAAACCTTGCTTTCCGGGTGTCCGCTAAAATGCTTTGCGAGAAAATGAATGTTCGCTATCCCTAACCTGTTTTGGCAAGCTACGGTAGGGCATGGTTCATCTATCGAAGGCGGGATATGCTTCCCCGTCTTCTTATTGACTGAATTATATTTAATCAAAAACGAATCCTTCCCGCCTGCTACGAACTTTATAAGGCCCGCGTATATGCGTTCCAAGGTCTTAGGCGAAAGCGGTTTTTTACGATTAAAGATACTTTCCCCTTCATCGGCAAAGTCCAAAACTTCCTTTACGGGTTTCCACTTCGCCAAGCTGCCGAAAAGGTCGCCGCCCCCGGTCTTTGAGTGGGTAGGCTTCGGCCATACAATAGGTAGGTACGGTTTGGCAAATATCCCGAAGAAACGCTTTCGGCTGGTATATGCCCCATAATCCGCTGCATTAAGTATTCTATGGTCGAACTTGTACCCGTAGGCTTTTACGTTATCTACCCAATTGGTATAAAGCCGCCCTTTGTCCCTGCTAATCGGTTTTCCGTTTTCGTCCAAGTCGCCCCAGCTCATAAATTCTTCTACGTTCTCGATTTGGATATAATCGGGGGTAAGAGCTTCTATGTACCTAAACAAGTGTTCGGCAAGGGTACGGCTATCTGCGTCGCGGGGCTGGCCGCCTTTGGCCCGGCTGAAATTGGTACATTCAAGCGAAGCCCAAAGCACAACTTTCGCCATAGGGTACATTCGGCGCATTTCGGCGGTATGTTCTGCCAATGGGCGTAAGTCCAAGGTTCGCATATCTTCCGTATAGTGCTGCGCTTCGGGATGATTGGCCGCGTGGCTCGCTATGGCGTTCGCGTCGTGGTTTACGCAAGCTATAACCTTCGCGCATTTTCGCTCCTTATAGTTGGCCTTCTCTACGCCTGTACTTGTTCCACCCGCACCGCAAAACAAGTCTATATATAGTAATCTAATGTTGTCCATTTCGTATTATAGTCAGACGCTTTCGCGGAAAATTAGTCTTTTGATAGGTGGGCTTTGACTGCGTTTGCATAAGCCCTAAATTCGGGGGTATATCGGTAATCATCCGGGTACTTTCTGAGGTAGTAGATAATAGTAGCATGGTTCCGCTTCATCTCTTTTGCAATCCTTACCACCGTTGCCCCTTCTTCACGGCATAGCTGGGCGAAAATCATACGGGAAAAGACGTGTTTTTGCTCTCTACTTTCGCCTATAATATCGAAGAATGAAACGCCCATGCCTTCGGCTATCGCCTGCTTTATGTGCTGGAAGGCAGGTACTTCTTCGTAAATAATTGTCTTTCCCGTTAGTTCGGCTAAATTCTTTTCAAGCGTAGCCCCTTTGGAAAATCCCCAATCGGGCAACAAATAAATAGCGTCGCACCCCATAAGTAGAAGAACGTCCATAGCTACATGGGCTTCCCAAGAGGCGGTAGCCGGAATACCGTTTTTAAGCGGGTTTATCACTTCGTAACCTTGGGCTTTTAACTTGGTTTCCGTTTCGTCGAACTTTGCCGCTACTTCTTCTATTGGTAGGCCGCTAATTCGGCCTGAAATGTATATCTTTTCCATATTGGCTATTATTTTCTATAAGAGTAATTTTCAAACGCTATTCTGTCGAACATTTCCGTAAATCGGTCGGCTATCCGTTCGCCGTATTTATCTGCCAGGTCTTCCGCGCTTAGATTGCTGGTCATAATTGTAAACTTCTGCCGGTCATACCGGTAGTAAATCGTATCGACAAAAGGACTAATTTCGTTTCCCCAAACCTTCACTACGGAAGGTTCCGTACCTACGTCGTCAATCGCCAATAACTCGGCTTTCTTAATGTAGTCGAAGCGTTCCGGCTGGTTCTTGGCTATGTCTGCAAGTTCCAAAGCCGATACCGCCAAAACATTTTTACGCCGGTCTGAATATAGGCTTTCGTACAGTACCCCTATAAGGCTACCTATTGCACGAACTAAGGTTGTTTTGCCATTGCCTACTGTTCCATGAAGAAGAAGCCCCGGTTTATGGTTTCCCGTCAGCCATTTTGCCGCCTTTTCTATATGGCTTTGGGTTGCTTCGTCGTCGATGAACTGCATACGCCGCCGCATAACTTCGGCTATATAACATTCGCGCAACATTGCCGGCACGTCTTCGGTGTATTTATCGACCTTAAAGCGTATCGGTATATTTCTTTTTTGAAGTACCGCCCGGAACCGCGCCAAGTCTACCCGTTGCGGCCCCTGTTTGTTGTCCTTTTCGTCCATTTCCGCTATTCCCTTTTTCGTTACGCTCCCAAGTTCTAACCGCTGCTCTCCAATCCTTCATACAGTTGCGGCCCACCTTCCAACCGTTAGAAGTATAGTAATCTATCCACGCTTGCGGGTCTACGTCGTTGCCCCGTTCTTGGCAATACGCCGCAACTTCTTCTAAGGTAGGTTTCTGAAAGATTGTACCGCCTTTTGTTTTAGGGGCTGCCTTACCCTTGCCTTGGGGCTTGCCAGCACCTAACGTCGGCCCTTGCGGTAGCTGGGTAATACCTTCGTTCAAAACCCGCATAAGGTCGTATTTTTCAAGTTTTTGCAATACCGATTTATGCGCGTTGTTCGTAGGGTTCAAGTTCGATAACCCGCCGTACTGAAATATGATAAATTCGGGTAAAAACGCTTTGCTTCCGTTATTGAAGAAATGGATTCTTCCGGCAAAGGCTTTTTCGAAGTCCTCTAAATCGTACGTTTCGCCGCAATAAAGCCCGGCTACCTCTAAGTCTACTTCCCATATTCCGGCGTTGTCGCACTCGCAAAAAAGGTACACCCAAAGCAATTTATAAGCGGGCGGTAAGTCCCTTATAAATCGTTTCTTAAATAGGTCGGTATCTATAAATCTTTTTGCCATTTTGTTACTTTTGAAAAGCTACCCCGGCCCGGAAACCGGGGTAGCTGGGTTAATACTGCTATTGCTCGATAATCGCAATTTCGGGGCTTAGTTCCCGAATGCGGGCTACCTGCACGTCTATAATTCGGTCGCGCAGGTCTTCCAAAAGCTGGCACGCTCCGGGGCTTACAAGTTGTAGGGTTACGTCGCGGCCGTTTACCGAAGCGTAAAATTCCACTTCGATAGTTTCCGCCGGCATACCTTTGAAAATCGGAATTTGAAGGGTAAAGGCTTCCGGCAGGTTACTCATAACCACGCCGCTATAATTGTCTTTGAAGTCGCCCTTTTCGCTCTTTTGCTTCTCTACCTTGGAATTTACGGTAGCTTCGAAGTTTTTAAGTTCGGTTACGAGCTTCATATTCGCGGTTTTGTCCGGGAAAAATGCGCGGTTCATTTTGAAGAACTGCCCCAACTCGTTAGGTTCCCAACCTTTGCCGGCGTTAATCCCAAATTCGGAAAATTTGGGGTGCGTAGTCAGTTTTCCAACGATTCGCCCGCGTCTATATTCGTCGTCTTCGTTCGTGATAAGGGTAATACTTACCTGTTCACGGTCTACTAAGACGTGGCAGCGCAACGGGTTAATTTGTTCGGAATCGTACCGCCGTAATTCCAAAAATTCAACCGGCGCACCGATAACACCGGAAAGGTCGATTTTTACCGGGGGCTTGGGGGCAAGAACTGCGGGGGCCTCGCCCTCACGTACGATAATTTCCGCCTGCGTAGTTCCTTCGGGAAGGTTTACTACTACTTTTTTGTTTTCGTCCATACTTTTTTACTTGTTGATTGTGAAACTTTTACTTGGTTTGAAGTGGGCTACTTCGTGCGCCGGTACGATAATCGTAGTACCGGCGGTAATGTTACGGGCTTTCTTTTCGGCCCGTTTCTTCGGCTGGAAGGTTCCGAAGCCACGAAGGTAAACGGGTTCCTTGCGCTGTACGCATTCCTTAATTGCGTCTAATGTGGCTTCGATAATCGGCCTTACGTGGCTATCGTTTTGCCCGGTCTTACTGCCAACGACTGTAATTAAATCTTGCTTCGTCATTGCTTTGCTTTTTAGTTGTTAGTACCTGTTTTTCTTCCGATTTGGAAAAGTGTTGTTTGTAATTCTTCGCTGTACGCCGGCCGGCTCTCGATAAGGTCGCCGTTCTCGTTGTAGTAGCCGACTTCGCGGGCTTCTTGGTCGATGAACTTAAAGCACCTTTCGGTAACAAATTCGGCTTTCTTCTTCAAACCGTCCAAGGTCTTTTTTCGCTCCGTCGTAAGGGGTTCCAAACGGGCCTTAAAGTCCTTCATCGCGGCCGTCTTTTCTTCCTCGATGTCGTTAATTTCGATGTCCGTTTCCGAAAGGCTTTCTTTCATGCGGGCCAATTCTTCCGGGGTAAAAGGCTTCATATACCCCTTTTCTTCCACCGCGTCGCAGTTATCCATAAGGAAGGCTACGCGCTTCTTGCCTTGTTCAAGGTCTTTCCCTAATTCTCTTTCCATGTTGCATTATTTTTTGATTAAAAGAAAATCGTTATAAAGACCTTCGAACTGACGGCCCGCGTACGTGGCGAGTTCACGGGTTTTATAGCAAAGCCGGGAGCCGACATCCGCAAGCGTAGACGAAGCCGCGTCATTCGCAAACGCGTACGAAAAGCCGGCAGCCGCGGGATTATACACGAACCAAGGCCAATATTTGTACTCGTTGCTATTGGCCCAATCCGGCCGCCAACCTTCGTTAAGGGCTTCGGCAATGGTCTTTAACTTGCGGTAGGCTATTTCGTCCTTGGTAAAGCCTAACTTCGCTAATACGGTTTCGTTCATCGGCTCAATGCCAAGCACAGCGCAAGCGTCCGCGTAGGTCTTTACGCGCTTGGTAATGTCCTTCGGGGCAACCATTTTTACGGCCTGTAATACGGTCGTATTAACCCCTAACTTCTCGGCCAATCGTTCGGCTTCCTTGCTGGCAGCCTGTTCGTTCTCGTGTTTGTACGTCGGTGCGCCTTGGCCTTCGGCGTAAACCATAAAAAACTGCTTTTCCATTTTGTTATTTGTTAAAAAGTGAACTTTGTTTTTCTTCCCTCTTTTGCTCGTAAAGTATTCGCCTTTGTCGCGCAATACTCAACCGGACGGCCCTAATAGCGTCTTCACGCCCTTTTAGGCTTTCTTCGTACTCCAATAGTTCCGCTTCGCTTTGGGCGATAAAATACCCTTCGGAAGTGGCTATTAAGCCCGGTATAAGGTCGTTTGTCCTTATGTGGTTTATAATCTTCCTTACCCGTGCGTCGTTTAGTTTATAGGAACCTTTAAGGGTATTTACGATATGCTTGTTTGTAACGGCATTTTCGCGCCCTATTTTCGTCCTAAGCCCCCGTACGAGAAGCGGAAGAAGTACGCCCATTTCGTAATCGTTTAAGGGCTGCGTTTCTTGGTCAAATCCTTTAATCATATCAAAAGGGGGTTTTGTCGAAATTGATTATTAGCCCCGCTTCGGCTATATGTACGGTCTTACCGGTTGCGGCTCGCACTCCGGCCCGGAATTGTTCGGCGTTGCTGTTACCGTCGGAAAGGTGGATAAGAACAATATTATTTACCCCCTTTATATCGTTGGCTTGTAACGCCTGTACGCAATGGTCGTAGCTTAAATGCGATTTTAGCGTACGGTTCCGAACAACGGCGGGAATGCGCCCGGCCGCTATATTCGCGTCCAATAGGTCTAAGCGGTAATTACATTCTATCAATACGTTATTAAGTCCTGCAAACTTGCAAGGCAAGTAATAGGTATCGGTAGCGAATAGGATATTACCCGTTTCTTCGTGATTGATGAAGAACCCCAAAGGCTCGGCGGAATCGTGCTTAGTCCCGAAAGGAATAATTCGGAAACCGCCGAGGGTAAAAAGGGTTCCGGCTTTGCAAACATTCGCGCGGCGCGGGCCTTCTATTGGGGTGTTCTCAATTGTACCGGCCGAAGCGTAGACGGGTACGGTAGCTTTCAATACTTCGTTAATGTAGCCTGCGTGGTCTTTGTGTTCGTGGGTAATTAGGCAGCCTACAACCTTCGTTATATTGTAGTCTAACGCTTGCTTCACGCTGGCGAACCTTACGCCCGCTTCCAATAACAAGGCTTCGCGGTCGTTCTCCAATATGTAGCTATTTCCGTGGCTGCTACTGCCTAATACTTTTAGAACCATTGTAACTACGCTTCTACGATTTTGCGAAATGCTTTACGCTTCCTTTTTAGCGGAAGGTTCCGGCCGATGAAGTCCATAGCCGTAGCGAATTTGCCCGAAAATCGAATAAGGGCTTTGTCTTGCTGGGCTACGCTCTGTTCGTTCTCCTTCGCCATGTCCGCCGCTTTGTTAATCCGGGCGTTCATTGCGTCGATGTCCTTTGCCGTCAGAATGGCAATACCAAAAATTACTTTCATATTAGAATCCAGGTGTTTTAAGTGGCTGTTTGGTTCCGTTCGTTTCTGCTTGGCCGAAATCAAGTGTTCCGCCGGTATTGGCGTTATTCTGTATTTCGGTTTCTACCTCGTGGGTAACGTCCTTATATTCCACGTCTTCAACGGGGCCGCTTTGTTCATCAGCGTCGCCGAAGTCGCAACCGGTTATATACTCGTAAAGGGCTTTTTTGGCGCGTCGTTCGGCTTTACCCCGGATTTGGTCGGGGCTGCTGTAATCGTCCTTCTTCACGGTTGCCACTATTCCGAAGCTGTTTTTTTCTCCGTTGTACGTGTAGCTGATTTTGCAAGGCACCTCCGCAAATCCGGCGGTTTGGCCTTTGTCAAATGATACGTCGATGAAGTATTTTACGCCGAGTTTCCGAAGAAGGGCCGTATAGCCTTCCTTGGTCGGGTACATTCGTTCGGCAATAATATTAAATTGGTTGCCGGTCGGAAGAAGCCCGATACTTACCGCGTCTATAATCGCGTCCCGAACAACCGGGATAGTATAAAGCGGTTGTACCGTCCCGTTTTTACGCGGCCGCCCGTTACGGTCGGTAAGAAAGCCTACCTTCGTGTTCATAAGCGGCATAAATACACGCTCCATTACTTCGTCGGAAAGAGCTTCGCGCAAAAGGGCAATTACGTTTACGGCAGTAAATGCCGCGCCGAAGTTGTTTACAATCTGCAAGGCCGAAGCGTCCTTACAGGCAAGTTCAAATTTCCGCTTTGCTTCGTCAATTACGGTTAATCCTTTTTCTTCTGCCATAACTCATAATTTTTATAGGTTGTTATTCGTTTTCAAGAAGTCGGCTTAACTTCTTCAAGGTCGCTAATTCCATAGCTTCGGCAGCAAGCGGCGCGGTTTGTTTTTCGGTGAAGAAATTCGCCAACCCCTTTATTACTTGCCCACCGTTACCGCCTACTGCTATTACGCCCTGCACATTCTCGCTTTCGCCGTCCTTATTGTCCTTAACGTCCGTGCCGATAAGGATAAAGGCCCGGCCTTCGTTGTCTTTTACCGCCTGCGTAAGCGTTTCGGCGATTTGCTCCAACTGCTGCGCGAACTCGCGCTTTTCTTTGTTCTCGTTCATAACTTTAATTTTTATAAGTGGTTAATGGTTAATTCTCTGTCGGTGGTTACAACCAATTTTACAAGCTGGGAAGCAACCGGGAATAGTTGGTTTACGCTTTCGGCGTTGTCGATGAATACCGGTGCGCTTACCCCGTGATACAGGCAAAGCGTGTTAATGATGTCAAGCCCGGCGTTTATCTTTCCGGCAGTATTGAGGTCTGCGTACTTAACCCCGTCTACCATTGCGATACAAGTAGGGGTTTCGCCGCCATTTAGCTGGGCTTCGAACATTCGGAAGCGGACGGTTTGGAACTTACTATTTACCCGGCGTTCTACTTCGTCCATTCGGGCCTTATTAAGTTCGTCTATCGTAAATTCCTGCTTTTCTAAGTCTGCTTGCTGCTGGGCTAATTCCTTTTCCCGCGCCAATATTTCGGCCTTCTTTGCGGCGTTCTTTTCAATGGTAGCCCGAATATTTAGCTTTTGTTTTACTTCGTCCAAAAGGGCCGTAAGTTCCCGTTTCTTGGCGGTAAGCTCGGTAGTATCGGCCGCCGGTATATCCGAAATGGTAGCGGATATTTCGGCTATCCGGGCTTCTATCTCCTTCCATTCGGGTAAGTCTTCGGGGATAATGTCGGTAGATACGGTTACTTCCGGGTTGGCGGCTATTTCCGCTTCCAAGTCCTGTAACTTCTTCGCGTATTCGGCTTTCTTGGCGGCGATAACTTCCATACGTTCGGAAAGTTGGGCTTCCAATTCCTGTAACCGGGCTTTCTTTTCGGCTATTCGCTGGTTTAGCGTTTTGCCTTCTTCGGTAATCCGGGTAAGGTCGCGGGTCTTGGCTTCGTCGAATTTGGCCCGCGCCTTCTCTTTGGCAATAGCGTCCATACGCAAAACGCTTGCGTCCGAGCATAAGGTTTCGTATATCGGGCAAATAAGGCCGTCGGTACTTACTTTGTATTCTTCGGCGTTCCGCGTATTCCATTCTTCGCGCTTGGCTTCCACCTTGGCGGATAAGCCCGCTATTTCGGAAGTAAGGGTTTTAATAGTATAGCGAATATCGGAAAGGCCGTTTTCCGAAGCGGTATTATAATTTTCTGCTTCCCGCTTGGTTATTTCGTAGCTGGTCTTAACCTCGTTACGTTTGGCATTCTTCTCGTAGCCTTCCTTTTGGGCCGCCTGCCTTGCCCGAAAAATTATATCTTGCTGCTGGTTCCGAAGGTCGTTAATCGCTTTGCGTTTTCCCTGCACCCCTTCGTAGTGTTTGCGGGCCGTTTCTGCAACGTCCGTAATAGCCGTTTCCACTTCTTCCAATTCGGCGGATAAGCGTACCTTTTCGGCTTCCAAGGCTTCGTAATCCGGTGCTTCGGGCGTAACGCTGTCTATTGCGTTAATCTCGATAGGGCATTTCCCCAAACCTTCCTTAATCCGGCTTTTGCGGTAGGCTATTTCTTGCTTGAACTCCGCCAAATCTTTACCGGAAAGCAGCGAAAGGATAGCCGCAAAATCGGCGCGACCGGCGGCCACTTCTTCGTATGTTACACCCCCGGCAATGCGTAGCAATATTTCGCGCTGGGTCTTCCAATCCAACGAAGGGAAGTAAGCCGGGTTCGTAATTAACTTAAAAAGTTGTTCTTCGGTTATGGCCGTTACTTTCTCTTGGAACGCTCCCGCCTTAATTTCTACGCCATTGCAGAAGTAATGCGTAGTATTTCCTTTAAGTTCTACTTCGGCCTTGCCGCGCGGTTTTACCCAATCTTCCGTAAGGGTGCGGGTAAGGGCTACTTCTTCGCCGTTTACGTCTAAAACCGCCGTTACGGAATGTTCCAATTTAAGTATAGGGTTCCCGTCCGGGCCGACCGTCTTAACGGTAAATGCGCCTTTCCCGCTATCCGTACGGTCGTTACTGTCTTTGCCGAAAAGCACCCAAGTAAAAGCGTCGAAAACGGTGCTTTTACCCGTCGCGTTTGCGCCGGCAATGGTGGTTACTTCGCCGAATTTTACGGCCAAGTCCCTAATACCCTTAAAGTTTTTAAGGGTCAATTCTTTTAATGTTACCTTCTTGCTCATAACAAGTTATTTATTTCGGTTGTTACTTTTCTTTGCTCGCTTTGCGGCCAACTCTAAGGCTTTTTCCGCATCTACTATTATCAACCTTCCGACCTGCCTATATGCGCCGTCGATTAATCCGCTTTGCTTTATGCGGCTGGCGGTAGTCTTGGAACATTTGAATAGTTCGGCAATCCCGGCCCGGCCGTAGACGTACTTTTTATTTGGGTCTTTGGTAACGTCTACTTCTATCCGGGGGCTTTGTCCTTTCCCTATTAGTTCCAATAATTCCCCCGCCGTAAGGTCTATAAGTCTTGTATTTAAGTCTGCCATACCTAACTGTCTTGCGGGTCTTCCGGTGGTGGGACCCGTTTTATAATGCGGGCGGCATTAGCGAAGTTGGCAACCTCTAAAAACAAGAACCAAAACGGGGCTTCCGCCGTGCTTGCAAGAAGGCAAAACGATATAACGAAATACCATACTATCGCCTTCTGTTTTAGCGTCAATCCCGAAAGGGACAATTCTTTAATTAGTTGCTTCATAGCCTTTGCCTTTTATAGTTCCCAAAAATCTAATTCGTATTCCTGCCGTCTTCCGGTTCTTCGTGTCGCTGTACGTTCGGCAGCCTTGCGGCTTCTGAACAGTCGGTAGGTGTCGCCTTGGGCGTACAATTCATGCGGTAGAATAATCGCAAGGAAGAAGCAGGCTATAATTGTCCGTTTTATAGGGGATAGGTCGAAAGAAACGCCGCAATGTGTGCAGAACCACCATACGCAAAGCTCCGTAGCCTTCTGTATTCCTATCTTGCTATAAATATTTCGCGCGGTATTCTCAACCGTTCGGGGCGAAATAGAAAGCCTGTCGGCCACTTCCTTTTTTGCGGCTCCCCAAGCCAACAATTCGGCTATTTGGGTTTCTCGCTGCGTTAGTCCTGCTTCGGCTCTCATTTCTATTTTCCCCAAATGTTTGTAGTAACGCCGTACTTCCTAAATACCAATTCGACGGCGACGGCTTGGCTTGCCTTGGGTTCGATACGTCCGAACTTGTAAGCCGCGAAAGTGTTGCGGTTGTTAATCCCCAACGCCTGCCAAAGCTCCTTAGTGGCGGCCTCTACGTCAATTTGTCGAAGCTGCATAAAGCCGGCGTTAAATCCTTCTTTGTAAATTGTCGTTTCGCTCATTTCTCAATATTGTTAAGTATGTATTCAATTGCTTGTTTATGGGAAGCAAAGCTATTCCCGTCGAACTCGAAGGTTTCCGAATAGGGGCCGCCGGCAACCTTGAAGGTGCGCGTTCCCTCGTAGGTCTTCCCGTTAATCGTAAAGGTTAGTTTTGAAACTGTTACCCTTTCCGTAACCCGTCCCCAAGGCTTTTTTACCTCGGTATTGCTTAGCGAAATAGTTTCGCCTACCGCGTACGAAAATTCTATACGCCTTGCTTTGCCATTAACTATTGCTGTCTTTTTCATCTTCTATTTGAAATATAGTGTTACTTGTAATCCTCTGCGTAGGCAACATTTTACGCTGTCTTTCTTGCTGTTAAGTGCGCGGGTAATGAATTTTTCGGTAAGCTCTACACCGATTAACCCCACCAAGCCGGAAACCCCTACAAGGCGGTTTATCCTTCTGTTTTCGCTGTCTACTCCGTAAACTTTCAAAAGGAAGTTTCGGTTAATAAATGTCGTATCGTACTTCATAATTCATTGTCGCTTAAATTGCTTAGGTATTTTTTGCTATGCCGCTTATTTGCTCGGAGCGTATTATTATTATACCTTTGCAATCGTATCGGTTACACAATGCAAATATATAGCATTGCAGTACAACAAGCAAATTTTTGCTATACAAAAAGCGAAAAATATTTTTTGAAACCTTCTAAAATCGTGTTATATGGGTGTAAAAGAAAGACTTAGGGAGTATATCAAAACCCTAAATATTAGTGAACGGGAATTTTGTAGGCAAATAGGCGTTTCGTCGTCTTATGTCAATAATATACGCCAATCTATACAGCCCGATAAGATGAAGGCTATCGGCGAAAAATTCCCGGAGCTTAATCCCATGTGGTTACTTACCGGCGACGGCACAATGCGGAACGGAGATAATACAAACCGCATTTCGGGAAATAACAACACCGCCGTTGCCGGCAACGGGAACCAAGTTACAACTAACGATATTGCGGGTTTGATTGAACTGCAAAAAGGCTATCAAGAAATGATAAAAGAAAAGGATAGCCAAATAGCCCGACTTATATCTGTAATTGAAAAGCTAAGCGAAAAATAAAGCATTGCAGTACGTTTGCGCTATGTAATAGTATGGCTTTTCATAGTACGCTTATAGGAAACGGGCAGAAATGCCCCAAATTTCAACGCAAGTATATATAGCTATACTTTCTACCGCCCAACGTACAAAAGTGCCTAAAATCAAAAATTCGATAAAAATAACTGTGCATAATGGAACCGGAAACAATCGAAATAAAAGTATCCGAATACTACGACCAACCCAAATATTACGGGGACATGCCGGAAGCGGTGTTTAATGCCTTGGAAGCGGCGTTTATTTCCGGCGCGGAAACTGCCATAGTGCCAAAGACGGCGTTCGAAATGATGTTAATGAGCTTTGAAAATGGGCGTAAAGAAGCCTAAGATAATAACCCCTATCGAAGATGGCGTAAACCGCCGTTTCTTCCAAGCGATAGAAGCCCTTGTTTCATTGGGCCGTTTGTCCGCTTTGGAATCCTTTTGCAAGGAAGCCGGGTTAAGTGCTTCCCGCTATCGGGAAACCCGATTTACTTACGGAGTAACCCCAAGGCCCGGTAAAGTTTCCCGCTATAAGTCTATACAAATAGAAGCCCTTTATTATTTGGTAGCCAAGTATTCCGTTTCTTCCGATTGGTTATTAACCGGCCGGGGTAATATGTTTTCAAAATGAAGCGGACTATTAAATTTAATCTATTCCCCAAAAAGGTAGGGGGTGTATTGGTAGAGTGTCGCCCTATTCGTATGCGTGTTTGCTATGCCGGGTATCGGGTAGACTTTCGGGTAGGGTATAGTATTGAACCGGAAAAATGGAATGAAGAGGAAGGCCGCGTTATCTCCAATACAAAAAACCGGTTCCGACAAACGGCCGGCGAAATAAATAAGGCTATTACGGCTTGCGAAGAACAAATAGAAGCCATATTTACCCGGTTCGAACTGCTGGAAAAGCGGGTACCGACACCGGGCGAACTTAAAACGGCTTTCGATGAAGCTACCGGGAAGATAACCCCGGCTACCGAAGCGGAAGAAAACGGCCAGCCATTCTATAAAGCCTACGCCGAATTTACGGAAACTATGGGCCGTTTGAATGATTGGACGAAAGCGACCTATACGAAGTTTAATAGCCTGCGTAAGCACTTGGAAGCGTTTAACAAGAACCTTACATTTGACGAAATAAACGAAGTTACCCTACAAAAGTTTATTACAAGCCTTCATAAAGCCGACCTTCGTAATACTACCATATCTAAAAATATGTCCTTTCTTCGGTGGTTCCTGCGCTGGGCGCACCATAAAGGATATAACCCAAGCAACGTACACGAAACATTTAAGCCGAAGTTCAAAGGGGCCGACGGAAACGCAAAGGAAATTATATATTTGGAATGGGAAGAACTGTTTAACCTGTATTCCTTCAAATTCCCGCCGTCCCGGTCTTCGCTGGAAGCCGTGCGCGATGTGTTTTGTTTCTGCTGCTTTACCGGCCTTCGCTATTCCGACGTGGCAAAATTGCGCCGAAGCGACGTAAAGAAGGATTATATAAGCGTGGTTACTCAAAAGACCGTAGACGGCCTTATTATCGAACTGAATAAGTATAGCCGGGCCATACTGAAAAAGTACGAGAATATAGGTTTGCCGAATGATAAGGCCCTACCGGTCATAAGTAACGTAAAAATGAACGAACACCTTAAAGTAATGGGGGAAATGGCGGGTATCGACGAACCTACAAGGGTCGTATATTTCAAGGGGAATGTTCGGCACGAAGAAGTATTACCGAAATACGCCCTTCTTACCACCCATTGCGGCCGACGTACTTTTATCATAAACGCGCTTAGGCTGGGGGTTCCGGCGGAAGTAATTATGAAGTGGACGGGACACAGCGACTACAAAGCGATGAAGCCCTATATTAAAATCGTCGATAAATTGAAGGTCGCCGAAATGGATAAATTTAACAAGTTCCCGATACCCCGAAAGAAGGGGAAATAAGCCGAACCCAAAAAGGAACCCAAATACGCCTTAACTAATCGGTAACGTATGGTTCCTTATGTTACCAACAATCGGGATAAAATGCTGATATTTCGGAAACTTGGTAACGTATGGTAGTTCGTTGTTCGTATGTTCTTACAGCCGTCCTCTCCCGTAACGGCTCCGGCAATGGCGGATGCAAAACCGTAAGCGGTATTCTTCA